TAAATCATTATTTCAAAAAATTAGCTTAAAGTCAAAAATTATAAATTTATATAAACATTTATATAAAGTTATGAATAATTTACGTATTACAGAAAAGAATAAAGTTTTAAATGATATTAAATCGAAGGAAACAACCTTTAAACGTAATGAAGATACTATAAGTCGTTTAAAATCTCAAGAATACACGAAATTTAATGAAACACAAATAGATAAACTTCATAGTAAAAATTTTGATATTACAAATGATATAAAAACATTAAATGAAAGATTGAAAGATATTCAATTAGGAAATGCTGACAATGAATTGGTTGAAGCAAGCAATAAAGCAAACGATGATGTGAAAAAGAAAAATGAAATAAAAAATAAAAAAAGTCAAGAGCAGATAGAATATAATAAAAAAGGAAAAGATACATTACATCAATATTATAAAAACAATAATGAATATTCTGAAAGTAGTTTATTGAGAGAATATGATCGATGGTGTAATATCACACCACCACAATATATGCAAGATAATTTGAAAGATATGCCTGCGAATAAAGGTTATATATGGAAAGGAAAGAAATTCTATGGTGAAAAAAAAGCGGTGTCAAAAGATGAAATTATGTTTGAAAAAAAGAGAGGAGAAAATTTACATATTATCGAAACTGTTACACGTGGATATTATAGATATGAAACGATATATGAAAAGGTTGGAAATGAAAAACGTTTTGTTTCGAAAAAAGAAATTCCACGTGAAACATTTGGATTTGAAGTGGATAAAAATCATAATTTAATGGTTTTAGATAAAGATGGAAATTTAATGAAACCTAAAATGAATTCTATTTAAAAATATTTCTTTTTTCTTGACCGATATTTCTTTTTCGATGACCTTCTTGAACGTGATTTCTTTAGAGATTTCTTTCCATCACTTCTTGGTGAATAATATTCTCTTGATAATTCTCTTGATAATGATGGCGGTTCAAAATATTTTTGTGAAATATCAGATACTATTCTATCATATGCATCTTTACAATTATTTTCCATAAACCGCCCATTTCTATCAAAAAAAGATTCAAGACATAAAAAAATATTTTCTTTTTCTACATGTTCAGGTTCGCTTGCAATCCCAACTTTATAAAATGCGTGAATATTTTTTAAAATTTCTAAAGTATTATTAAAATATCTTGCGTAATGTTCTGATGGTAAATTGTGATTTAGTGCTAAATTTAATTTTTCTTTTACAATTCTATCTTGAATCGTATCATTTTTCTTTACAATTTCAATAATAAATTTTTTTATATCATGATTTCTAATATATTCATATATTTGAGAAAGAACAAAAATTATATCTTTATTATCTATATATTTGTTACATTGATAATAATCATCACACGCCCAACCTTCCAATAATGGATTATATCCTATATTTTCAACATAAGCTCGATCAAAATCATAGATATATGTATTATATTTTGATGTTATAATATACTCATCAAAATCATTTTCATTTTTACCTATTATATATTTATAAGTATTTTCCGACGGCGATGTTTCGACAAATATATTTTTACAATGTAAATCATTATGCGTAGTATGAGACAGGGACATTACATAACAAGATATAGATATTTGGAACATCAATTCCAATAAACTTTGCGTAGTCAAACTTCTATTAATTAATAAATCATATAAAAATTTTGGATTTGTAATATTTTTTGTACATATTATCCAATAATCTAATTTTTTTGCTAATTCGCAAAATGATGGTGATGGTGGTTTTCCTAATAAATTGGATGTTATAGAAGGTCTATCTGTTCCATTTTCATACATGTATGAAATATTCCGTAAAAGTTTTTTTTCATTATTTCTACCATTATAATTTAATAAATCTAACAAATTATCGTATGTGCAATATCCAGACGATAAATATTTAACAAAATTTGAACATACATTATTTTGAATCAAAGGATATATAACATCCGAATATACATCCCTTTCATATGATAAACCTTCTAATTCATTTAAATATTCGTAATCTGGATCTAATTTATATTTTGACGTATCAATAAAAATTTTAAAAAAACAATCATTGATTTTTTTGTATCTATGATATATTGGTGCATCTGGTTTAAATGTTAAAATCCAAGTATCTGTAGGAGATGCGCTATTTGATGATAAACCATTTATACGTTCAACATAATGCACGAGGTCTGTGCATAATCTAATTTCATCGAAATTTATAAATGTCATTTTATTAAATTAAAAGAATAAAATATTTCAATTAAAAGTATGACAGATTTGAGTAAATTAGGCAACCTTAACCATTTTCTTCCGCGTGATTTTAATCCAAGAATTCGCGATAATTGGATTGAAAACATCGCAAAATTGATTCCCGATGGTTCAAAAATAATTGATATTTCTGCTGGTTCAAGACCATACAAGCATTTATTTGCACATTGTAAATATTTTTCTCACGAATTTGAAGGAAATAAAGATATTTTAGATTCTTTTAGAGGTGAGAAAGATAAAAGTTTATTTGAAACGCATGATTATTATGGTGATATTTGCGGACAATTACCTATTGATGATGAAAGTTTTGATTATGTGTTTTGCACGGAAGTGATTGAACATGTAGCAGAACCGATACAAGCAATTAAAGAAATGACGAGAATCTGTAAAAAAGGTGGACAAATTATAATAACTGCACCATTTACGTCAGGATTACATCAGGAACCACATCATTATTATGCCGGATTTTCACCGCATTTTTATAATTATGTAGCGAAAAAATATGGTTTGACAGTTAAAGAAATCCAAAGTCAAGGAGATTTCTTTAAATTAATGTCTTGGTTTACAAATTTAGCAATGCAATTTCGATTGCCTCATAGTGATAATTTTATTGTTAATACAGTATCGCATTATATGCAATCATTTTATCTAACAATGAGTGAAACGTTTGGTGATGCATCTGGAAATATAGTAGAAACATCGAAACATTTTACAATAGGATATATGGTTATTTTAGAAAAATAACGGGAGTTATTATATTTTGTATGTTAACATAGAAATTCTATATAAAGAATTACCTAATCGTTCTGCTTCAGTTTTAGTACTATCAAGTTGTTGTCGTTGTTGTTCATCCAATTTGTTAGCGACAACTATTAAATTATCAATTTTAATTACATTTGCTATAGGATTTAAATATCCATTATCAATTGATAATGTACCATGAGTAAACCATTTTCGTCCCTTGTTGTCATTTGTTATTTTTGTTCCATCTCCAAGGGTAACACCAATTTTCTCATAATCAATTCGTGTAGAAATTGTTTTTGCTATTGTTCCATTTTTTTTTAATTCTACAAAATTAACTTTATTTCGTATTTTTTGAATTAATTCATTTAATGCATCTGTTTTTGGTTTATCATTTACTATTTTCTTAATATCGTTTTCTATATCTCTCGTTATATATCCGTCAAAAAATATATAAATATTTTTATTAGAAAATTGATCATATGAAACTATAGCAGTTTTCTCATTTTCGTAATTAACATTATTATTAACTTTTATTTTTATTCTATCAATTGTATAATGAGATTTTATTCTTAAAACAACATCTTTAAGTTGGTCTACTAAATTGAAAAATACATTTCCATTTTCAACAATAATAATATTTCCTGAAGAAATCAAAAAAATCTCACCATCTATATTAAATTGCATTATATTATAAATATTAAAATTTTCTGGAATTTTCTCTTTTGCTATTTTTATACCATATTGATACCAAGATCCCCAACTTTGATCTATATTTCCATCAGATGAAGTTGTAATATTAATTGTATTATAATCAAAAACTATAGATTTTAAATACAATACAATCTCAGGAATTTCAAACTTATTAATTTTTGAAAACACTATAAGATGTTCTTTAGTTAATTTTATATTAGGTTTAGGGTTATTATTAAAAGGTGCAATTACTCTTTTTGCGTTATCAATACCGACAATGTTAGAAAAGGTAATATCCGACTCATAATCATATTCATCAATTGTAGGCGTTGTTGTAGGTGTTTCAGTTGTTGTAGGTGTAGGTGTTGTTGTAGGTGTTTCAGTTGTTGTAGGTGTTCTTGTTGTGTCGGAAGACGTAGATGTTGTTGTAGGCGTTCTTGTTGTGTCGGAAGACGTAGGTGTTGTACTTGGTCTTTTTGTTGTACTGGTAGGTTTTATTGTACCAGAAGTTGTACCAGAAGTCGCACTGAAAGATATAAATTTTTTCAATCCAAATAAATCAAAAATTAATTCTTCCAAAATAAATAAGATAATAATTGCGAAAATTATAATTATCCCAATGATGATATTTTTATTTTTCATTTATTATATATTTTTATTTTTTTGATAAATAAAATTGATTTCAAAATTTTAATTTTGTATTAATTTTTTATAAAATGTCATCAGAAATCGATAATGAAATAACATGTGATTATATATGTTTTATAATTCAAATTTTTATAATTACTGTACTGATATTTTTTATTTTTTATTTATTTAGAATGATGGAAAATATGACTTTCAATATGCGATATGTTGTTTAATTTTTTTCAATGATTTTCGACGCATGCTTCGTCGACGTCGTGATTTTCGTTTTCCATCGCTTCGTTTCCTTTTTCTTGATTGTAATTTTGTTATTTTTTGTCGTCGTAATGATGTTGTATCTAATATATCATCTGATAATTTACATATATATTCTTTTATTTCTGGATATTTATAATATCTATCTGAAACACCATCTTCTATTTCTTCTGAAATATTTGATAGAACTGGTTTAAACATATTATCTTCAGGTACACTAATATATGAACGTAATTTCATTTTACTACCTCTCGAAGGATTAACTGGATTTTTATATTCATTTCCATATCGTATCATATCTAATTCAGCTTCTTGTCGTCTACGAGTTTTCTTAAAATGTTTTTCATCTGTATGTTTCAGATGTGAATATGAATATGGATTTGAACTATATTTATTACTAAAATATTCTTTAGAATATAATATACAATTATTATTACATTCTTCTAATGCTACAATAAATTCAATTTCCATACGTTTTTCATCTATTGTTCTTATATCACGTCCTGATTTTTTAAATATATCAGTTAGTAATTTTTCATTAAAAAGATTTTCATTAAATTCTATTGGATTACAAGAACTAACTATAATAATTTTTTTCTTTCCATCTTTATTTATTTTCTCTACTATTTCAGATAATAAAAAATCTTTTGATTCAAATCTTGATTTATTAACAACATCTTTAAATTTGCAATTGTCAACAGGTTCAGGGTCTAAATAAACATTTTTGTAATTTTTTCGTCTATTTTCATATAAATCTCGTATTCTTTCATATTTAGCCAGTTCATCTGGTATTTTAAAAATTCCCATAACAAATGTTGTACTAAAATTTAATGTTGTATCAATAACACATGAACCAGGTGCATAAACAATTTTGTTTTTCATAAATTGGTCATCTATTTCTTCATTTGGAGTTAATAATAAATCTTCGATATAATTATCATTTTGGCAATTTTCGATAAATTCACGTTCTAAATCATTATACAATTCTTCGGTTTCTTGAATATTTATTAAATTTACAATATATACATTTTTAGGAACTTTAAGAAATAATTTGTTATTAAGACTTCTCCATTTTAACCAACTTTCCCAGAAAGAAGGAAAATTATTTGGTGTTATTTTTCCATGTGCAGAAATAAAATATTTATCATATTTTTGTAAATCTTCTAATGAGTCTTCATAATCTAAAGGCATTTATTTTATTTTATAAAATTTTTTTTTATTTACATTTAATAAAAAATGGAACAACAAGTTTTTGAAATGATGAAAAGATATATGCGTTTCGCAAAATCTCCTAATTATGTTAACAAAAACAACGAATTCAAAAGTACATATGAACCATTATTCAAACAAATTACGAGCATTACAAATAAACCAGAAAATAAAACTATTTTTACACCTGCAAAAGTAAAAGAATTGAATGACCGTGCTGATGCTGAAACAAACGCTGAAATTGCTTCACGAAAAACTGTTTTAAGTAGCGATATGATTATTAAAAAGAAATTGCAGATTTTAATGAATAATTACTATTCTTTCATAAATCCCAAAATAGCATTGGCATATCAACAACGTAATACAAGTCTTTTATCAGAAATTGAAAATAGACCTGCCGGAATTGATATTACCGAATTAGATAAAAAGGCAATGGATCAAGCCATCATTTTAATTCTTCGTGATGGTAAACCTAATATGAGTCAGTTAAGTAGTTTAGAAATTCGTAAAACTCAATTAAATATTGAAATAAGTTCTTATAAAACTCAAATACAAACTCAAACAGAACAGAAAAAGAGGATAACTGCAAATCAAATTGGTCTTTTAAATACACAATTGGTTGGTATAACCAATCAAATTAATGCATTAAATAAGTCTCTTGATAATTATAATAAAAATATTTTACCAAAGACTCAAGCATATATTCAAAAAACTTTCTATGATAAACCAACCGATTCTACAAAACCCGATTACAGTTCATATTTTACTGAAGAAAAGAAAAATGAACTTATTAAAAGAAGTAATAACGCTACCGAAATTATCCAAATCGAATCATTTCAGGAAACAATGGCGCCTTCTAAATGGGATATCGGAGTTATGTAAAAAAATTTGTGTCGAGTTCAAATAATTAATTTAAATAAAACTTATTTAAATTAACATGTTATAAATTACATCGTAGACATATCCAATTTCTCCTCTATCAAATGTCGACAAGATTTTATTATCTTAATGAAATATGCATATGCATTTTCTGAAAATAATTGCGAAACACTACTGCAAATAGTGCGACCTGATTGAAAAACAAGGAAGGTTGTATAACGGTCTTTGTTCATTTTTTTATTACGTTCTTTCTCCGGAAGCATATTTAAATATTCGCCATACGTCAATTCAGTGTCGATATAATCATCATCATTCAAGACGGTATCACTGGGTGAGAAATTGCCGATATATTTTATTTTCTTCAAGACCAATTCTCTGATATCATTCTGTAATGGAATTTTTATGTTCACGCCCGTGTAGCCGAAACTTGTTTCGAGTAGTGAATGAAATTCTGTCTGGGTAGACATGTATTGAGAGAGCTTTTCACGGTCTATGCAAAATCCGAGACTGAAATCAACGTTCCTCATCGCAGGAATAAAAATAGCCTCGAGAGTAGTGCCTCTGTTGTAGCGGAACATTTCTCCTTCTTGGTCACATATTCGTTTCCAAATGTGTTTGACACAGCCTTCAGCGTGGTTATCGATTTTACATCCTGTGATTTGCAGGACGCCATTTTGACAAATCTTAAAATTGATAGGCTTGCCATCCAGTATCATTATCACTGTAAATGAGTTTCTAAACCATTTACTCTTCTTTTTCTTGTGAGATTTTCTTGGTTTTAAATCGACACCTTTGAACTTGTTTTCGTACTTCATCGTAACAATTGAACCATTTTCAACGTGTTTATTAGGGTCAACAAATGTTAATTTCTTTTTTCTACCGCGCTTTTTAGGAACGTAAGTGTAATCTGTCAAAGGTAAAAAATCGTACATCTTTCGTAAATCAAGCGTAAGATTAGTCATAACTATAAAAGTTTTCGTAGAAACAGGAATATCTTTTAAATCTGGATACTTAATAGGGTTTATAAACGACATTCTATTAATTTAAAGATGTCAAATTCTTTAAATCAATTTTTTTATAAAAATCTAATATGATTTGAAAAAATAAAAGAAAATAGATTTTTATCATATTGTTTTTGTGTTAAAAATTATATTTTTTGATATCAAACTTAAATATGAATTGAAATAAATCTAATATGATTTGAAAAAAGTTTTTCGATTAGATTTAATTAAACTGTATTTTGGTTTAAAATTATATTTTTTTTGATTCAACCTTAATATATGTTGAAATAAAATCTAAATCGATTATGAAAAACGAATCGATTTAGATTTAAAGAAATGATTTTATTAATAAAAAATGGAAAATCAAGATTTTGAACTTGTATTCGTCGAGGATTCAGACACTGATAATGCGTCTGAAATTATGTCTGATAAAAAAGAACTTGCTAATTATTCTTATATTAGTAATGGACTTTATTTCGAATATTTTGTTGGATACGAAATTGCTACTTTATTAGGATACAGAAATACAACTGAAGTTATCAAAAATAATGTTTCTAAATGCAATCGTTTAGAATTTAGAGATTTCCCAGGTGTCAAAGAACCCGAACTAGATCCTCGTACTATTTTAATCACACGTGATGGCGCCATCGAGATTCTTATCAAGACTCGAAAACGTATATCCCCTGATGTTTTACACATCCTCAAAAATTTTGGCATTGAAACTACTAATCGTAAATGCCTTACCAAAGAACAACAAACATTATCCGCTTTAACAAATTCTTTCAAGACTGAAAAGTTCGAAGATCAATTTAAAGTCGGAAGATATTATCTCGATTTATATTTTCCAGAATATAAAATCGTAGTAGAATGTGACGAAAATGGACATGCTGATAGAAAACCGTATAAAGAAAGAGAAAGAATGGATTTCGTTAATGAAAAATTAGGATTAACAGATGATAATTGGATTAGATATAATCCAGATGCTGATGATTTCGATATTTCTAAAGTTATTGGAAGAATATATACACGAATTAATTTATTGAAAAGCGTTCAAATCGAAACTCTTTTACAAAATCATCAAACAACATCTCTACCGGCTCCTTCAACATCTCTACCAGCACCTGAACCGGAAGAAGATTGGTCTATAAATATCGAAGTAAAAACAGGTAAGTTTATCCCACCACCTAAAGAAGACTTGATAAGAAAATTAGAAAAATATCATACGATGGCAGAATTGTCGAGAAGATACAACATATCTCCAACACCAATTGAAAAATGGTTAAAAGATTACAACATAAATATTAAAGATTATGATATAACAGTTGCTCCAGAAAAAGATGTTTTAATAGATGTCTGTTCAAAATATGAATCACGTAGCGAAACAGCAAAACATTTTGGAGTATCAGTTCATATATTCGGAAAATGGTGTGAAAAATATGAGATTGAATTTTATGATATTTGCAAGAAAGCGGTTAAAGTTAATAAAGAAGAATTATTCAAAATGAAAAATTCAGAAATGACAGAAGAAGAAATATCGCAAAAATTAAATATTCCTATTTTAAAAATTGAGAAATTAATGAAAGCAAATTCCGTAGAAATTATTCCATCTAAAGAAGAGTTGGAAGCGCTTTTACATATCAAAACAAAAGAAGATATTGCTATTCATTACAATACATGTCGAACTACATTACGAGATTGGATAAAATTACGCGGTCTTCAACATATCAGATGCAAAGTAAAAACAAATAGACCGATAACTGTCGTTGATGAAAATAACATTACTACAGTTTATAGTTCAGTAAAAGAATTATGTGAGAAACTACATATGACGCCGTCAACAATCAGAAAATTCGTAAATACAAATGAAAGATATAAAGGATTTCTTTTTACGGAAGAAGAAAAAGAAAGCGAAGATGAAGACGAAAGCGATGATGAAAAAGAACAAGAAATTCCAGAAGTTTTTGAAGAAGAAGAAATTCCAGAATTCACTATTTATTCTCATGAAAATATCAGTTATTTTAGAGGAAAAGAAGTTGCAGATTTTATTGGTGTTAAAGATTCGTCGCAATGCATCCGTCTTTTAGTTTCTGAAGAAAATAAATTACAGTTTCAAAATTTTAAAGGATTACAAAGTCCGAAATTAAAACCGAATACAATAATGATTACAAAAAATGGTATAAAAGAAATATTATCAAAATCGCGTAAAATAGACTCAAAAAAAATTGATTGTATCAATCGTTTTCTTAATTTTTCTTAATTTTAATTTTTTCTATTGTATAATAAATGAATATATATACAATAGCAGGTATAATAATTGGTCTTTTTTTATTATACATTATATTTAATTACGAAAGTGAAACTAAAAGTAAAAGTAAAAATGATACAGATGAAATTTCAGATATGATTAAATTTGTTTATTATATTAAGATAATTACACAAGAAGATAAAAATATAAATAATTTAATATCAGGTGTTCCTATTTATGTTATAAATCTAAAAAGTTCTAAAAGTCGTTATGAATTTATGAAATCTCAAGAAATTAAATACAAAATTCATTTCAATTATATTGATGCAATCGACGGTAATGAATTAACAGATATTTCAAATGGTAAAGTAAAATTTTTTGAAAATGATATTAATTACACAAATAATGATACTGCTGTTAATAAATATGAAGTAGCCTGTACTTTATCACATCTAAAAGCAATAATGACCGCTTATTATAATAATGATGAATTTGCGTTAATATGCGAAGATGATGTATTATTTGATTTATTTGCAATAAATAATATTAGTTTATCAGAAATTATCAATCATGCTCCTAAAGATTGGGAATATATATCATTATATTCTTCAAATTGTAAAAATCTTAATCATATTAAATTGTATGAATATAAAAGTTATATTAAAGATAAATGTTGGGGTATGGTATGTTATTTAATAAATCGTCGAGGTATGAAAACGATTATTGATAAAATTTATAATACTGATGAAAATATTTTGACATTAGATAAAAATTTAAGTTCAAAAAGAAAAACAATAGTATCAGATGGATTGATTACTAGTTTGTTAAATTCTTATTATACAAAACAATTATTTATAACATACAATAATAATTCTGAAATGGAAAGTCAAATACATACACACCATACTAAATGGCATATTAAATATAGTCTTTCAAATATTGAAAGATATTATAATAATTTTAATTTTGAAAATAGAGAAATACCAAAATTATTACATCTTATATGGATAGGAAATATTCCTCAACCAGAAAATATAAAAAGCTGGACGGTTGATTTTGCATCTTCTTATCCAGATTGGACTGTAAAAGTATGGAATGATAATGATATTGAAGAATTAAATCTTGTAAATAAAAAATATTATGATACTATAAACGAATTATGCGGAAAAGCTGATATAGCAAGATATGAAATATTATACAGATATGGAGGTATGTATATAGATGCTGATACTGTATGGTTAGGAAATCCTCTTAATGATAATTTATTTAAAGGATTACTTAATATGTCGTATGAAAAAAAATCATTAATAATGAATACTTGGTTTTCTTGTGTAAAAAATCATCCATTTTTTCATTTTGTAATTGATGCTGTAAAATATAGAGATTTATCTTTATCTCCTTGGCTATGCACAGGACCTACGTTAATAACAGAAGAATATAATAAATTATTATTTCATAAAGTGAATTTAAATTTACTCGATATTAATTTTGTTGATATTCAAGATGTTTTATGTCCATCTAATTGGCATGGAATTACCAAAAATAATTATGATATTTTGTTAGATAATTGTAAAAAATCGAAATCATTTGCTTTTCATTATGGATTATCAACAAATAAAAAAGAAAATGAAAATATTATTTAAAAACAAAAATAAAAATATAAAAAAATGACATCACTCACATCCACTTTTAATTTTAAACCATTTTTCTCACGAATGACAGTAGATATGAAAGAAACTGACAATGAAATTGTAATAAATGCTGAAATTCCAAATATTGATAAATCTAATTTGGATGTAGAAATTAATAATAACATGCTGACTATTTCAGCAGAACGTAAAGAAGAAACGTCAAATTCAACGACAAAATCACATATTTCTGAAATATCTTATGGAAAGATATTGCGTTCTATTATTTTACCAACGAAAGTAGATAAAGATAAAATTAAAGCACAATATGTAAATGGAATGTTAACAATCGTTTTACCAAAAGTAATTTAAAGTATTTTATAATAAAATATATTATAAAATGTTATCAATTTTTTCGAAAAATGGTAAAAATTATGTTAAGATATCTCGTAAAAGTTGGAAATCATATCTTGATATAAAATCACCGCATAGATATTATGATTACAACGCGTTGGAATGTTCAAAGAATGTTTGGTGTGCTACTTGTAATAGCGGTCTTGGTTCATGGTCAGAGACTTGCGTGAATAAAATTACAAATTTCAATTTACAAAAATATCAAAATATTTTATCTAAAAGAGATGAAAAAGATGAAAAAGATTATCATTTTTATGAAATAGAAATTCATGAAAATGAACCAAAATGGTATTAAAAAATTAAAAGTTTTTTTTATTATTATAATAATAAAAATGAGTTGTTCTGATTACAAAAATTTAAAAGAAGCGTATTTGGATAACACAAATATGATTGTTGAAAGATATACAACAACACAACCTCCTACGACTACAACTATACCAGTATTTAATTTTAGTGGTTTCGGTGGTTTAGGTTCGCTTAATTTAGCTGGTACAAATATGTTTGATTTCTCAAGTCTTGGAGACCCGTCATTATTATATGAACCCCAAGAACTTGTAAAATATAGAAAAAGAGAAAAAGGATATGCATTAAAAGCAGTATATTTAGTATCAAATACTCCGGTTAATTATAAGAAAGTTATCGATAAAGATTGTGGAACTAGAAATAAAAATAGAATATATAGAACTGACGCAGAAATTATCATAGAACAACCAAAAGATAGCGCATTTAGAGGATTTATTATAAATCAAGATAGGCTTACTAATATAGATATGAGAGTATTTAGTGGTGATAATAATGTTAATTCTTGTCATGAATATCCAATTTATGATATTCAAGGTGAATTTTATAAACCTAAAAATCCTAATGATGTTACACGAGAAATAACAAATATATATAATAAATTTAATATTTACCCAGATATAATTGTAGACCTCAAAGCAGTAAATGCAAGTGTCAAAATATCTAAAAAAGAACCTATTATAAATGAAAATATTATCTATAGAAAAATACCATCTGAATTATATTCATTTAGAGTAGGTGATAATTGGTAACCAGTATCATTTTTTTTTCATCAAATCATTAATATAGCATCCGCGAGCTAAATGTGTCAACTCATTTATATTATCAATTTCTTCAGAAGGTATAGTTTCAACTAAATTACATTCTTTTTTCACATTATCAACAAATAATACTTTTGTTTTTTCATTATATACATATTCATCTGGTAAATTTGTAGAAATTATACCATATATTTCTTCGACTGAAGAAACAGACATTTGTTCATATTCTTCTTGTTTTTCTTTCATACGATGATTCATTATTTTATACAAATATCCTTCCATACATCTTGCGAATACTAATAAAGAACATAATAATTTTTCATAATGAACATTTTTCGGAATACAAAATTTACTAACTTTTTCAATTGATTCATATATTCCACGACGGAATATTTGAATTGCTTCAATCCGTGTTTCTTTTCTGAAATACTTCGACCGAACATTACGTGCTAAATCAACAACCGCCTTTAATATGTATATATTAAAAAATGGGTCAGAAATTTCTCTCTCAATTTTTATCCATTCTTTGATAAATGTTTTATATGATTCATCAAATTGGTCAGTATTTTGATTTTCTAATGGAATAATTATCAAAGACTGAATCAAATCAATGCAATAATAATCATATTCTTTAAACAAATCAGATATTTTATTATGTTTAGATAACATTTCAAGTATATAATCTGTAGCACCTTGATTATCTTCAACATCATCCCATCCACTTTCCCAATCGATATTTAAAGGACTAAAAATACTTCGTACGATTTTACGGAATTTCTTTGATTTAGAAGAACGACGTTTTTGTTTGATTTCATCAGAAACAGTTACAAGAAAAAGTTTAGGGTCTGCAACCCAGTCAAAACGGTCAGACATAAATCCAACATCAGTATGTGCTAAACTTGGCCAAAGCGGACCGTCTTCCATATCAGATATATAAGAAAATCCAAAATCAATGATGACGGGATAATATCCAAGCGTAGGAACACAAAATTGATTTTCATCGTCTAATTTGTAAAGAAGGACTAAATCTTTGTCACATTTTTTAATCATAACGTTAAATGAATGGAGGTCATAATGAGAAAAACGTTTTTCTTTTTGTGCGATGGCGATGGCAAGGAGGACTTGTTTTACGATAGAATATAAAACATTTTCGTCAACATTTTTGTTTCTAATGTAATTATAAAATTTTGAACTTTTATCGATGAATTCGCATAATAAAATATCTTTCTCGATTGGATATTTATTTCGAATGATAAACGGATTATCATCTTCTTTTTTATATTTTGCATCGACTTGGCATTTTACTAAACCGATACCTTTACAAAAATGCGGACAATATGAACTAATTTCTTTTAGACCTTGCATAACGATTAATTCATGGTAAACAAGATAATTAATATATTGTGAAATTTTAAAAATGTATTGGGTTTTTTCATTATTTTTTTCATTAGTTTTAATATCGAATAATCCGACGATTCCTTGCTTACCCGGCTTATCTAAAAGATTGCTAAATGATAACCATTCATCGATAGGTTTGTCTTTATTATTATCGTAATATTTTACAAGATCATTATATTTTGAATATTTGTTTAAAGATAACACTTCCATTTTACTATTATTTTTAAATACTTTAAGTAATAATTTTAATTTAAAGATAAAAAATATAAATTTATAATACAATGGTAAAGAAAACTGGCGGTGGAAATAAACACAAGAAAAAGAAGAATAATCCGTCTACAACGGAAATCGAACGTGAATTGGTTTTCAAAGTAGAGAGTCAAGAGTATGGCCAAGTATCGAGATTATTAGGGAATTGTCGTTTAGAAATTCAATGTTTTGATGGTAAAACGCGTTTAGGAAATATAAGAGGTAGTATGAGAAAGAAAGTTTGGATAAAAGTAAATGATGTGGTATTGGTTTCTTTACGGGATTTTGAAGATGGAAAATGTGATATAATTCATAAATATGAATCGAAAGAAGTGAATCGTTTGAAAATGTTGGATGAAATACCTAAAACTGTTAAAACGATAGATGATTTAGAAGATAAAGAAGAAGATATAGGAATAGATTTCGTCGAAAGCGATGATGAAAAAGAAAAAGTTGAAATAAATTTTGATGATATATAAAAAAGATTATAAAAAGATATAAAAAAGTACAAAAACTTAATAAAAATTTGTATTTTTTATTAAAAAAATAAAAAATCTTTTTTTTCTCTTGACTATGAATAAAATGACATATACAAATGAAAATGGTTTTGTAAACGGAGTATCTTGCTCTTACGTTAAATTAGGTCGATACAATAAATGCTCTAATGCTGAAGTAGCAAAGGCTCCCAGCCTTTCAAACACTGATTATGTATACAGTGGTAATATTCCATCTGCTTCTCAAGCTGCCGCTGCTAGAGCTGCTGGACAAACTGCCCCTGTTAACCCTACTATGGTTGGGTCTGACGGACAACCTGTAGCTCAAATCCCAACTAATTTCAGCAACCCAACAGCTGGAGTCCAAGAAGGATATTATTACGCTGATGCTGTAGACCCTGCTTACGTACCTCATTACAATGTACCCAATTATGCCCCCATCAATACAAATTCCCTCGTATATGGGGGCAATTCAGCCTGTGCGGGTTACCCCAATATTATGGCGGCGTACGGAAATGAATCCGGAAATTGTCAAACAAATTATATCAATAATTAACAGAAAAAATTATAGTTAACAAAATTTAAAAAAAGAAAAAATTGAATTTTTTAAAAAACGACTTTTTAAAAAAATAGAATTTTAGAAAAAGATGACTGAAAATAAAAATCGCACTGATTTCATTATTGCTTCAGATATAGCAAAGAAAGATAATTTTGAATTAGTATGGGATATTGAGGAATATAATGATAAATTCGTATCAGTAAAAATACCAATACCAGTAATATGTAGTAAATGTAAAACTAATGCATTTAAATCTTTATTTAACATGAAACGTGGTTCAAAATGTAAAATTTGCGGTGAACCTAAAAAAACAAAATTATTGAAATATAAAAAAGTAAATGAAGAATTTACTAAAAATGGAATGAAATTAATTTGGACTGAAAAAGAATTTAATGAAAAATTTACAGGGTGCATGCAAAAAATCCCAGTAATATGTGTTTGCAACGGAATAAAAGAATTATATTATTCAAATGTTAGAAAAGGTAGAAAATGTCAAGATTGTGCAAATAATCGAAAAAAAACATATGAAGAAGTTTTAAAAATAATTAATGATAATGGAATGAAATTATTATATACTAAAGAAGAATTTAATGAAATCTATAAATCAATGAATGCACCAATCAAAGTTTTATGTAAATGTAATAGAGACTATATAGTTAGAGTTAATGATATAAAATTCGGTTATTCATGTAAAGAATGCGGAAAAGATAAATCTAAAAATACGATGTTAAATAAACACGGATGTGAATACGCTTTACAATCTGAAGAAATAAAAAATAAAGTTAAAGCCACTAATTTAGAAAGATATGGTGTTGAATATATTTCACAATCTGAAGAAATAAAAGATAAAATTAAAGCCACTAATTTAGAAAGATATGGCGTTGAAAATGTTTTACAATCTGAAGAAATAAAAGATAAAATTAAAGCCACTAATTTAGAAAGATATGGCGTTGAATATATTTCACAATCTGAAGAAATAAAAGATAAAATTAAAGCCACTAATTTAGAAAGATATGGCGTTGAAAATGTTTTTCAATCTGAAGAAATAAAAAATAAAATTAAAGCCACTAATTTAGAAAGATATGGTGTTGAAAATGTTTTTCAATCTGAAGAAATAAAAGATAAAATTAAAGATACTAATTTAGAAATTTATGGATGTGAAAATGTTGTTCGGTCAAACGTAATACTTGAAAAAATTAAAGAAACCAATTTAAAAAAATTTGGTGTTGAATATCCATTTCAATCGAACGTGATACAACAAAAAGTAAAAACTTCTGTTATGAATAAATACGGAGTAGAATTTATAATACAAGTTCCAGAAGTCAAAGAAAAAGTTAAAAAAACTAATTTAAAAAAATTTGGGGTTGAATATCCTGCTCAAAATGAAGAAATTAGAAAAAAGATGCAACAAACAAATATTGAAAGACATGGAGTTCCTTTTGCATTACAAAATGAAGAAATTTTCAAAAAATCTGTTTCAAAAATGAAGTCTTTTAAATTATATAAATTTCCATCTGGTAATACAATAGAAATACAAGGTTATGAACATTTTGCATTAGATGAATTATTAAAAAATGGTATATTAGAAGAGGATATAATTACTGGGTCAGAAAATGTTCCAGAAATTTGGTATATTGATTCTGATTATAAAAAACATAGACATTATGTAGATATATACATAATTTCTCAAAATAAATGTATTGAAGTAAAATCTGAATGGACATTAAAATTACAAGAACATATTATGGTATATAAACAAATTGGTGCTGAAATTCAAGGTTATAATTATGAAATATGGATTTATGACCATAAAGGAAAGAAGATTGAAAACGCAATAATTTTATAATTTTATATTTTTTATTTTCTTTTTAATAAAAAATGAATAAAAATATCGAAACACCTGATGTAAATAATCCTCCACCACCTCGTGTTGTAGGTACCCCTATGCCAGAAAGTAAACCGGCTGCTAATTATGTTGTATCAACCTATGGTGGTATGCAACAAATCGATGCAAGTGCAATGAGACAAAATTATATTGCGAGATTAACAAATGTTTTTAACGATAAAAGTAATGAAAAAGGCATAAGTTCAGGAGGAGGAAACTATGTTAATTGTTTATATGATACTATTAATACAACAGCTAAAGACCCTTATGCTTGCGGTGGTCCTAAAAAATACAGAGACGCGTACGGAGATAGTGCCAAAGGATGTGTTGTTAATTTTGATGAATATTAAAAAAATACCACTAAAAAAATTGAATTTTATAAATACATTTTTATAAAAAAATCATACAACACATATCAACAATGTCTGCAGAACTTACTAACGCCGATAACACCTCAACTGAAATGGAATATGACATTGTCGACGACAATTCTGTTTCTGTTGATTCTTCATCAGATGAAGAAGATGAAACCATTGATATTAATGAAAATACAGTTTTGGTGAAACCTGATTTGCTTGGTGTCAAGCGGTCAAAAATAATTAACAAGGCTATTAATGATTACGTCGTTCAATTTTTGTCGACTTTCATTATCAATAGTTCTACTGATAATAATTCCATTATTGCTGAATGGAATACTAAAGATAATCAGCATCAATTGAATGGATACATTCACCAAAATAAAATTAAAATGAAGAAAAAAGTTGATTTGAATGAACCGAAAAAATGGGATAATGAATTTACATATTTTTCACGTGAAATGCGTCAAAAAATTAAAACAGAAAACCCAGATGCTGACGCTGAAATTATCCCAACAATTGCAAAAGAATGGCAAGAAATTAAGAAAGACCCTTTAAAATTACAAGTTTATATCGATATGGCGGTAGCGGATAAGAAACGATATGATGATGAATTGAATCGTCATAAAATGATTAAACAGCGCGAAGAGAATAAAGCAAAACTTGAAAAGCGATTAAAAAAAATGAAAGAAAGAAACGATAAGAAAATAGCAAAGGCACAAGGGCGTCCTAAATCAGCTTATTATTTCTTCATTCAAGATGAGAAACCGAAAGTTATCGCAGAAAATACTGGTTTTGACAAGAAACAAGTACATAATGAACTACAGAAAAGATGGAAAGAGTTAAAAACAACTGATGAAAATCTATTTAATTCTTATAAGAAAATTGCTGATGAAAAAGCGAAAGAAATGCCACCTCCTCCACCACCGGTTGAAAAGAAACAGAAGAAATACGAGACACCGAGAGATAAAAAGATTAATGAAGCAAAAGTATCGAAATATGATAAAAATAAGGAAAGAAATAAATTACGTGAAGAAGAAAAGAAAAAGAAAACATCACCATCACTTAAGTTAAATTATAATGCACCAAATTATTATCCTGTCACAAATACGTATAAAGATCCATGGGCTGGACGTTGGCATTGTGGAGATTGTAGTGGGTTTCATATAACTGATAAAACAAAAGGATGTTCTTTAAAATATACAACATAAACATAAATATATAACATATTTTTTCTTAACCTAAAAACAGGTTAAGAAATGAATTTTACATAAAACAATTTTTATTCTGGTATTATGTATGTTGATCTTCTTGATGAAGATGACGATCTTTTTCTTCTTCTTGAGGATGATGAGGGTTTTTTTGATGATGAACTTAAAACAGTAATTTTTCCAGATTTATCTCGTTTGAGACGAATAGGTTTACGAAACTTTGGAGATGTATTTTTTTTCCAATTATAGCCATCATGTAAATAGGACTTTTTTAATTTTTCCTCGAGAATTCTTTTAGTAACTTTTTTCATACTTTTCAATTTATTTAATTCTTTTCTACGGCTACTACTTGATTTTCTGACTTTTTTATTTGCAGATTTACCTAATCTATACCATGTTGATTTTTTATTAGGTGTTTTACGTGTTACAGTTCGTACCATTTTTATTAATAATAAATATTTTTATTTTTTAATTTAAAAGAAAATTTTGATTTTGTTCAATTGTATTTCTTATTTTTTTTGAACTTTCGGTCCACATATTTATTCGTTTAACGTTTTTCAAGATGATAAGATTTTTATCGCGTTTATCATCATTTTCCATCGTATCGGATAAAAAAAGAATACAAAATTTTTTGAGTGGATATTTTTGTTTTATAATATCAATAAATTCGTATATATATTCAATTTCTGATTTTTTATCTTCGCCATATTTTATTCTATTTTCTTGATTTTCTTCATACCTAATAAAAAGAAGCGTTTCTTTATCTTCTTGTAAAATATTAATTAAACGTTCTTTTCTTCTTTCATATTTTTCGCTAACTTTATTAAAATCTTCAATTTTTATATTTTCTTTAAGTTCAGAATTACAATTTTGGTTGAAATCATGTTTAAAACGAAGATAATATTTTTTATGTGTTATAATATATTTATCAAATCCTGAATATAATATTTTTTTCTTTTCTAACTCATCTATTCCGTTATCAAATAAACCGCTAAAATCGTCTTTAAATAGGTCATTTATAGCCCACATAGAAGAACCGATATAATCAAAAAATTGTGTTTCTGATTTATGTTTTATAGAATCTAAAAACAGTTTAACATAACATTTGCAACCTAATGATATTATTTTATCAAAAGAAAGAATAAAATCCATATTTATTAAAAAGAAAAAATTAAATTATAAAAAAATTTAGACTTGAAATACGAGGAAATATATAAATTTAAATTATAAATTAAAATATTTTATATAATAAAAAAATGTCGTTAAAAAATTTGATTAGGTCATTGAAGAGATTACGTAAGAAAAAATCAAAGAAGGGAAAGAGAAGTCATAAACGAAGTCATAAGAGACGTAGTAGTCCTAGAATAAGTGATGGTGTTATTAATGTCGATACAAATTATATACCATTTGCGTATGGATGCAGAGTTCCAAAAAGTTTCACATAAGTTTTTTTAACTTTAAAAAAAAGTATTGTTATATAATAAAACCAATCATATGGCAGAAAAGATATTTGTTTCTATAGCATCGTATAGAGACGACGTTTGTCCCGATACATTATTATCATTATATAACACAGCAGATAAACCACAAAATGTTTTTGTAGGAATTTGTCAACAAAATAAAAAGAATTCAGAAGATAAAGATTGTTTGAACGCAGTAATTGATAAAATAATTGATTACAAAGATAATGTTCGAATTATAAGAATAGAACATGACAAAGCGAAAGGTCCGACATATGCGCGATATTTATGTTCTACATTACATAAAGACGAAGAGTATTATTTACAGATTGATAGTCATTCTAAATTTGTTAAAGGTTGGGATATCAAATGTATAAATATGATAAAAGAAATTAAAGCAAAGAATTTATCGCAGAAGCCGGTATTAAGTCATTATCCAAAAGAGATAACTGAATATAAAGATTATAAAGAAGAAAGAGATAAAACGATAATTCCGAGAATATGTAAACCTTTTTTTAATACGCGTGATATGATATCATTTATGGGAAGTGAAATCATAGATACAAAAGGAGAATATTATGAAACTCCGTTTGTAGCTGGAGGTATGATGTTTTGTGAATCATATTTTCTAAATGAGTTGCCATATGATCCGAATTTACCTTATATTTTTGTTGGAGAGGAAATATTACATAGTATAAGGTATTATACAAATGGATGGGATATATTTACACCAAAAGAGAATATAGTATTTCATGAATATACACGTTCTGATAAGCCGAAGATATGGACAGATAATCCATATTATTCTGATATGGATGCATTTGACAAGATTCGTTATATAATAGGTTTGGACGAAAATGATAGTAAATTAAAACCGGAGATGAAAGTTGATATAGATAAATATGGGTTAGGTAAAGCGCGAACATTACAACAATATTATGAATTAACGGGTATTGATATAAAAAATAGAATTGTGAAAAAGAATTTTTGCAGAGAAGGAAATAAAGCATCAGAAGAAGATATAAAAAGGTCAAATGAAAAGAATTGGGATAAAAAAGATGACGACGTAAAAAAAACAAAAGATAAAGACACTATTATGATGAAAATTAAAGATTATTATGATTATATTTCAACGCATAAATATTACAAATATATTTTGATGTTATTAATTATTATATCTATATGTTTTGCGATAGTAATAGGATATAGATTAGGATGTAAAATCTGCGGAAAGAATTACTTATAACTTGATTTTCCTATATTCATAAAAATAAGTCCAGAGATAATTAGAAAGAATCCTATCCATTGAGTTGGTTCAGAGAAAACTTCGCCTAACAGTATATAGGCTAATAATGATTCTAAAATAACACTCATAGCGTCCCATTGTATATTCATTTGTAAAACATTAGAATATTTAAGAATATGGATTAATATAAACACTAAAAAGATATATGAAAATATACCAAGTAAAAGATAAAAATGCGAATTTAAACGTGCATATAATTTAAAACTTGCATCACCGATATATTCGATAATTGAAGCACCCGTAATTTCACCAAAAAATTGTAAATTTGAGATGGTAGCCATTTATTTTATAAAATTTTAATTAAAAATTTTAATTAAAATTTAATATTTATGTATAAATTCTGTTTCCATCAACGTCGGTATTCCACAAATCACAAATTCTATTTATTCTTTCGTTAATAGCGTTAATTTGTTGTTGTAAATTTTCTATTTTAGATTCATCTACTGTTCCTTGCGGACCTTGTTCTCCTTGATCACCCTTATCACCCTTCAATCCTTGTGGACCTTGCGAACCTTGTGGACCTTGCGGACCTTGCGGACCTTGCGGACCTTGCGGACCTTGCGGACCTTGTTCTCCTTGCGGGCCTTGCGAACCTTGTGGACCTTGCGAACCTTTTTGTATAAACGTTTTAAGTTCTTCAATTTCACTTTCGATAATTCTAATTATATTATCAAATCGCGTGGTATCATTTTTTATTCTAAATGCCATTTTATAATAAAATACAATTTTCTTTAAATAGTTTAAAAAAATCTAATTGAAATATATTTTTTTTCGTCTTAAATAAATATGGTAAATAAAATTTTATTTATTATCAAAAAAAGAGTAGATACTGATGCATCTGGTCAGAAAAAATTAATTCAAACTGGATTGTATAATTCGTCAAATTATCTTAATATAATTTTAAATACCATGGGAATAGAGTCATATGTTGATTACGCAATAGATAATAATTGTATTGATAGAATCGTCACAAAACATAGACCAACACACGTAATTATTGAAGCATTATGGGTTGTTCCGCCAAAATTTAATATTTTATGTCAATTACATCCGAAAATCAAGTGGATAATTCGATTTCATAGTGATATGCCATTTATTGCATGTGAAGGTATTGCAATGTCTTGGATTTCTAAATATTCAATGTTCAAAAATTTATATATTGGATGCAACGCTCCGCGTTTTTTTAGAGAAGTAAAAGTTTTTCTGAAAGCAAAAAATTTATCAGATAATGAAATTAATGAAAAAGTTATTTATCTTCCAAATTATTATCCGGTTGATACTTTTAAAACAAAACCAAAAGAAGAAAAAGATGAAATTAATATTTGTTGTTTTGGTGCATTAAGACCATTAAAAAACCAATTAATTCAGGCTATATCGGCTATTGAATTTGCAAATAAAATCAATAAAAAATTAAGATATCATATTAATGCTACTCGTGTAGAAACTAATGGTCTACCTGTCTATAATAATATTAAAGGATTGTTCACTGAATTATCAAGTGATAATTTTGAATTAGTTGAACATAGTTGGTATGATAAAGAAGAATTTTTATCTGTATGTAGTCAAATGGATATCGGTTTACAAGTTAGTTTTTCTGAAACTTTTAACATTGTAGGTTGTGATATGTTAAGTCAAGGTGTACCTATTGTTTGTAGTTATGATATTCCGTGGAGTACAAATACAAAATATAATGCAAGTCCTACAGATAGTGTAGATATTACAAATAAATTATTATTGACATATGAAAATATTGAAGATAATGTAAAATTAAATACTGAATCACTTTCGGAATATGTTGAAAAAACAAAACAAATTTGGTATGATTATTTTAGAACTTAAAATTTTTTCTTTTTTTTACGATATAGACAACAATAAGTATAATCAAAAGTAAAATAAATAATAAGAATGTTAAATACGTAGCAACTTGTCTTGTATAATATTTCCAATACCATTGCTGACGTAATTCACTTGATAACACATAATCATCTTTTCGTCTTTCTGGGTTAATCACGTATTTATTCAGTGGTTGTGGTTCATCATTATAAGGGACGTATTCCAATCTTTTTACACCTCCTTCTGAAGACAAAATAGAATATCCAATCTTTTCCGCAAATTCTCGATCTTCTTCTTCACTAGTACCCGACGCAAAATTAAAATAAGTTCCAATATTTAAAATATTCTGCGTGATGCTATAACTATTCAGAAATACTGACAATTGATTTGTAGAATTATCCCCCAAGATTGATACCAATTCCGGATCATACTCTTTACCTTTCTCAAAACAGTCAAATACCTGTAAAAGTCTTCGATTTTTCGATAAATCGCTAAAAACTCCTCTATGAAATATAGTAGCATAAAAAACAAGAACATTTCCTGATTTGATATGAACAGTTTTGCGATTATTCGTTAGTAAGTCATAGGCTTTTTTATACGAGAGATTTTTAGATTTATGACTACCCTCGATAATTTCCATATCCGCATCATCAAGATATGTTAGACATGTCATAATTGGTTTCCAATCTTTCAAACATTGGACATCGCGATGGAAGCCACTTGCGTCAACAAAATTGTTATTATTACTCAATCTATATTTATGAAAGTCTATAGAAATCTCTAATTTATCACTTATTTTTTTAATCATATACTTTGTGAAATCCATAATGTCTATATTTACATTTTCTTTAGAAATAGCATTTTTTGTGATTTCGATTTTATCTGCATCTAAAATATTTTCAAATAGCAAATAGCCTTTTTCGTCAAGATTTTGTTTCCAGTTTTGCATTTACGTTTTAGTTTTATTAATAATAAAGAAAAAAAGTTAAGATTATAAATTTTCTTTCCAAATTTTAATTGTATCATCAACATACCCGCATAATGATTTTTGGTTATCAATGACATTTCTTTCCAAATTATCATATGTTAAAAGCAATTTATCAATTATTTCTTCAATATCTTGTGAAGAAGCAGTATAACGTTTATTCATCCACGGTATTTCAGATGAACCAATTACTGGAACACCATTAGATAAAATATCGGCACTAACGATATTAAATGTTTCGGTAAAACTAACTTGCATACCAATATCAATTTCTGAACAGATTTTTAAAAAGTCATCGCGAGATGCCCATGGATGACAAACTAAAGAATATTGATTTTTATCTAAATTAGCAAATAATTGTACCAAGTTTTCATAAACATTTCCACCATTCAATTCATTACGTCCAGAATTGATATGAAAACGTAATTTTTTATTTTTTCTCTTACAAAATTCAATTGATGCTAATGCCTGTGTCATATTATTTTTAAATGGTCTAATTGCACCAAAACAAGCTATATTTATTGTATCTTCGGAAATAAGTCCTTTGGGTTTTTGCATATCATTTACAGGATAATAATTCGGAAGATATACTAAACGCGATGACATATCTTTAACAACTGGTGTGGTGTCATCTGTTAATGTTTCAAGTGTATTAGATAAATATATGGATAATTCATTTAATAATCGTGGGTCATTTACCGCAATGAATGTATTATTTATTCTGCAATATTCTGCAATCCATTTCATACTTTGAGAACTTTCTATAGATAAAAATGGAATGGCGCTGTGTAATCTAATAAACCATTTAATATTTGGATACATTGATTGTAATAATTTAATCTTTGAAGGAATAACCCAAAGTGCTTCAACGATAACGTGCGTCGGTTTAAATTTATAAATAAAACCGTTAATACAATTATTATCTATACAAATAGAAAGTTGAGATTGATAACCTTGGTCTAATAACATATTGTGAACATAAGAAATAGAGTTATAAAGTCCACATTGTTGACTTATTTCTAAATGTTTCGCAGGGTCAAAATCTTCACGACGTTTTAAAACAAATAATGTTTTTATCATATTTTTTTTATCAAAATCAATATATTTTTAAATAAATTTAAAGAAATTATTTAGAAATAAAAATGTTCAAAGCGTTAAAAAAAGCGTCATCAATACCGGTAGAAAATACTACACGTGTAAAGGTATCATATAATAACGAAAGATGTTATAAATGTGATAGTAATCAAAATTTGGTTCCGATTACAAATGATAGTAATGCAGTTGCATATTGTAAAACTTGTAATATTCAAATTGTATTATATGAATATATCGACGAAGAAATGTATAAAGTTAAAACAGAAGAAAATATAATGTCGTCGAGAATGTATAATCCGTCTGCGATAAAACGTGAATCAATAAATTATAAACGAATATAATTTTTTCTACAATTTTCAAATTGTTTAAAAATATCTCGGCAATTGTTATTTTCATATTTAATGCAGTTATCATAATCTTTTAATATATTTTGGCATTCAGTATCATTGTATAATTTTGTAATTGCATGATGAAATAATTTATTTGTTGTATTATTTGACAATGAAAAACCAAATCCTATCCAAAATCCGTTATGTTAGTACCAGTAAACATACTACGTTTACATGACTTTTAACCCATGTATAACTCCATGGGGTATAGAAAACACTATACTAATTGTTTTATTAGAATATTTCTTGCTCCATTTACATCTCTATCTATGTTTAAGAAACACACATTACAGTTAAATATTTCATTTCTACCGACATCTACTATAGTACCACATCTACCACATGTTTTAGATGTATATTCTTCTGTACAAACATTTACTATACATCCTTTTTTCAATTTACTTTTTGATATTAATCTTTCTTTGAATGTAAAATGTCTTAAACCCATTAGATTTCTTCTAAACTTTTTTGCTTTATTTATTTTCAGTATTTCTTGGCTTTCGAATTCTGGAATAAATATAGTTTTAAAAGTATTTGTTAGATAAGATATTGTTTGATAATGTATTTCATCTATTAGATTTTTTAATCTAAAATGTATTTTATTTATACTTTTATTATAATGACTTTGCTTTATAATATTTTTACTTCTTAAAGATTGTAATTTATCTAGTTTCATTTGTAGTTTCTCTACTTTTTCTTTTCTTAAATTAATTTTTATAACTGTTTCTTCACTATAAATAGTATGAAATTTCCTTGTTCCTGGGTCTAAAGAACATATTTCTTTTTCTGCTATATTTTTGTTTAATTGTACTTTAAATGGAATATATAAAAACCATTTTCCATTATCATTTTTTAACCTACAATCATGATTAAATTCTATATTCTCTAAAGATTTATCTTTTGATACTTTAATTTTTTCTTTTGTATATGTTTTATATATGAAAATATCATTATCTTTTTTTTTTAAAGCAGATGATGGTATAACAATACTACTTTCTTTTTTCTTTTTCCTATATTGTAAATTAAAATGTTGAATATTATTATTTTTTAAATTAGACATTGCTGTTTTAAATGCTTTAACCATATCATTTATAGCACCTGCTCTTATATCTTTTGGTGTATCTAATTCCCATTCATTTATATTAGGATTATTTTTTGCTGTAACATATTTATTTCTAAGTTCATAAAAATTAATTTTTTCACCTTGTTTAGTAGCATGTAAGGCGCGATTATAAACATATCTGCTTGTACCAATCCAGTTATTAAACATTTTCTTTTGGTTCACAGTCGGATAAATTCTTATTTTTCGACACCGCATATCTTCGTTTTCCCATTTGCCTACATGAGTAGACATGTATGATGTCATCTGTGAGTTCTTGATCTTGGGATTTATTACTTTCTCTATCGAGAACAACGAGTTTAACATCATTGATTTCAAGGATCCACTGTATGAGTTCAAATCCGAATCTACATAGTCTGTCTCTGTGGGCAACCACAATTTCAGAGATACATCCTTGCATTGATTGTTCCAAAATGGTTTTAAGACCTTTTCTTTTCCAGTTAATACCAGAACCGATATCTTCAACCACGTCGTGATCAGGATATTCGTGTCTGAAAAAATCTGTTTGTCTGTTAAGGTCATCTTTTTGTTTGATAGAACTAACTCTACAATAGACAATTTTCTTTTTTTCTTTAATATCAATATTGCGACCAAGAATGTTTTGAATATCTTTAAAACAGTAAAGGCGTACTCCGGATGGAGATTTAATAGTATTGATTTTACCCGTTTTAGACCAGTTAACAAGTGTTTTAGTGGTAACTCCAAGTATTTTCCTTGTTTCTTTGGTTGAAACAAATCTTTCATTATTCATTATCTGAAATTTAAAATTAATAAAAATTTAAATTTCAATTTTTTTATTTACAATATTTTCTATTAAATAAAAATTAAAAAAACAATTATAAAGAAAAAGTAGTATGTTTTACAATAAAAGGTTTAACAGTTAAATCCTTTTTTGATATTATCAAGAAAAGACATTATATATTTCTTTAAAATATTTTCTTTAAATTATTTTTCTTTTAATAAAAATTATGTTCAAACTATTTTTATTAAATTTGGTGTTACAAACAATTACCGCTTGTTATACATCACAAGACGTTTTTGATAAAGGTTTTACATCTTATAAGAATAAAGTTTATGATATTACAAATTATGTTCATCCAGGTGGTAAAAAAACACTTTTACAATGCAAAGGAAAACCATTAGAAGATTTTTTTGATTCTGGTAATTATAATTTTCATATTACATCAAGTTATGATAAAACTTTCAATGATCTCAAAAGTATATATATTGGGGATTTATGTTCAACGACATCTCCTCCAACATCTCCTCCAACATCATCTCCAACAACATTTCCTACAACATTTCCTACAACATTTCCTACAACATTTCCTACAACATTTCCTACAACATTTCCTACAACATTTCCTACAACATTTCCTACAACATTTCCTACAACGCTTTGTTATACATCACAAGACGTTTTTGATAAAGGTTTTGTTTCATATAAAAATAAAGTTTATGATATTACAAATTATGTGCATCCAGGTGGTAAAAAAACACTTTTACAATGCAAAGGAAGACCATTAGAAGAGTTTTTTGACTATGGTGAATACAATTTTCATATTACAACAAGTTTTGATGCAACTTTTAATGATTTATCCAAAATATATATAGGTAATTTATGTCCAAATTCAATATTGCCACCGTTTCGATTACCCGCTGAAAATATCGATTCTACATTATTATATTTATCCATTACAGCATCCGTTTTTATTATAATTCTTTGTTTTGTATATTTCAATTATCATTTCAAATGTTTTAGAGATAATGTAAATTTCGGAATTTTAGGTTTTGTTTCTAAAGATGTGATATTTTTCTATACAATTTATACATTATGGTGGATTACATTATTAGGTCTATCATTTTTAGATGAAGATGAAATATTATCAAGATTGGGAATATGGATTTGTTTAAATATCGCTTTTACATTATTACCGGTTACGCGAAATAGTTTATGGATAACGTTATTAAAAGTGTCATATAGTAAATTAATTACAATTCATAAATATATTGCTTGTTTGTCATTAATATCCGTTTTAACAAAAACAATCGCAATTTTTTCGATATATGATTATACATTATTCTATAAAAATGTGAGCACGATTTCAGCAACTGTTTCATCTTTGTCGATTTTATTAACATCTATTTTATCAATTAAACCGATAAGAACAAACATTTTCGAACTATTTTATTATTCTCATAAAATTTTATGTATTCTAACAATTATTTCAATGTCTTTTCATTATATTGTATGTTTATATTATGTTCTTCCGTCAATGGTTTTATATATCATAGATATAATTTTACGAGCAGTTAATACAAAAAAAGTGATATATGCAAAAATCCAAAATCATAGTTTGTCTGATAATTCGACGTCATATATATTTGTTACTCTTTGTTTAGTAGAACCAATTAAAATTGAACCAGGGTGTTATTTCTTCATGTGTTGTGATAATGTTTCTAAATTACAATGGCATCCTTTGAGTTTAGTTTATGAGACAAATGGTAATCTTATTTTTTGTGTTAAAAATATGGGAAAAAATTCATGGAGTAATAATTTGATTGCATTAGAGAATAATGATAATTTGTATAATACGACAAATGTGTTTTTACAAGGACCGTATTCACATATTAAATTAAATTATGATTATTCTTATATATTAAATATAGCAAATGGTATAGGGATAACACCATTTATCTCAATAATAAACGATATTGAAGAAAAGAAGAGACATGTAATTAAAAAAGTTTTATTGATATGGATAATTCCTGATGTGAGTTTTTTTATTCCTTTTAAAGAAATATTTGAAACAATGATTAATATGTATTTTGTTGAAGTGCGAATATATTTGACAAAAAATGGAGATAATGAAAACGGTTTTACTTTTATCAATGAAAAACCAAAAATATATAATGTCATAGAAAATTTTATCCAAGAAAATAAAATAAAAGATAAAGAATTAGGAGTTATTTCATGTGGTTCGCCAAGTTTGATAAGCGATGTCTATAAAGCATCAGTAGATTTCAAATTTGATTTGTATAATGAAACATTTAATTAAAAAAATATTTATTTCAAATAAATGGACGAAACTCAACAAAATTTATTTAATCAAATTAATGCAAAGTTTGAAAATAAATTAAATTATGTTGAAAATATATCATCGGGAATATCAAATTTTGTTATAAAAGTAAAAAAAGATGATGTTATTTATGCATTGCGAATACCGATACCGACGACAAAAAAAGAAGATAAAGAAAATATAATCAAATCTTATAAAAATATATCAATATTATATAATAAATTAAAAAATGTTTTTCCTAAAATAGAAAAAATTGAAGCTAATGTTGAACCGTTTTACATATTATATGAATATTTTAGTGATAATGTTTTTGAATATATTGCAAAAAAATGCGAAAATGAAAGATGTCATAGAGAAGCTTTCTACAATATCGTAGGTAAAATAAATGGTCGCTTTTGCAAAAAACATAAAGAAGAAGATATGATTGATTTAACCGATACAATTTTTAAAAATATAATTGACCAATGTATAGATATTATAAATTTAGTTTATGATAAAAAAATTCGATGTTTTGATATAAAACCAAATAATTTTGTATTGAAATTTGATAATGATAATAAACCTATAGTAAAAATGATTGATATTGACGATTGTTTTACGTTTGATGATAAAATTACAGATGAATATAAAAATTTATTATTATTAATGTCGTTTTATCAATTTTATATAGTTTTTAAAAATAATATGATAAATTGTGAAGAAAAAAATAAATTATTAACGTATATAATTACAAAAATTAAAGAAAATACTGCATTTTTTAATTCAACAAATAAAAATAATTATGAAACCATATTTAATAAAATTAAGAATGATAAGGAGAATGATTACTATAATCATTACCATAATCTAAATTATTATGTAAATGATACTGATACCACTCAATCGGTTAGTTTTGATTTACATATATGGAAAAATTTAGGACATGATTCAGAAAAAATAATTGAAAAAATAATTGAGAATGCAAAACAAAATGTAATAAATGTAAAAAAAGAAAAAGATGGAAAAAGAAAATCTACAAGAAGACAAAGGTCTAAAAGAAAATCTACAAAAAGACAAAGGTCAAAAAGAAAATCTACAAAAAAACAAAGGTCAAAAAGAAAATCTAAAAAAATTTAATTGTCTTTAAATAAAAAATGCCACCACGTTCAAGATCTCCAAGAAGAGTTCCATCCGGATATGAAATAAATCCTGCAACTGGAAGAAAAAGAAAAATTTGTCCACAAGGTAAAATTAGGTCTCCAAAAGGTTATTGTGTTAATGCAAAGAAAAAAAGCCCAAAAAGAAGATCTATTCCAGAGGGTTATGAAATAAATCCTGCTACTGGAAGACGAAGAAAAATTTGTCCACAAGGTAAAATTAGATCTGCAAAAGGTAATTGTGTTAACGCAAATCCAAGAAGACGACGAAGAAGAATAAGAAGTCCAGTTCAAGCTCCAGCTCCTGTAGTTGTTCCATCACCTGTTCAAGTTCCTGTAGAAAATCCAAAAATTTTAAATATTGATGGTCCAGTAACTTCAGTATCATTTTCTGATGATAATCACATCGCTGTAGGATATAATAACAGTATAAAAATTTTGGATGCAAACGGTTCAGAAATTAAAAATTTAAATGATAATAAAAAAATTATAACAGCTGTGTTTTCTCCTGATGGTCAATTTATCGCATCAGCAAATGGTGACGAAAATTTTAAATTATGGAATATTAATAGTGGTAATTTTAAAACTCAAATTACAGGAGATAGTGATAATATAAATGTAAATTCATTATCATTTTCTACCGATGGTAAATTTATTGTATCATGTTCTGAAAATGGTGGTTCAATAAATTTATGGAATGTTGAAAATGTTTTGAATCCTTCATTAAAAAATCCATATTCTAAAAAACTTATTCGTTCGATGAAAAATATCGGTGAAACTGAAGTAACATCAATTGTAATTTCTCCAGACAATAAATATATTGCAGCCGCTGTAACTGATAACGGTTTATGCTATGAAACTTCGGTTATGGTATGGAGTGTAGATAGTGGTAGAATACATTATGAATTAGAAAATATTATTGGAGAAAGATGTGAAACGGTTGCATTTTCTCCAGACGGTAAATACATTGCAGCTGGAACTTCATCTGGACGCGAAGGAGAAGAAATAATTATATGGAATATGGAAGATGGTGATGTATTTAAAATACTGAAAACAAATATTCGTGATGTTGATAATACAGTAGAATCAATATCATTTTCTCCAGATAGTAAATATATCGTTACAGGTAGTTCTGACAAAACTGTAAAATTATGGGATATAAATAAAGGAAATGTTATTCGCACGCTTGAAGGACATAGAAATAGCGTTAATTCTTTATCTTTTTCTGCAGATGGTCGATTTATTGTATCAGGAAGTAGAGACAAAACTGTAAGAATCTGGGATATTACAAAATCTTTTGATGGAAAAAGAAAAAGAAAATCTAAAAGAAGATTTTTCTAATAAAATTGAATTTAAAAAAATAAATTATAATTATAAAACAAATGTTCAAGCTATCAAGTTTTATAATTTTATTTTTAACGACAAACACATACGCAAAGTGTTTTACAGAAACTGATATAACAAATAGTAGTAAATTATTTTCTTATAAAGGAAAAGTATATGATATTACTGGATATTCACATCCTGGTGGTTCATCAACTTTGAAAAAGACAATTGGAAAACCATTAGAAGATTATGTTAATGAAAATGATTATAGTTTTCATTTAACTTCAAATTCATTTAAAAAAGATTTGGTTGATATGTATATTGGCGATAATTGTACGACAACCGAACCGACACCGACGACAACTTCAACTTCCGATTCCACAATAACTTCCACAATAACTGAAACAACCGAACCGACGACAACTGAAATAACTGAACAGACAACTTCAACTTCCGTTTCCACAACAACCGCACAAAATTTTACAACAACTGCGCCGATAACAACAATGACACTACTTCCCAATGAAACATATAATTGTATTCCATTTGATTATAACCCAATAATATTATCTGATGTGATATTTGATTATAATCCTATTAATGGAGAAATTGTTCCCGAAGGTGGAATTAAGTTAAAATTAACACAACTTGAAGGCGGTTCAAGTATATTGACAAAAGAATTATTTCATTATGGTCAAATTGACGCAAATTTAAAAATTTCAAAAGGAATCAATGTTATTTCGTCATTTTATATTGAATCAGAAGATAAAAATCAAATTATGTTTAACATGGTAAATAATAAAAATAATATTATCATAGAAACTAATTTTTTCTACAAAGGAAATGGTGCCGTCAGTAATGCGAGATATTATTATCCAAATGAAATTTTATCTGAAACGTACAATAAGTATTCGATATTATGGTTACCTGATTATTATGAATGGAGATTTAATAATTTATTGATAAGAAGATTGCATAAAAACCAAACTGCTAATTTTCCGGATTCTCCAAGTATCGTAAAATTTAGTATATCAAAAGAAAGTTCAGATTGGACACAAGTACCATATGAATACGTAATAGAGTCTGTTAGACTTCAATGTCCTATCACTTTTATTTTAAATGATAAAATAACTTACAAAGAAAAAGTACAAAATGAAAGTAGTAAAAATGTTTTATCTATATTTATGTTAGTAATTACGATTTTTGTGTGTTCAATGATTTTATAATTTTATGATTTTTTTTGTAAAAAAATTAATTTTTACAAAAGAAGATTTAATTTAAACTTTTTTTCTTTTTAGAACTTGAACTTTTTTTCCTTCGTGAACGTATTGTTTGAAAAATGGATGCAGAACGTGTAATATGTTTTTTTTTATTTTCGTTTAATATTTTATTTTTTAAAGCATCTATAGAATTCGGAAATATAAATTCTAATAATTCTTTGATTTCTTCCGTAAATTTAGAACAATATGAATTACGAACACCCGATGTCTCTAACAATCTGTAAAATTTTTCTAATTTTTTATTTATTTGACTTGAAGATATAAAAAATTTTTGATTTGCGGTTAATTCATTTTTTTCTTTCAAATGTTTATAAATTCGTAATAAAAACAATATCCTCGCACAATGATTATAAATTTTGTATAAAAATTGTACAGTCTGTTCTCTAAATCGATTTATAAAAGCATCATATTGTGCGTCTAACAAATATTCCAAATGCTGAACATAAACATTATCAATTTTTTGATATTTTTTCTCATTCTGTTTTATATCATAATCTCTATTTATAATTGAATTAACATCTTGAGAATTCAAAATTAAAATAAATTCAATAAAATGTTGTGATTCATTATTAACTTTTGTTGAAACTTGTATTTTTATCGCGTTATCATCAAACAAATAACTTCGCGTTATTAAAATCGGACCAACAGCCTCTGCTAAATTAGCTTGAGCTGTTTCATGAACGTCTTTTAAATCAGGTAAAGAACATACATATTCATCAAAATATGAAACATTTTTCTCAATTATCTTGACAACTTCATCAAAAAGCCAATGAGTATAATGTTCTGTTAAATTTGATACTTTATTTTTATATGAAATTAACATATCATATTCTTTATATTTTAATTCTGAATTTAAATCTAAATTATCTTTTTCAAATAAAAAAGGAAATTGAATACGAATATCTATATCAGCAGATGGATCAACTATATCATGAATTTTTACTACATTTCTATATTTTTTTCCATATAGTTCACAAGATGCACCACCAAGAATATAATAAGGAAAACTGGATAATCGCGAAACAACATTTAAATTAAATATTTCTTCTTCTTCGGTATCATCATTAATTATAGAAAATTGTGTTTCATCTTCAAATACATATTTTTTCCATGGGATTTTAGAAATCGATTTTATTAGTAAATTACTAATTGGATATATTTCTTCTATAAAATTGAATCTTGCGATGTCATCTGTATATCGAAAACTTAAATCGGAACCTGAATCAAATTTCTTGTGCATATTTTATTTATGAAAAGAAAAAAATTTTGACTCAAAACGAGATTTGACTGCGTGTGTGTGGAACCATGTAAAAAAATTGAATTTTTATTTTAGGTCTCTTAAAAAAATTCACCTTATATATCTGAAATGTTATCTAATATTGAACGTTATGAGCATATTATCAATTTACTTATTAAAGAAAATAAGGAATTGAAGAAAGAAAATGCTGAACTAAAACAAAAAATTTCTAAAAAAGTAGAGGATGACCCAGAAATTGAAATTCCATTTCTCGATGTCGTTGATGAATACGATGCAGAAACGGTAATATTAGAAGAAGTAAATGATGATGTCGATGACGATGCAGAAACTGAACCATTTGAATACGAAGCACAAGTACCAACGGAAACTGAAGTGGAAACTGAAGTGGAAACTGAAGTACCAACGGAAACTGAAGTCGAAACTGAAGTACCAACGGAAACTGAAGTCGAAACTGAAGTACCAACGGAAACTGAAGTCGAAACTGAAGTACCAACGGAAACTGAAGTCGAAACGGAAAACAAAAAAGCACCTAAAGTAAAACGTGATAGGTCGTTTGATGGATATGTGAAGAAATATATTCCCGATGGACAGGAATTGATTATGCAATATAAGAAAAATGAAATCAAATGCACAGTTGATTATGGATTGGGAAAATTTATAAACGAAGATGGTGAACCATGCAAGTCTTTAAATATGGTTTTTCAAAATAAATGTAAAAAACTTGGTATAAAAGCAGATAAAGATTGCTGGAAAAGTTTTAAGATGAATGGTAAAAGTATAGATAATCTTTATGAATAAATAATCTTTATGAATAATTTAAACACAAACGAATAAACCGTCTCACATGGTTCCGCCCCTGTAAAAAAATTGAATTTTTTATTTAGGTAAGTAAATAAAAATCACAAACCCGACATACAATGCAAGTCAACAATATTACCATCAATGAAACTGGATTTTTTGTAAACAGTTCTTTCAATGGAATTATTCGCGATGATTGGTGGGGTGATATGGAAGAAGTCATAAATTTAACTGTTGAAAATTATGAAAGAGTTGATTTTCTATTGGAAATGAAAATGAATTATTCACATAGTGAATTTCTTGACGAATTACAAGAAGAATTTAATTATCGTATAAGTAATCGTGATTATCCACCTGGAATATATTATTATTAATTTTTTATTATTTTATTATTTATTATTTTGAGACAGTCTCATACGATGAAAAAAATTGAATTTTTTATTTACGTTTGTAAATAAATCATATAATGACCGAAAATACTTCTAAAATGAATGATATAGATTATGAAAATATTATGTTTGATTTGAAAGAGATGCATGATGTTTATACTGGGTTTGATATGAATTGGTGTTACAGAAACTATACGTTAAATGAGCAAATAGAGAATTATTCTAAGAGTGTAGCATTTTGGATGGAACAATATGAAGAAGTCCAGAAATATGAAAAAAACGGCGATGAGAAGTTGTTGTTCAAATATAATTGGGTCAATTCAATGTATGATGCTATAAGAAATGAGGTGTTTGAACGATTTGAATATGATATCAATACTAGAAGGAAAATAGTAAGTTTTGCGAAGGATTATAAAAAAGTGAGAAAAGAGATGAAGTCTCTGTTCGGGTTTTGAATATTTAAAGATGAGATTTTACTTTGTGTGAATTACTGAAAAAAATTGAATTTTTTATTTACAAACGTAAATAAAAATCACCTACCATAACAGAACATGCTGTTGTCATTTAAGAAAGAGGTATCCGAAACTGGTAATGTATTATACAAAATACCTAATCCTAATGCCAAATATGAATTTTTTTCTACAAAATACATATCATTGAGCTTGTGTTCTGTTTGTGGAAATTATCGTCATGCACAAAAAAGTATGTCAAAGAGAATATTTTGCACGTGTTTAGATGACCTTGGTAATGATGTTTATAGTGTTATTTGCCAGTTTAATCATCGTGACAAATTTTCTAAAGTATTAGATGAATTAATATTTAAGATGTATGAAAATGATGAAGTTGAAGAAGAGACTTATCATTATGGTCTTTCACTTGAACCATCTCGTTATTGGCATTCAAATGAATGTAGTCCTTGTTCGAGAACTTGTGAGTTATGCTGGCGTTATTGGTGCGGGTCATGTCAGGGTGGGTTAGGTAGTATGATGGGTGGATGTACTTATAAAAAGTGCAGAGTTGGTAGACGTAATTGTGGATTAACGCATTAAATATAATTAAATTGAATTTTTTATTTTATTTTTCTAAAAAAAATCACAATATGAGCGATTTTATGAGCGACGATTTTAATAGATGCTGTGAAATAGCAATGATGGTGAGAAAATATTGCTATGATAATATTACAGGTGTTGAATTTCCATATAATTCGTATAGGTGGTTTAATTTTAAAATTGTTTTACCATCTAATAGAAAAGTTCATTCAATATCTGTTTCTATTCCGTTTGATGCGAATAGGGATATCCATCTAAATAAAGATGATATTATTGATTTAAACGCCATAAATTGGATAGTTTATGAAACGGCTCTTTATGACTATAATGGTAAGATAATTTATGACGATGAATTTTATGGAGATGACGGTATTAACCGATTTTATTCTATTAATGAACTTATCGACGAAATTAAAAATATAATTGAACGTGTAAAAGAACAGTGATATTTCGACTCTAAACGAGAATTTACTCTCTGTATCCTATCCAGTTAAAAAAATTGAATTTTTTATTTTACTTTTCTAAAAAAAATCACCAATTATACAATAATGTCTTCTGTTGCGAATACGCTTGATTTTGCTACACTTGAAGCTATTGGTGTAATTAGACGTGAATTGAATTATTCATATCCTTACAAGGCTGGTTCTGCAACGATTAACTGCGCTGGATTTGATAAAAAAATAATGATTGGTATAATAAAATATTTTATGGAATGCCATTGTTCCATAACTATTAATTATGAAAAAAAACAAGTTAAAATTTCAGGATATTTGTGTTAAATTAAGTAAATTAAGTAAATTAAGTAAATTAAATTAAGTAAAGTAAATTAAGTAAATTAAATTAAATAAAGTAAATTAAGTTTGACTTGAAACGAGAATCGACTTCCTATGCACACACACCATTTTTCTGAAAAAAATCGAAATAAAAAAAAATTGAATTTTTTATTTTACTTTTCTAAAAAAAATTACTTGATACATATACCATTAAAATGGTGAGTGCTAAGAAAATTCTTGAAAATGGTGCTATTAACTTTTTTAGTAGAAAGGAGGAATTTAAAAGTTTGAGTAACTTTTGGATGGGTGATGTAGTAGTTGATGGTGTAGTTTATGAGAGTGGAGAAAATTGTTTTCATGGAGAAAAATATAGAAGAATAGGTGAGAGGTGTGTTGATGAGGTTAGAAAGAAAAAATTATTAGATTATAGTAAAAATTTTATGAAACCGTCTTTGTATAAAAATTGTAATGAAGTAAAAAAAATGGGTGGTAAAAAGGGTCTTTTGTTGAGTAGTGATGAATTGAGTGAATGGAGTGTTATTGGGATAGAAGTGCAAAGAAAAATTTGTAAGTGGAAATTTGATAATTATGAAGAAGTTAGAAATGATTTAAAGAAAAGTGGCGGGAAAATTTTAATTCATCCTGCTTTGAGATGTAGTGAAGAAAAAGTAAAAAGTAGATTATGGGAAGGAAAGGGAATTGTGTGTGATGGTAAAATAGAAGTTATTGGTGGAAATATGTTAGGAAATTTATGGATGGAATTAAGAAAAGAAAATGAATTATGAATTAATTATATTTTATTTTTTTTAATATATTTTTATGTATTAGTATTTTTATATATTTTTTAAGTATTAGTAAATAAATTGATTTTTATTTTAGGTATGGAATAAAAATTTAATTATAATGACTACGTTTTTCAAACAACACGACACTGTTTTTTATTATGAACCATCTGATTATAAAAAATCAGATTTAATCGCTTCGTTTGATTTAGATTGGACGCTGACATATAATGAAAAACATTTATTTCCTAAAGAAGTAGATGATATTTATATTTTTCCGAATCGAAAATTGACACTCGAAAAACTTATCACTGAAGGGTATAATATTGTAATATTTACAAACCAGTTTGCAAAAACAAAAAAAGAAAAATTAAAAAAAGTCGAACGGGTTGCAACATTTATTGAAAAGCTTAATTTACCTGTTTGTGTATATATTTCTACTGAAAAAGATAATTACAGAAAACCAGATATTGGTATGTGGAATCTTTTTAAAAAAGATAGAGAAATAAAAAAAGTTATATTTATCGGAGATGCATTAGGTCGTCCGCAAGATTTTTCTGACAGTGATAAAATATTTGGTGAAAAAATAAATGCAGAAATAAAATCACCAGAAGATTTTTTTATACGTGAAGAAATTGAAACATTCGAATCTGAAAAAGAATTGGTAGTATGCGTAGGAATGCCAGGTAGTGGAAAAAGTTCATATTGTCATAAAAATTTAAAAGAACATATACATATCGAACAAGATAAAATTGGAACACGTGCAAAATTATTAAAAGAATTGGATAAATCTTTTTTAACAGGTAAATCGATTGTTATTGATTCTACAAATCCAACTCAAGAAAATAGATTAGAATATTACGAAAAAGCAAGAAAACATAATTATAATATTAAAGTACTATATTTTCTTGTCAATGGAACAGGATTTAATAAATTAAGAGAAAAACCAGTTCCTGATATAGTTTATCACATCTATTTTAAAAAACTGGAACCACCTACAATCGAAAACACTTGCGGTAAAATTATTTATGTTTTTTGACTTGAAATGAGATTTGACTGCTTGTATCACTGAATAAAAAAATTGAATTTTTAATTAGGTTTTGTAGTGAAAATCATAAAATGCCTCTTCATCTTCGTCCTCGTACTGCATTTTTTATATTTTTAGATGAATTTAGCAGATTACATAGAAACGAATATAATAAATATTCCGAACTTACGGCTTCTGCAAGTGAAACTTGGCGTGATTTAGATAATGATATCAAAGATAATTATATTGAAATGGCAAGAGTAGAAAAAGAAATGTTAAGTAGAAGAACAGTTTAAGTAAATTTAAGTTTTTAAGTATTATTTTTAATGAAAACATCCGCGAAATCATCCTGTAAAAAAATTGAATTTTTAGTTAGGTTTGTAATAAAAAATTCAGTAATATACCGTTCAAATGTCAACCGATAAATCGATTATTTCATCTGCAAAAGGTCGTGTAATGGATGGCGATGGTAATCTCAACAAATTTGGAGTTATTGATAGTGTTAAGTTGGAGTCTTTTGACCCAAAAACTAATTCTATCAAGATGAGAATAGATGATTCTAACGTACCTGGGTTTTGGATGGAAATTAATATACGTTTCGTTAATTTAGAAAAATGGGTTAATAAGATGAAGAAAATGGCTGAATGTGATGATGATGATTATGATTCCGATTCAGATGAGGAAGATATAGATTTATAAGTTAATATAATAAAGTAAGTATTTTTTTGACTCAAAACGAGATTTGACTCCTTGATTTTTAAATTGAATTTTTTATTTTAGATTTGAAATAAAAAATCATACTTAATATGTCTGCTATTACTTTGACTTTATGCGACCGTGCCGAAAACCACGTTGGGATGGAACAGATTGGGCTTTTGTCTAATGAGGGTTTTACTTATGATGATTTGAATAAAATAAAAGAAAAAGTTGGTGCAGAGATTATTGAATTGAAATGTGATGAGAAAACTGAAAAGGCTTGGCTCTTAATAATTAGAGATGGAGTAAATAAGTTGTGTGATGGAGGATTAGAGAAGTTGAAGAAGGAACAGTTTGGGTTGGAGCCTGACCGTAAGGCTTTTATGTACGGAAGAGTAGTTAATAAGCATGCGCGAGGTAATTTATGTTTTGATGTTGTTGGACATGAGCCTGATTATGAGAATAAGAAAGGAACTGTTATTGCTTATGATAGTGTGCCTATGACTAAATTATTGAGAGAAAGAATAGGTGATGTAATTGGGGAAAAAGGTAAGGATTTGGCTTGTGAGGGGAATTATTATTATGATATAAAAAAGTGCGGAATAGGATTTCACGGGGATGCGGAACGTCGCAAAGTAGTAGGTGTGCGACTTGGAGATAGTATTCCGTTGCATTTTCAGTGGTTTTATAAGAATGAAACGGTCGGTGAGAGAATGATATTTGAGTTGAATGATGGAGATATGTATGTAATGAGTGATAAAGCAGTTGGATTTGATTGGAAAAGAAGAAATATTATGACTTTGAGACATGCTGCAGGTTGTGATAAGTTTTTAGAGATAAAGAAGAAATAAAGTTTTTTTATAATTATGACTCAACAACGAGATTTGACTCCTTATATACCTGCATTTTTTTCTGAAAAAATCGGTCAATAAAAAAAATTGAATTTTTATTTTAGGTTCATAAATAAAAATCACCAACCATACAACAATGTCTGCTGCTAAAGAATGCACCATTTGCGCCTCCACTTTCAGTTCCAAGCTTCGCAAACCAATCGAATGTACTTTTTGCAATAAGTGTTGTTGTAAAGAGTGTTTTTCAATGTTCACTAAAGAACAAAGTGTTCCAAAGTGTATGTTTTGCAGTACCGAATTGACAATGGATTTTGTCGAAGAAAACACAACCATGAAATTTATGAATGAATATAATTCTTATTTATGTGGTTTGAGATTTAGTGTCGAACGCAGTAAATTACCAGCAACACAGCGTCTCGCGGAGATTATTCGCATTAAAGATAAAATAATGACTGACCGTTGTTCTAAATGGTTAGAACTTAAAAACACACATGACGAACTTAAAAGATTACGAGCTTATTGCCGTCAATTAAGTTTAATCCCAGAAGAAAAAAAACAGAAGAAAATTGAAAAAAATGAAAAAAAGAAAAAATATGCAGAATTATTGGAAGAACTCGCAGTTATTGACAATAATAATTTTATTACAGGTGTTGAGGAAATTCAGCAAAGAAATATTCTGACTGGAATAGCACCAACACCTACCGAAAATGAAATTATTGTAGATGAAGAAAAGAGTTATAGTAGACCTTGTCTTGCTACCGATTGTCGTGGATTTTTGTCAAAGTCTTATAAGTGCGGGACTTGTGAGAAATACTTTTGTGCTGAATGCCATGAGACAAAAAATTCACGTGTAGATGAAACGCACGTTTGCAACGAAGATGCGAAAGCAACTATTGCAATGATTGCGAAAGATTCGAAACCGTGTCCAAAATGCATGATTCCGATTGAGAAAGTTAGTGGTTGTAGTCAGATGTGGTGTGTTAATTGTCATACTACTTTTGACTGGAACACTATGAAAATCGATACGGGATATATTCATAACCCAGAATACCTCCGATGGATGAGAGAAAATAATAAAGACATTCCTCGTAATCCATATGATGTAGTTGGTGGTGTCGCTGGGTGTAATGCAATGCCATATTGGCATCAGATTGATAATATATTGCGACCATTAAACATTCGTTCACCAGAATGGGATGAAATTCACCGAAGAACACATCACATTAGTGCTACGATGCAAAATATTCAACGTGGTCAGAGAGAAATGGACTTTGTCGATTTGCGACTGGATTATTTACTCTCCAGAATTTCCGAGGAAGAGTGGCAAAAGAAATTAAGAATGTTAATTAAGAAAAATAAAATAGGTCAAGAGCGTTATAATGTATGCGACTTATATTATAATGCAATGAAAGACTTGTTTATAAATTTGGTCGAAAATAAAAATTTCACGTTATTTAAACATAGCGTGGCGGAACTTGAGAAATATGCTAACCAGCAATTTGAAAAAATAAATAAAAAATATGGAAGTAAAGATAAGAGATTTTCGAATATTATGAGTGTGTAAAATCAAATTAAATTGAATAATATAATTAGTGTCGTAAGTAAATTTTATAAGTATACGTTAAAATGTTTTGTGATGTATCAGTGATTATTTATCTTCTTAAGAAAATTGATGATGACGAAACGATTGACAGTGAAATGATTAGAAAAGCAACACATCCGCTTGTTAAAGCTGTTATATATTTAGCAGACGAGTACTTAACAGGTGATGATAATTTCGAAAATATAATAACTGTTAGAAAAGCAGGTTACGATGTCTACGCGGGCGAACAAGATAGATTTGGATGGTTAACTGGGTGTATTGAAATGAAACGTGGTGTTATAGTTTTTGGGTAAATAATCAGATACTTGTTTGAGCAATCAATTCGTTTTTAAATATAGTATTATCTTCTTTTAAAGAATTTATTTCAAATACTTTATTAATCAAATTTGAAACTTTATCATTGTCAACTGTTCCATCTTCATTTGTCCAATGACCTGATGATATTCGCGCTGTTGTACTTAATATACCATTATCAGTTAAAATATCTGTCAGTTTTTGCGCATTGATATCTTTTTCTACTTCACCATCATGATTTTTATATTTGAATATTTTCCGACTTGGGTCCGTACATACATAATTTAAATTACCATCAGAATCTTTTAATAGAAAATTCGTTGCAAATTTAGCAATCCCTTTTTGTCCATCAGATATAACATCTAAATTATATTTATTGTTTATTATACTTTTTATATTTTCACCGTCTAAATTCAGAACACTCATATTCATAATTTTATTATTTATGTTATTATTGTTAGTCGTAGTTGGTTTTGAAATAGCCGTTTTAGTTATAGATACAATTTGGTCTTGCAAATCCTTTATCTTATTATCTTTTTCAATAAGTTGTTTTTCGCAAAACTCAATTTTATTTTGATAATATATTATATCTTTATTTTCATCTTCTAATTCTTTAATTTTTGATTTTAGAAAAACAACACAATTATTTTGATGATTTTCAAAATCATTATGTGAATATGACATTTTATTGCAATGTTCGCAAATGTATTTTTTATTTTGTTTAATCAAACAAAATTTTGCTGTTTTTTGATGATGATTTAATATTTTTATTGTTTTAAAAACATTTTCACAATATTCGCATTTATTCATTTTATAATATAAATTATTTTTTTAAATTAGGATTCAAAAAAGATTAATCCGGATTTAAAAAAGATTAATCCATATTCAATCCGGATTAATCTTTTTTGAATCCATTTTTTACAAAATATCAATTTTTTAAACTGCTTTCAGTTTAAAATGATTTTTTCACCTGTATTTCACCTTGATTTTTTCTTTTTAAACTGAAAGCAGTTTAAAATTTTCAAAAAACGTCAAAAAATCGTCAACACACACACAAAATCTGATGTGTGTGTGTTGACAAAATGTATGAAAACCCGATAAAATTTCTTTTCCGCCAAAAGTTTTTTCCGGAAAAGTTTTTGGCAGAAAAGTTTTTAAGAAAAAGTTAAAATTTTCAAAAATAATTTTTTTGTTTTTGAAAAAGAAATATTTTTAGAAAAGAAAAGTTTTTTCGATTTCTTCAACATCCGCGAAAAAATCGAAAAAAAAATTAGGTTTGATAAAAAAAATCACAACCATACAATGAGCAAACGAGTTCATTTTTCATCCGATTCTAAAAATTATGATGGAAGTTGTGATATGACCAAAGCATGTTATGAACTTGTAAATGGATTTTTCAATAAATCTACACTTTTTCATAAGAGAATTGGAAAAACACAAGAAGAAATTGATGAGATGATAAAAGACAAAACAGACAATCACGGATTTTATATAAAACAATTTGTAAAAGCAACAAAAACTGGCGAGTGTGATATAATTATACCTATAAGATCATCAGATGATTGTTTCACAGCAGTTAATGGAAATATGGATATAATATATGCTTGTATTGAAAATTTAGAATCAGCAATAGAAAGTGTTAAAAAAAGAAAAATGGAGAAAGAAATCGAAGATGATGATATATATGTAGAATCAGACCCTATATGGGATAAAACTTGCACAGCCGATGTTTGTTATAATAAAAGATGTTGTTATGATAGAAAAGCAAAATTGAAATTAAAGAAAAATGTATCGTTAGTAAGAAGCGGAGGAAGAGATTGTAATTGTGTTCTTCCAATTGAACTCGGTTGTTGGATAGAAAAATTACTTGAATTATTAAAAGATGTTTCGTATCGACAAGAAAAAATGAATTATCGTCAATATATTGCAGTAATGGTATAAATTTATATTTTCTTTCTTAATTTTTTTCTGAAAAACTGGGTCAAAAAAAAATTGAATTTTTATTTTAGGTCTGGAATAAAAATTTACCTAATACATCTGAAGCAATTTGCTGAAAATGTCAACTTCAAAGTTTTACGACAACCAAATCAACACTGGAATAGAAATCATTTCCAAATTTCTAACTGTGTCTTGGGTAATGTTTATTGCATTGCTTCAATCTGGAAAAACTGGAACATATATGTTTACAGCATTTGAAATGTTTAGAGAGAAAAAAATCAAGAAAATATTAATTATTTGCGGGAATTCTGAAACAGAATTAAAAAATCAAGTCAACGAAGATTTAGAAAAAAATTTAAGCAACTATAGAAGATATTTGAGAAATGTTCCAGAAATTGATGCTGAAGATTTATCTTGTGAAATCAAAGCAAACATTGAGATATATTTTAGCAATGAGTTAACAATCCCAAAAAATATTAAAAAATATAAAGCAATGAAAGACTTGTTAATTGTCTGGGAAGAATCACATTTTGCTCAAGATGCGAAAAACAGACCTAATAAATTTCTTAATAAAATTGGAATTTCTGCTAATGGCAAGAAAGAATATCTTGAAGAGAGAAATATTAAGGTTTTGTCTGTTTCTGCAACTCCTTTTTCTGAATTTAGTGATTATAATCATTATTTTCAGGAAAAAGGAACTGTTTATATGATTCCATCACTTGATAGTCAATATATTGGAATAAAAGAATTTAAAGAAAATAATTGCTTTATCGGATTCGAAGACCCTCTTGAAGGACTTGAAGATGCTTTGCGAAATAACGATGGAAAAACATATGGAATTGTTAGATGTGTTGACAAAGGAAAAGTTGCTTTGATTGATAGAGCGAAAGAATTATGTGATGCAAATGGATGGAAATATGAATTTATTGATATGCATCATAGAGAATTTGGGATTGAAAATTTGGAAAATGAACCAGACCAGAAAACTGTTGTTTTCATTAAAGGCATGTTTAAGATGGGAAAAGTAGTTCCTAAACGATATGTGTCTTTTGTGATGAATATGAATTCTAAAACAACTAACACAGATAGTTTGCTCCAAGGTCTTGCTGGAAGAATGTGTGGATATGTTTCACGAGGTGCTAACATAAATGTCAAGATATATTTTCATCAGAAATTTATAGATTCTAATGAGATAACAAAATATCTTGAGTTTCATGAGCATGAACAGATTATTCCTAATAGAGCGAATAATATTATTTCTAACAGAAATTCATGCGATTCTCTCAAACACACTATTCCAGTTAAGATTAATGCTGAAGATTTTGAATGCGATAATGTTAATGATAATGAAAGTATTATCAAAGCAATTCAAAAGTGTTTTGATGAGAATCGAGTTCATAATCATAACAATGATGTTGATTCTGTTAATATTATCAATCAAGTTAATAATATGATTGATAATACAAAATATGAATTTACAAAGCGAAATCATTTGGTTGCTTCTTGCATGAATGGTCCTGAAAAAATCGGCAGATTATTTAATGATAGAGACGATTCAGGAAGTTACGGGCAATCTTGTGGGTTTAACCAAAATGACCTTACAGAACCACATCAAATTTGCTTTTGGCCTATTAAAAATGATAATTATAATCATTTAAACATAAAGAAAGGTGATGTTTTTCTTTTGTTCAGAATCGAAAAAGATGCAGATACAGAATTGGTTAATATTCCAAAAACCAAAGACAAATGTGCTTTCCACCAAGAAATTGTTCACGAAGATGGCATATCTGAAGAGTCAAATGGAGCCTATTCACAACGTTTGTCTTGCGCTTCAGCAATTAATGTGAACGTGATGGAAAATGAATTATCTGAATTCATAAAACTATCACTCGACCCTGCATATCCCCTATGTGTTTCTCGATGTATCAGGTCTGAAAAAAGCGCCGACAATTCTTACAAAGGTATTGTAGTTACCGCTGAAGTTTTGAAAGCACTTAAACCAAAAGGAAGTATTTACAATAAATTTCTTGAAACTTTTAATGTTAAATTATCAGTTAACAGAGTTTATGGTAATTATAAAGGAAAATCAGATTTGAATATTCGTTTAAAAAAAATTGAGTGGTAAAAAAAGTTTTTTTTACATATAACAAAAAACTAATGTAGCAGCCGGAAAATAATCATATGTTAATTCATTTTCTTTAACTTTTGTCCAATGAACATTATTAAAATATTTTTTCAAAGATTTCATAATTTTCATAAATCGTGGTATAGAATTATCAATATCAAAACTATATTCAAATACCATTTTTTTAATCCCAAACTTTTTATAATCACTTGGTTTTAAAAATTCAAGAATATCAATTTCTGCACCTTCAATATCCATTTTGATACAATCAATTGAATATTTATTTAAAACGCTTTTAATTGATTTGATTGGAACAGAAACACTTTCTCTTCCTCTTTTCGGATATATGGTATGTCGATATTTATTATAATCTCCTTTACATAAATATAAATCTATACTTCCTGTTTTTGTACCAACTGCTTGATTAATTAATTTGATTTGTTTTGATTTAGCATCTGGAAAATTTGTTTCAATATTTTTTTCCATTAAATTAAAATTTTCTTTTTCGGGTTCATAAGAAACAACATTAGCATTTCGCGCAAGACATAATAAAGAAAATGTGCCTATATTTCCTCCGAGGTCTAACCAATTTTCACCTTTTTCGATAAAAAAACCAATAGATTTTTTTTCGTATACACAAGTTTGTAAAACTTCTTTTATAACTTTTATATCAGTTGTGTTTGGTCTTATAAATAATGACATTTCTCCGTAATTTTTAACATTGACTTTTGTTTTCTTATTTTTACTTCTTGATTTACTTTTCATTTATAATATAAAATATAAATTTATTTTGATTTTGATTTTCTTGGACAAGACGACATCATTTTTTCTCGTAAATAAAACACATATGAAACTCGTGTTCCTGTTCCAGTCATTTTAGAATTACAATGCCATTCATGAACATTCATTGCTAAAAAATCACCGGAACGACAATCAACTCCAACACCATATTGAGGAAACATTGTATAAGCGCCATCATATTCACCTTCAGATGCAATAACTAAATTCCCAAAACCTTCTTTTAAATCACCACCATCGCGATGTAATGCTGTTCGGAAATTTTTATTTACAGTAACTGTTGTAAAGATTGTGTCTTTAATTACATAATCTTTATTTATTTTATTTATGGCATCTTTTTGAACTTTATAGAAAGAAGGAACAAGTTTTTTATAAATTCTATCAATTCTTTTGAAAACAGGTAAACATTTTTTAAATTTATCCATATGTTTTCCAGTATATGCTGTTGTTCTGCATTTTACTTTTGATTTTGATTTTTTATTAGCCGAATATCCAAAATTAGATAGAGTATCATAATAGCCTACTATCCCGCTTCTTGCTTTTGTCGTTAATACTCTCAAATTTTTTCCAGTCGATTTAGATTTTATAATTTTATATTTTCCAGATTTTGGTATTCCAGACGCACTTGGTCTTGTTGCACCTAACGTAGCTACGTTTTTAATTTCATAAAGAATATTTGCATCATCTTCAGAAATAACATTTTTTCTAAATTTAAGTAATAGTTTACCATCTTCTGTATAAACATCTATATCTTTATCATAAATTTTCATATTATCGTCCGTAAAAAATTTTCCTTCTTTTTTTTCCATATATTCATCAGTATGTATTTTTTTTACTTTAATTGTTTTTGTCATTTATTATAAAAAATAAATTACTTTTTACATTTTTCATATTCTAAAAAAAAATCCATACAATCATTATTATAATTTTTCTTACATTCATTAAAATTATCTAAAATTTTTGAACATTTGTCTTCTGATGAAAATAATCCAGATATTTTATTAATTATATTATGTCCTATTGATGAACCAGCTCCAAACGTTATACCATCTATAAGTGTTGATGTGATACCGTTAGATTGTGTTTTAGCAGCAGGTGGTGGATTTTTTCTTTTATGAGCGGGTAAATTTGTCATTTATTATACGTAAATATTCTTTTTAAATGACTCAAAATAGGTCTGAAAAAATTGATTTTTTATTTTTAGTTGTGTAATAAAAAATCACATAAAATTATGAAAGTTAATGCTATTATTTACGTATCAGCAAATAAAGGTAAATTAATTGATTCTGGTGTATCTGGTATCAGTGGTTTCGTTGAAGAAGAACAACAGTTATTTAATAAAGAGTTTGAACTGAAACAGACTCCTTTACATCATAAAGTAATTGAATTGGAATATTGGGCTGATTATCCAGAATATCAAAAGATAAGAACGTTAACTGTAGCTATTGTTCATGATAAATACAAATCTATAGATGTTCCATTCTTTCCGATTGAATCTCTTAATGAGGCAAAAATTTATAGAGATAAAATGAATAAAGAAATTGAAGAAAGCGGTGAATATGCTTTATTTCATATGGGAGGACCGCTCATCACATCATCTAATGGCGAATCACAGTTTTTTTTGAACGATAGTGAGTTGATTTTATTGCATTATTTATTTATGACGGTTTATAATTTCAAAGATTCATTCAAAAACACTAAAGATTTCTTAAATAAAATAATTTAATCACCGTCTCACATGGTGGGAAAAAATTGAATTTTTATTTTAGATGTTCAATAAAAAATCACCAACATAACATACAACAAAGATGTCTTTTAAAGATGAACTAACAGCTAAAGTCAACTCTGTTCGAAAGAACATAAAAACAGAAGCTATAAATTATTTTATAAACAAATTAAAAAAAGCAATGCGAAATACTGCAGAGAAAGGAGACACAAAAGGCAGTATTGCCTTAAGAATAAACTTCATGGAAGATGAAGACGATGAAGATGAAGAATACGATGAAGAATACATAGTTCTGCGTAGACTTAACAACATCTTGCTAAGAACAACAGAAAAAAATTTTGAAGGTTCGAAAATTTATGAATGGTTATTAAAACAAATCCGTAAAATAGATGTTTTTGACAACATCTATATTAGTTTAAATATAGACACTTATGAGATGGAATATTTTTGGAATGATGAAGAAACAGAACAGTGAAACTCAAAAAATTAATTTAAAAGAATATTTTATTTATAAAAAATGGATGGTTCAGATGCAATTAAATATATATTAAAGAATAATATTGAAGGTGTAATTGTTGAATGTGGTGTAGACAGTGGTAATTTCGAATATATATGGATTAATGAATTAATGCAAAATAATGTATTTCGTGATATATATCTATATGATACATTCGGAGGGTTAGTAAAACCTTCTGAATATGATTATACGTGTGATAATGCAGTTTTATTTAAAATGAATAAAGATGAAGTTTATAGATTATGGGAAAGTAATATTATTAATGATAAAACAAATGGATGGTGTTATACTCCTTTAGAAATCGTACAAAATAGATTAAATTCAACTGGATATCCGCAATCAAAATTACATTATGTGGTAGGTGATGTAATGGAAACGTTAAAAGACAAAACAAAAATTCCGGAAAAAATAGCAATTTTAAGATTAGATACTGATTGGTATGAATCAAGTAAATATGAACTGGAACAAATGTATGATAATGTTGTAGTTGGAGGTGTTATCATTTTTGACGATTATTATCATTGGGATGGTCAACGACGAGCAACCGATGAATTTTTTAAGAGTAGAAATATTAATTATGATTTTGTTAATTTAAATAATGGTAAAACATCTGCCATTATAAAAAAATAAAAAAAATGTTCTATTAAAATAAATGTCATCAAAAAATGAAAAAATTACATGTAGATTGTTCATGCCCGATACTGAAGAAATTTGTAATAAAAAGATGCTGAAATCAAATTATCCAAGACATTTAAAAGATATACATAAATTACCAGAAGAATTAGGGTGTGATAAAAATACGGATTCATTTATGAAAAAAAAAGTTTCAGAAGATTATGATGAAGATGAAGAAAAATTTTCGTTAGAAGATATTTTAATAAAAAAAGTTTCAAAAAAAGACCTTGAATTACCAGAAGATATAGATATGAAAGAAAATAAATTACTAACTGAAACACCACCTCCAACTCCAACTACTGATTCGTTGTCAATGTTTGATAATTTTTTTTCATTTTTTTCTCCTTCAAAACCATCAAGTCCTTCAAGCGACGGTAAAAAGAAAAAACGTCGTAAGTCAATGTCGAAGAAGAAATCGGGAAAGAAATCGGGAAAGAAATCGGGAAAGAAATCGGTAAAGAAATCGGTAAAGAAATCGGTAAAGAAATCGGGAAAGAAATCGGGAAAGAAATCGGGAAAGAAATCGGGAAAGAAATCGGGAAAGAAATCGGTAAAGAAATATATTTAATTTTTTTATTTTTAATAATAATAAAAAAATGGCAAAACATAAGCAAAGACAGCGTAATAAAAATCAACGTTTAGATGGTGAAAAATATCAAGGACTCGAAATTCCTTTAGAAACAGAAGTATACAGAGATTTAAAATCTGGTCTAACAAATTTAGGTGAAAAAACATCCAATTTTGCCGAAAAAAATAAAGATACAATAAAAGATTTTGGATTATTTAATATTTATCTTCAACAAGGAATAACTTTAATAATTTGTATTGCATTAGTTTATTTTGGTTATATATGGTATATTGACCGAAAAATATTTGAAGAAACAACCGGTAAAATAATAGAATCTGAATGTATAAAAAGTGTTATTACTGAAAATAATAAAGAAACTATAACTTATAATTGTAATTTCAAAATTAAATTTACATATAAAGATACCAATAAAGAACACATATTTTCAGTTAATACTAATTCATCGCGAAAATATGAAATCAATGAAAATATTCCCATTTATTATGATGTAAACGATCCAACAACTGAACCAAGCATCGAGAAAAATTATAATACTTATTTTTATATGGCAATGATGTTTATAGGAGTATTAGGTTGTATCACAAGTATATCATCGATTTATTCTGCTTCTAAATATGAGTTTGTTGCACAAGCACAAGGGGTAAAATCCGGTTTAGAATTAGGAAATTATGCATTAAGTCCTTGGTTTGGTGGTAAATCCGGAAAATTTTCTTCCATAAGTTAACAAAGAAATTGAATTTTAATTTAGGTTTAGAATTAAAATTCACCTAATCATACGATGTCATCTTACAACAAACGCAAGATTTATTTACAACAATCAATCATTGAATATCATGATTTTGAAGGAGTTTCTGAAAGAATTGAAAAAGAAATTTACATTGGTTGTGCTACTATAATAGCAAAAACATTACGTAGTATGAGTGAATTAGACCAAATTAAAGATGAATATTATAGCATTACAAGAATTATTAAGTTAGCAGAATGGCTTCTTAAACATATCAAAGATGAAAAACAAAAAGTTGCAAAATTATTTTTAAGAAACATAAAAGAAAAACAAGAAAACGAAAATGAAAAATTAAAAAAATTGCAATATTTATATGATTTAGCAATCCTTCATCCAAAACTGAATGAAGAAGATATTTTTAAATTGAATGTTCCAATTAATTTTGAAAATAAAAAAGAAAATATGACATTAGCTGAATATGTGTTTAGATATTTTCGTTATGAAAAACAAAATCCCATAGCATTATTAGATTCTAAAGCTTTTCAATTCAAAGAATTGTTATTAGACAATTCGTTTGTCATTATTCCAAGCAATAAAACCACATTGATAACTGCTTATTGTCAATCTGGTAAAACATTTCTTGTAATTCCAGTGGCATTAATTTATCTTGCATTAGGACTAACTCCTGTTATGGTAGTTCTCGATAAGAGTCAAGTCAGACAATTAATGAGAAGATTAAGAAGTTATTGCAATGAATTGAAAAATTATTTGAAATCTCTTGACTGTTTTTCAGAAGACGAATTAAGTATTTTTAATGATAATTTCATTTATTATGATAGTCGTATAAAGAAATCGGATGACGATGACAGTTTAGGGTTGGCTTTAACAGGTGAAAGACCTCGTATTATTATTGCAATTAAGCACCATCAACATATAGAACGTATTAATGAAATGGTTAATGAATTTTCTAATATTGTTCTAATTGCAGATGAAGCACAAGTATCTTGCTGTTATAAAAATATTGATACTGACACTTATCACGACCCTGCTGTAAAATATGATAATGAATTTGTTAAATTGCGAGAATCATCTCGTAAATATATCGCAGTTAGTGCTACAGTCCAAGACGTAATTATGGTAGATAAATCATTGTATTCTGATAATATTGTTTATATTCCGCCAAATGATTATTACACTGGTATGACAAAATGGCAATTCAAGCATATTAATAACGATGAAGAAAATGCCGTTGTTAGGATATTAGATGAATTATCAGTTGAAAAACCGATTGTAAGATATGACCGAAGACATAATGTAGAAAACGAACATCCTATATTTGTGTTAATAAAAACCGAAAGGAAAAAAGAAGACCATTTATTATTAATGAATTCCTTTATGAACAATGAGTTATCACCAGTGATAACAGATGCTGATTGGTGCGTCGTAGTAGAACATGGAGAATGTTTTTATCTATATCATTCTTCAATAATGGATGAACCAATTATAATAGAAGAGCAAAAATCTACATTGAAGAAAATAAAAGATGACGATGATAATTCAATAACACATTATTTCTCGTCAAATCGAATTGATATTAGTGATGTGTTTCAATATTTTGCGAATGAAGGTGTTAAAAAGTTTCCAAAGATTGCATTAATATCTTATGATATGTGCAAAGAAGCGATATCATTTACGTCACATTATGATAAACCGCATAATTATCATTTGACACATGGAATATTTCAGTTAGGAGCAAAGACAACTGTATCAACGGCTATGCAAACGATGAATCGGTTAAGTGGTAATCATGGAGATAATATAAGACCGATTATATATACATTGGAAAAAACGAAAAAAGATGTTTTGAATGGATTTGCGATACATGATGAACAAGTGAAAGAATTGATAAGTATATCACAAAAAGGGAATGTTTGTGTAAGTTCTGAATATTTGGAAACATATCCGATATTTAAGAATAGACATTCGGCAAATTATAATAAAGTAAAAGGAATAGAAAAGAATTTAATTGAAAATCCAAATAAAAGCGATGAAGATGAAATATTGGAGAAACCAAATTTGGATTGTATAAATTTCTTGTGTAAAATTGATACTGAATATGAAAAAGAGAAAAGAAAGAATATAGAATTATACGGGGAAGAATATTATGCTGTCGAAGAAAACGAAAAGGAAAACGACGGAAAATATTATATTTTAGATTCTGATAATGTGAGAAGAAATACATTGCAATATAAAATAATCGAAGAATCGTATAAACAATTGATTGACCATAATTGTAATGGTAAGAATGTATTGAGAACACAATTAATTGAATGGTTGCTTATGACTGAAGAATTAAAGAATTTAACTGACCAGTCGATAAAAGGTTCTTTTGATGCAGGTATCAAAACTCATATGATAAAATGTGATGATATTAATAGAAATGGTTTGTTGTATTGGAATGAAAAAAATCGAGTATATTTAAGATTAAATTTATAATTTTTTTTAATTTTTTAAATAATAAAATGACATATTATATTGGTGGTAAGAAAAACATAGGTGAAGAGATTTCTAATATTATAAAAAACGTTTCTGATATTTTAGAAAAAGAAAAAAAAATAGAAATAAAAGGATATTGTGAACCTTTTTGTGGAATGATGGGTGTGTATCAATATATTCCAAATTTGTTTGAAAATCATAAACCTAAATTAAAATATAAAGCAGGTGATAGAAATCATTATGTCATAAAATTGTTGAAAGGATTACAAAATGGTTATAGACCACCAACAACATGTTCAAAAAATGAATATATGCAATTAAAAAAATCGAATGATAAAACACTTAAAGGTATATTTTTAGGTTTTGCTTGTGCTATAAGAGGTGTTTTTAGGTCTACATTTATGAAACGTAATATAGCGAAACAATCCGAACATTGCATAAAAATAGGAAAAATAATAAAAAATGTTAAATTATCTGATGGCGAATACGCACAATATTCTAATTTAAAGAACTATATAATTTATTGTGATCCACCTTACAGAGATAGAGTAACCCCTTATGCTATTGGTGAAAAATATAATACACGATTTGATTATGATAAATTTATAGATTGGTGCATGGATATGAGTGAAGATAATATTATTTTTATAAGTGAATATGTAAAACCAAATAAACATTGCGTTGAAATATGGTCAAATGGTAAAGAAAAATTATATATAATTTTAAAAAATTGAAATTTTATCTTAAGGTAAATAATAAAATTCAGTCATGTCTTCTATTAGTATCAAAGATTATTCTGCATATTCTTTTGTTGTCTTTGGTGATACAAAGATTCATAAAGATAAGTTGAAAGAACTTGGAGGAAGATATAATGGTAAATTATCGGTTGGTCCCGGATGGGTTTTTAGTTTGGATAAAAAGTCTATTGTTCAAGAATGGTATGATAAATTAGCAACAGTTTCAGACCCACGCGATGAACTCATTGCTCAATTGAAGAAAGAAAATGAAATGTTGAAGAAAGAAATCGAGGAACTACGTGAAGAAAATGAGGAATTACAAGAAGCATTAAAGATGTAAAACTAAATAAATAAATTTAATTGTTGTATTCACTTTAAAAAAATTGAATTTTTATTTTAAGTTTCAAATAAAAATTTACCTGACATATCTAAAAATCATTATGCAATTAATCAATTACAGCGAGAGATCATTTGTTATTTTTGGAGATGACACAGCAATCCACAAAGAATTAATTAAAACTCTCGGTGGAAAATGGAATCGTAATTTAACCCATCCAATTACATGTGAAAAATTTGGAGGATGGATTTTTTCCAATAGAAGATTAACTAATGTTTCAGAAAAGTTAAGAGAATATATGACAACAAATCATCATATTCCGTCTGCTCCACCTGCCCCAGTAGAAGTATTCGCCCCTTTAGAAGTTATAGAAGAAAATTCAGAAGAAGAAGAAATCAACAAGAAAAAGAAAACGTATGTGTTTTCAAATACGTTATTTATGTGTTTTGTATTTGCGTTATGTTATGTAATCGGTTAAGAAAGTAAATGAAAGTTTAAGTATATTTTTTATAAAATTATTACGTTGGGGATAAAAATTTTTAATTAAAAATGAATTTAAAAATAAAATTATAAATAAAAGAATCTATTCATCATGAACTCGATTACCGTCTCTGCTCAATTGCACAGATTATGCTGGTTTTGTCAAAAGAAATGCAATAATTTTATTTCTATATGTAACTCGTGTGAAAACGATATTAAAACTCGTAAAATCATCAAGAAAAACATCAAGAAAAACACTGGAGGAAAGTTAGGTTAAAACAGAGCATTTATGAATATTTTCAATTTTTTTCGAAATTTTACGAAAAAAATTGGTTCAGAAAAAAAATTGAATTTTTATTTTAGGTCTCGTATAAAAAATCACCACACATACAGCGAACAATATTTACGATGTCTGACTTTATCAACACTCAAATTTATGCTCCTATTAACGACTACATCAAGTTGTTTTTGCAAGCATCCAGTGAAAGAGACCAAGAGAGATGGGGTTCTGTAGAGAACCAAGAGAGTTTTACCAAACTCATCACTAATCTCGTGAACAACAAAAAAATGACCAAGAAAATGAAAAAAGCATACAAAAAGACATTGGATAAGGAAAATGAGGTAGCTTCTCGTCCTAAAAAAGTAAAGAGTGATTATATCTGTTTTTGCATTACAAAGAGACCTGAAATCAAAGAAAAACATCCTGAACTTTCTAATAAAGAGATTACTACTGAATTAGGAAGATTATGGCAATTGGTAAAAAATAATCCTGACGAATTACAGTTATTTAAAGAAATGGTTAATTTAGATAAAGAGAGATTCCAACAAGAAATGTCGCAACAACAACCAACTGATAAGAAGACCAAGAAGGTCAAGAGCGCTGACGGAGTTCAAAAGAACTTGTCTGCATACATTATTTTCTGCAAGGATGTCAGAGAGCCTGTAAAGGCTGACCATCCTGAATTGAATAATAAGCAGATTATGAGTGAAATGGCAAATAGATGGAAGAATGCAGATGCCGATGTAAAGAAGAAGTACGAGCAATTGGCTTCTGAAGATAAGGAAAGATATTTGAGACAAAAGAGTGCTTTAGCTGATGGCGCTCAAGAATCCAAAGAGGTAGAACCCGAAGCACCAGTTCCTGACACAAAGAAGAAATCTGGTGGTAGAAAGAAGAAGGTTGAGGAACCTGCTACTGAACCAGTACTTGTCCCTGAAGTACCTGAACCAGTAGTTGTAGATGAAGGTAAGAAGAAGAAAGCAGGTGGAAAGAAGAAGAAGGTAGAAGAAGAATCAGTACCAGCACCTGTTGTTGAGGCGCCACCTGCTGAACCAGTACAACCAGTAGCAAAGAAGAATAACAATGGATACATTAATTATACCAAAGTTATGAGAGCATCTGTAAGTGCTGAAACTGGTCTTGATTTCAAGGCAACAACTATAGAGTTAAGCAAGAGATGGAAAGCATTAAGTGAAGAAGATAAGCAAAAGTACAAGGAAGGAACACCAGTAGATGCGTAAAGTTTTTAAGTAAATTCAAGTTATAAGTTTTTTTCATTTTTATAAAATTTTTATAAAAATAATCATGCGTAAAAAATAATCATGCGTAAAAAAATTGAATAAAAAAATTAGAGATATAACACAAAATCACCAACCAGATAATAAACCAGATAATGTCGTTTTACGAAGATAATTTTGATAATGTTTATGATAACGAAATTTACGATAACGAAATTAAACACGAAAAACGTAATTCTTTGCATATGCTAAAGACAGCGATTTCAATCAGACAAAATAAAGAAAAACGTTTACTTGAAGAAAGAAAACAGAGAGAAATTAAGGAAAAAGAAAAAATGGAAACTCTTACTTTTAAATCACTTGTTTCTCCATTGTTAAATTGGGTAAATACAACACAACCACAAAAAATTATACCATTATCATTTGAAAAAGATGATTCTTGGATTTCTGTAAAACGAAAAGAAAAAGATTCATCCAAAAAATCAGAAACAAATGTTTATCATAAAACTAAATTTTGCACGCTTATAAAAGAAGGAAAAAATTGCCCTAAAGGAGATAAATGTAATTATGCTCATTTTAAAAATGAGTTAATCATATCAAATTGTCCATACGATGATTGTAAATTCGTTAGATTATACAATAATAAATACCAAAACACGCATAAACATTACTTGTGCGATAGAAGACATAAAAACGAAACTGATACTAATTTCTTCATTCGAACAAAAATTACTGAGCCAGTAACTGAAAAAGAAATGCAAGATGCATATGATGAGTTTGAATATCATTACAGCATCTTGACTACAGAAATGAAAAAATATTTAAATGAATTACCTTGTGATAAAGTAGTTGTATTTCATGGATTTATGTTTAATGGAAATGCGATGGCATCTTACAAACAAAATAAAATACATCAAAAATTGAAAGAAAAAGAAAAAATTATGGTAACAAAAGTCTGGGCAAATTTCATGGATACAATTAAACCAAAAGTTAAAGAACCTGTGGAAAAAGTTAAAGAAACAGAACCTGAACCAATTGTAGAAAAAGAAAATGGATGGATTGAAGTTAAACCTAAACAACAAAAGAAAATTGATGTCGTCGAAAAGAAAACAGAAAAAAAATTACGAACACAGATATGTCGTTCCGTTTTACAAAATGAAAGATGTCCGTATAATGAAAATTGCAGTTACGCGCATACAAAACGAGAACTTAATATATCCGAATGCGGATTTGGTATCGATTGTAAAATGATTAAAATCGTTTCTGGAAATTTTATGAATATAAATAAGAAAAAATCGTGCTGTTATATTCATCCGTCTGAAAGTAAATCGAATTTTTATAGTAGAAATAATTTAAATTGAATAAATAAATTAAGTAATAAATATTTTTATATAATAAATGTGTGTGTATGACGATTGTCCATACTTATGTCTTACAAAGAAACAACATCATTCTCGATATGCAAGAATAAGGAAAAGTAATAAATCAGTTGAAACTAAAAAAATTCCATCTCCAAAAGTTAATTGGTATGTTGTAGAACAATTAAAATTGAGCGTTAAACCATTAAAAAAAGAAAAAACAGATGATGAAATTGAATTACAATAAAACCATAAAATTTAATTATAAAATATTATACAAAATTATTTTATAATTTAAAATTTATTTCCAATCACCTTGTTCATAACTATACTGATGAGGACTGTTTAAAATCAGATTCTCGCGAATATCAGATATTTTTCTCGCAATAGTTAATATATATACAGGATCATTACTATCAAATTTTGAACAATTACGACCGCTTTTATAATCATTAACATCAATCCATTCTTCAAAACCAGTATGAACTTTACCTATATAAATTGCTTCTATTTTCATACCATATTTTTTATTTAAAGAACTTAAGAAAAATTCAGGACTAAATTGATACATTCCATGCCCTGATAGATTATTATTACAAGTTACAGATACAAAAAGACCATCAATGTCCAACATATTTATTACATTTTCAATAACTTGCGGAATATTGAAAATATGTTCGATAGTTCCACCATCATATATATACTGATATTTTTTAGATGAAATATATGGTAAATTCATATTGTGAATAATATTTGCATTTTCATAATTTGAATTATCAATTGAATCCACGCAATTACCGTTTAATAATTGTCTAAAAAAGTTTTCTGAATATTCATAATAATTAAATTTATTTATCAATTCATTAAAGTTGTATTTGTTCAAACTATTATTTATCTCATTAGGAGATATATGAATTTGTTGTCTACCTAATGTTAAAATATTTATATTTTTATGTTTTACATATCGTTGAGATAATAATATTAATTCAAGTGCTGTTATATCAATTCCCATATTTTTATTATTTTAAAATCATCTTTAAATTAATTTTTACAGTATTCTTTTATTATATCTTGAATTTCGTCGAAATCAAATTTTTGTTTCGTATTTTCTTTTAATTGATTTAATTGATTTAATTGATTTTTGATTAATTCAATTTCATTATCTTTTTCTTTTAATTGATTTTTCAATAATTCAATTTCATTATCTTTTTCTTTTAATTGTTTAGTTTCATTTTGTTTTTCTAAACAATATTTTGTTTGTTTTTGATGTTTCAAAAGCGATTTGACATCTGATAATGTCTTATTACAATACTGACAGTTCATTTTATTAATAACTAAATTTTTTTAAAACTTGAATATTTTTTATGAATTACTGGTAAAAATTTTAAAATCTCATCAAAATCTATATCCAAAAACATATAATCTTTGCTCTTTAAATAGTACAATAAAATAAATTCGTTTTCTTCAAGATTTGCTAATTCGATTTCAATATTTAATATTTCCAAATTTACATCTTTTTTTATACCAACCGATAATTCAATAGCGATTTTATCTTCCGTATTTTTTTCTTCCGATAATTTTATTTCATCTTTAATATATATTCTTTTTCCTTTTTCATTGTAAGAAAATTCACAAATAAATCGATAGCAATTTTTATTATAACATAAATTTTTAATCCCACAAGCATTTCCACACGATGTACAAAACACTGAAAAATTTAATTCATCTGTGTTAAATAAAATTTTATTGAATTCTTTATATATTGTTTCAATCACATAGAATGTCTTATATAATTTGTAAAACATTATATTACGTATACAAGAAGTGTGTTTTAAATAAAAAATTGAATTGATTTTTTGATACGTAATAAAAAAATCATAAGATATGATGGACAAACTCAACAACAAAGACGTTAATATTTTTTTTAACAATGATAAGATCCGTGATAATACTCTGAAAGATTCAACTCCTTACGAGAGATATATTATTCTGATGAATGAAACATTGCAATCAGAAAATCGCAAATTATCTTCAGATATTCATGAACTTGAGAAAAAAATCAATCAAATTGAAGAAGAAAATGAAAATTATGATGAATCAAAACGTTATACGCGCGGATTACTAAAAAATTTAGTTGAAATGGAAAAAATGCATTCGCAAATTTCTGCTAAATATAAATTAATGTTTTTAGATACCAAAAATTACGTTAATAAGTATTTCGATAAATACGTGTATTATTTCCGAGTAATGGAATGTATTTTATTTTGTTTATCGGCTATTATTTACCATAATAATATATTAGACGGTATACAATTTCTATTATTTTTTACATTTTTCATCTCTCCAATTATTTTTACAGAAATATTTTTTAATAAATTTAATTTACCTGTTTATAAAAATGATATTGAAATGATAAAAGAAACAGAAGAAAAAATTAAAAAAATTAATGATTCGCAAGATTTTTTAAGTGATTATATAGATAATTTATAAATATATGACATCAAAAATTTTTATTTATAAAAAAATATTTATAAATAAATGAAAAAATCTCGTTCAAAAAGAAAATCTCGAAGAAAAAGAGATGGAAAATCATCTTCATCTCCAATTCCTGAAGGTTTTGAAAAGTATAAAGGTCGTCTTGTAAAAAGTTGTAAACCCCATCAATATAGAGATTTTAAGACAGGCAAATGTAAAAATAAACCCGATTATAAACCGATGTACAAGAATACTGAAGACTTGAAACCGTGTAAGCCTTATCAATATAGACATCCCATTACACGACGCTGTGTCAATCTCGATACTGAAGAAGCACATATTGTAAATGCAGAGGATGAACCATCTACTGGAAATTGCATTGAACGTAGTAAAATCATTTTACGTCCTGTTCAACAACGCGTTATTAAATATATGGATAAAAATGACAGTATGTTAGTTATCCATGGAGTTGGTGTTGGAAAAACATTAACATCTATTGGTGCATCTGAATGTTTTCTTGATAAAGACCCAGATAATCATACTGTTATTATTTGTCCTGCTGGATTGATTGCAAACTATAAAACAGATATGATAAAGTATGGCGTAAAACGCGATCATGCACTTCGTTATACTTTTTATTCTTATGAAAAATTTTTAAATATGAAGAAAAGTAATAAGCCTATTCCTTGTGATAATAATACATTTTTGATAATTGATGAAGTTCATAATTTACGTAATATTAATTCTTCTCGTTATAATGCTGTTTTAGAATGTGCATTAAAGGCTAAAAAACGATTATTGTTATCCGCTACTCCATTTGTGAATTTCTTGACCGATTTTATTTCATTAATTAATTTGTTGTATGGTAAAATAATTACTGATACAGATAAAAATTATATTGATTATATTGAAAAAAAACCAACTGAACAGAATTTAACAAAATTATATGAATATTTTGATGGTAAAATCGATATTAAAGATTCCTCTAAAGACCCTAATTTCCCAAAACAAAAAGACGAAATATTTGTAAAAGTTCCTATGACTAATAAATACTATCAAAGATATAAAACATTAATTGAAGGTCAATATGTCGATGATGTTATTTTTAATTATCCAAATAAATTCTTTCATGCTCATAGAAAAGCGGTAAATAAAGCTGGTTCGTTAGAATATATAACTGATAAATTAAAAGCGGCCGTTCCGATAATAAAATCTGGAAAAAGTTTTATTTTTACAAACTGGTTAAATTTCGGAACATCAGTTATTAAAAGTGTTTTAGATAAAGAAAATATATCATACGAATTGATTCATGGTAAAACAACCGCTATTGAAAGAGTTGAGATAATTGAAAGATATAATAATAATGAATTTGAAACATTAATTATTACTCGTGCAGGTGGTGAAGGAATTAATTTACGTGGTGTAAGAAATGTTATTGTTCTTGACCCAACTTGGAATCATGCGAGTATATATCAAATTATAGGTAGAGCAATCAGATTTTTATCACACGCTCATTTACCGGAAGAAGAAAGAAATGTTAATGTGTATTTACTTGTTTCTACTGCTCCAGACGGGGTTAGTGAACAAACAGGCGATGAGATATTATATGAGATAATGAGAGAAAAACGTGAAATAAATAAAAAAGTAATTGATAATTTGAAAAAATATTGTATTTCTTCTGACAGAATGTCATTTTCTGAAAAGAAATTGAGTGAATATGTTGAAAATGTTTTAGAAGATTATGGAAAAGAAAAAAAAGAAATTACAGATTTGATAACTAAAATTCCTGAAAATATTTCAATTTCTGAATTTGCTGAAACGATTAATAGAAAAGATAAAACATCATTTTTCAATTATATCAGAATAATTAAACATTTACTTGATGATAATGATTTGATAGATAAAGTTAATAATATCGAAAAACGTGCTCTAATATATTATAAGAAAAAAGGAGGAGACATTAATGAAGAAGATGACGAAGATGAAGAACACGAGGAAGAAGAAGAAATAGAAGTAGAAAGTGTTAAAGAAAGTAAGAAAAAAAGTAAAAGTCCGCCAAAAATTAAAAAAGGTAATGTAATGAATTATGTTAGAAAACATAGAGAAAGTACAAAAGAAGAACGACCCGACCTTACAGAAAAAGAAGTTAATCATTTATTGTTAAAAAAATGGAATACGTTATCAGAAGAAGAAAAATTATTGTATGTCTAAAAAATACATTTTTATAACTTTTTAGTTATAAAAAAATTTATAAAAAAATTTACCACTTACGTTTTGAGTGTCTTCGTTTCTTACCATCGGAACGTCTCTTTGAGCGTCTTCTCTTGCTTCTTGAACGTCTACGACGTCTACCGTCAACTTGAGTTGGATTTTCTATTTTTTTTAATTCTCTTTTTAACTCTTCTTCTAACTGTTGTATTTTTGTTTCCAATTCTGAAATAACATCTTTATTATTTTCATATTTTTCTTTTTTATTTTTTGCATCTCGTATTTTTCCTTGTTTTTTATTTTCAGCATCTCGTATTTTTCTTTGTTTTTCGGTTTCTGCATTAATATCTGCCGTACCTTTTTCAGTTTCAGCATTTTTTATATCTGCATCATATCCTCCATTGATATAATTATCTCTATCATTTGCTTCTTTTATTTTTTTTTTTAATTCATTGATTTTATCATTATATTCTTTTTTTTTTAATAATTTATTGGCTTCAATTGTAGCTTTATCTTTTAGCGCTTTTGCACCTGACGCTATACTTGAACCTGCAGTTTTAAGTCCAGATTTTACACTTGCAAGTCCAGATTTTGCTCTTGCCGCAAAATCTGATGTCCAATCTCCATCATATCGTCTCATATGTCTTCGTGGAGATTTTCTTCGTGATATCATTTTTCTAACACTTCTCATTTTTTAATTTAAAGAAATATAAAAAATGTTTTTAAAAATTTAATTTGTCTTTTTTTGATTTATACAAATCGTTATTTTTTATAAATATGATTACATATATTACGGCATTTATCGATATTAACCGCACAACTTGGTCGCAATTTACTCGTTCATTTGAAGATTACTTTCGTTCTTTTGAACCTTTTTTCAAATTATTCGATTCTCGTACTTGTGAATCCGATAATTTAATTGTTTTCATCGACCAACGTCATTATTCTTTCCTTCATAAGAAAATGATTGAACTTCCATATATTACAAACATTACATTAATTCCTACAACCGTGAACATTTTACCAAAATGGAAATATATCGAAAGAGAATTTGAAATTATGAATAATCCCGATTTTATTTCTAAACTTGGTAATCGCGCTCATTTTCCAGAACATAATTATCCAGAATATACTTTAATTAATCATTCTAAAATTGATTTAATTTGTATAGCAATTGAAAAATTCGAAAACAAAAATCAATATTTCTCTTGGGTAGATTTTGGTTATTTCTCTAAAGAACAAAATATTCCTATTCGTCTTTTAGATATCAATAAATTAGATAAAGATAAAATAAATTATTCATTAATCAATCCTGTCGAAAAACAAGATTTTGATATAAATTATACTTTATTAAATGCCCCTGAAGTTGTTGGTGGATTTTGGTTTTTTGGTTCAAAAGATGCAATGATTTCTTATCAAAAATTATATATGGAAGTATTCCTTGAATTTCAAGATAATTGTATAGCAGATGATGACCAACATTTAGTTTTACAATGTTATAATAAAAATCCAGATTTATTTTCTTTTGTAAAACATTTATACGGATGGCATAAAATATTGAAATCTTTTCAAAAACCACCATTAAAAGTTATATCATTTTGTTTATGGGGAAATGAAAAACGTTATACTATCGGATTATTAAAAAATATTGAATTGGCAAAATTATATTATCCCGATTGGCGTTGTTTAATCTATATTCATACTTCTGCAATAAATAGAGATATAATTTATAATCTTGATAAATTTGATAACGTTTCTGTAATTCTAAAATTTGAAGAAAATATAAGACTTCGCAGATTTATGTTATGGCGATTTGAACCTGTTATATTATATCCAGCAGTTAGTCATTTTATTTCTCGAGATATCGATACGAGAATTCAACCTCGTGAAGTTTTAGCAGTCGATGAATGGTTAGAATCCGGAAAAACTTTACATATTATGCGCGACCATCCTCAACATTATCCTAAAATTTTAGGTGGAATGTATGGAATTAAATGTGATGGTATTTATAATCTTCAAAAAGATTGGATTGAAACCATTGAAGATTTTTACGCAAAAAATGGAGAACACACAGATGACCAATTTTTTCTTTACACTCACATATACAACAAAATTAATTCTGACGGTAGAATAATTCACGATGAAATTAAACGGTATGAAGGCAACGAATGCAAACAATTTCCAATAAAATATGAACAAAATTGGAATTTTGTAGGTTGCTATATATACGAAGATGAATCGACTGATCCACAAACATCGGAAGTTTTAAGAAATTGGTTATATAATAATTTACCAGATAGAATATCACCATATACAATTACGATAGAAGATAAATTAAAATTTATCAAAAATACAATTTCAAATATTTATATTCTTCATTATACGAAATTAGTATCACGAAAGAAAAATATGGTAAAAGAATTAAAACGAAATTTTCTTGACAAATATTTTAATATAAAATGGGTTGAAAATTTTGACCGTGAAACAATACCTATTGAACTTATCCAAAATTCTTGTGCTGTAAATCCAAGTGTATTAAATCGTCGAATGACATTAGGTGAAATTGCAAATGCTATGGGTCATAAATATATATATCAACAAATTTTAGATAATGATGAAATAGCACTTGTTCTGGAAGATGATACAATTTTTAAACCGAATTTTATTGATCATTTGTATCATCTTTTAAATTATTTACCTTGTGGTTGGGAACAAATATGCTTGGGAGGACCTACAGGAGAAATTAAAATTCCTGTAAAGTCAATTGAAGGTTCAATAAGAATGAATTTCAGAAGTGATGAAGTTTTTTTTTACAGACCTGAAACACCTGCACCTGCTACATTAAGTTGTATGTTGCATCATAAAAAAAGTGCAAAAAAAATATTACAAAGTCAATATATGCAAAAGTTTTTAGCTCCTTCAGATCATAATTTATGGGTTGTTAATATAGACCAACAAGTTAATATATATTGGGTGCAACCATGGATTACATATGAAGCATCAAAAACAGATATGTTTGATACGTCTTTAGATAGAGGATATTAATGAGCAGATGATGAAGTATTGGAATTCAATAATGATGGTATATGTTCAACGAAAAAACTTAAATTGCTGTAATTTTGCTCTTCATTATCTAAATTAGAACGACACATCGGACATATTTTTGTTGATAATTTCGAAAAACATTTATTACATAATATATGACTGCAATCGGTTTTTGTAATACATTTTTCTATACAAACACAACATTCTGAATCCGGATTTCCAAATAATCTGATACTACGTAATCTAATCGTTTTCATCAATTCAATATCATCTTTATGATAAAAATGATCAAATAAACTATCAAATTTGAAATTATTTACAAACACATACAAATAAAATAATAAATTATAAATATAATTATATATTTCATTATTTTCATTCTCAATATTAGAATTAAAAAAACTCATACATTGCATAATATAATTTATAGAATTTTTGAGATATACGTTAAATCCCATTTTAATATAATTACAATTATTATATGCATATTTCATAAAATAAATTTCAACATCAATTTCCATGTCGCTTATATTACGCACATTATCAAGATAAAAAGATGTATTTGATGTTTCTATATGAACAGGAATCGTATTATATATTCTTTCCGTTTCTAAAATAATATCTTTTTTAATATCATCGGATAATTGTTCATAAATTTTTTTATAATTTACAACACTTTTATATCCTTTCAATTCATTGATAAATACATTATTGATAAAATAATAATTTGTTTTATCTGTTTCTGTATCGATTTCCATTTAATTTTAATTATAATTATAATTATTTAGATAGACATTTTTGAAAAATTTTAATTTAAAGACAAAGATTTTATATTGTAGAGAGAATTACAAGCCATAATAAATAAATTATTATGGCTTGTTTAGCTCAGTGGTAGAGCTCCAGTCTTATGAATTCTTAATATTTATTAAGCGAGCTGGAGGTCGCGAGTTCGATCCTCGCAACAAGTATAAAAATTTAATACTGAAAAAGTATTAAATTAGAAATTGACCATGGATAGTCTGGTAAGTATTGATTATTCAATTTTTTATCAACGAACGATTTTTTTGATCAACAAAAATCATTGTTTTTTTAGAAATGAAAAATCCAAAAAATAATTCATTTTTAATATCAAAATTTTTTATATTCTAAAATTTGAAAAAAAATCTCTGACATTTTTTCCGCCAAAAACTTTTCCGGAAAAGAAATTTTATCCGATTTTCATTATAATCTTCAACACACACACAACTTTTGATGTGTGTGTGTTGACGAAAAATCGACGTTTTTTGAAAATTTTAAACTGAAACCAGTTTAAAATGGAAAAAAGAAGATGAAATTCAGTCTCAAAAATCATTTTAAAGTGAAAGCAGTTTAAAAATTTCATTTTTTGCGTTTTTTGGATGCAATAGGATGCAATCGGATTCAATAAGATGCAATCGGATTCAATATGATGCAAGCGAATTGAATCCAAATTGAATTTCTATTTAAAAAAATAATTATATTAAATAATAAATGAATAATAAATGCGAATATTGTAATAATGTTTTTAAAACTGCGAAAATAATGATTCAACATCAAAAAAGAGCAAAATTTTGTTTGATTAAACAAAAAAAACAAATTATTTGCGAAAGTTGTAATTTTATATCATATTCACAAAATGATTTTGAAAATCATCAAAATAATTGTATTACATTTCTGAAATCAAAAATCAAAGAATTACAAGAAGAAAACAAAGATATAATATATTATCAAAATGAAACTGAATTTTATAAAAAACAACTTACTGAAAAAAATGAACAACTTGTTGAAAAAGATAATCAAATAAAACATTTACAAGACCAAATTGTATCTATTACTAAAACAGCTGTTTCAAAACCAACTACAACTAACAATAATAACATAAATAATAAAATATTAAATATGTCAGTTCTAAATTTAGATAGTGAAAATGTCAAAAATATAATCAACGATAAATACAATTTGGATGTTATATATGAAGGACAAAAAGGTGTTGCTAAATTTGCAACTAATTTTTTATTGAAAGATTCTGATGGAAATCTAAATTATGTTTGTACGGACCCAAGTCGGAAAATATTCAAATATAAAAATCATGATGGTGAATTAGAGAAAGATATAAATGCTCAAAAATTGACAAATATTTTATCTGATAATGGTATATTTTATACAACATCTCAAATAACAAAAGACCATTGGACAAATGATGATGGTTCGATTGACGATGATAAATTTTCTAAATTATTCAGTAAAACACTTGAAATAAATTCTTTATCAGAAGATAATACGATTTTTAAAAATGAACTAATTGCTCAAACAAGTATCTAAAGAACATCATATTTTTCTTAACAGATTATTAAGAAAAAATAAACCCAATTCTATTTACGTGTAATAACTATATGTTTTTTCCGGTGGTTGTTTCACCGCATTGTATTTTTTGATTAAATTAAATGCATCTGTGATATCTTCTTTTACGATAACAAATTTGTAATTACTTTCTTTACCAAAAACACGCATTGAATGGCAAATTTTAATTTTAGATAATAAATTTTCACAAGAACCACCGCCATCTTTTAATAAATCTTTATGTTCTTTGAATAAAACAACTAATTCTGGTTTTGGAACATTATTTATCCAATTTATTTCTTTCACCATTTTAAGAAAAATTTCAACTAAATCATCATCATTGTAATCATCAATTTCATGATACCATTGAAAACGTCTTTTTAACCCTTGATTAACTGAAAAAAAACATTTTTCAATATCTTCTTTATATCCGGCACCGATAAAACAAAAATCATTTTTATGTTCTGAAAGAAATAAATTAATAACATCAATAGCCTCTTTAGAATATGAATCACGATCTTTTTGCCCTGGACCTAAAGAATATAGTTCATCAACAAATAAACATCCACCAATACAAGATGTTAGTAATTTTTTAGTTTTAACAGCAGTGCTTCCTAAATATTCACCAACAAAATCATCACGAGATGCTACTTTAAATTTAGGAGTTTGAGATGACGGAAATATTCCCAAACGTTGATAAATACCACCAAGAATTTTAGAAACGGTTGTTTTACCAGAACCTGGCTTACCGGTAATAATTGTATGAAGATAATCACCTTCTTTATTTCTTAAATGTAATTCTTGAAGATAATAAATAATTTGAAAGAAAATGGATTCTTTTACGGATTTCATACCAATCATGTCGTTTAATTCTTTCAAATAAGGTAAAATATCCCATAACATTATATTATTAATATTTTTATACCATTTATTTGTTTCTGCAACGGCTATTAATTCAGATAAAGATTTTATTGAAGGTAATTCTTCAAATTTAATGGTAGCTTTTACAATTTTTTTCTTTTTAGGAGCAATAACAGGAGGTTCATCATTTTCCGATTCGGAATCATACCTACGTTTTGGCATATTTATATTAATAAAAATTATATGTTTAAATAAAAAAAAAAATTTATCTTGTGATTAATAAAAAAAATATGGAACTTAAGGATATTGAAGATTTTTTTAAGAAAGTTGAAAATTTATATATCATTGGATTGTTTTTTGCAGCAGTGATATTATTATACATAACAGTTATTGGTGTATCTGTTGTATTTATGGTTACTGATAAAGCCTATAGTGAAGAAGTAGAAACAGAGAATGTTACGAAAACTATGCAAGATATTATAGACAGAAATAATATTATTATGTATGTTTTAATTGGATTTTTAGGTGTTATGATTTTAGGAATTGGTGGTTTTGCCTACAACAAAAATAAAAATATGTCAGACGCTTTTAAAGCATTAACAGATAATAAATTCACTTTATCAGTATTGCTTGTTTTAATTTTTGTTATGGTTGCTATGAATTCTTTCTGTAAATACATTCAAGATATGCCTGATAAAGTTATCAAACAACTTAACGAAGACGACAAATATAAAAATTGGTCTAAATCTGAAAAGAGTGCTACTGCAAATGATGAATTAACTAATCAAGGTTTGGCTATGAGCATTGCCGGTAGTATGGCATCTGCTATTGTAATTGTTTTGATTGTTATATTTTTCAAAGATAGGAAACCATCCGCTTAAAAAAAAATTTATTTTTTTATTGTAATTAATAAAAAAATATGCAAATTGAAGTTGAACATTTATATATCATTGGATTTTTTGCAGCAGTGATATTATTATACATAATAGTTATTGGTGTATCTGTTTTAATCATGGTTAATGATAAAACCTATAGTGAAGAAGAAATAAAAATTGATAATGTTAAGAAAATTATGCAAGATATTATAGACAGAAATAATATTATTATGTATGTTTTAATTGGATTTTTAGGTTTTATGGCTTTAGGAATTAGTTATTTTGCCTACAACAAAAATAAAAATATGTCAGACGCTTTTAAAGCATTAACAGATAATAAAATCACTTTATCAATATTGCTTGTTTTAATTATTGTTATGTTTGCTATAAATTCTTTATGTAAATACATTCAAGATATAAAATCCTTGAATGATTTATATAATATTGGTGTTGGTATTGTTAGTAGTGTTAGTGTTAGTGTTATTGTTGTTATTCTTGGTATTGTTATGTATAAACGATTCAGAGATAAGAATAGGAAGGTTTATCTCCTTGCTCCTGTTGCTTAAAAATTAATTTAAAAAAATAAATACATAAATTATGAACAACGATGAAATTATATCAACATTAGTTAAAATACAACCTCTTTATGATAAATTAAATTCACGGTTTTCGAAATCATATCTAAAAGGTTCTATATGGTATGTTGGTGATGATTTAGTATATTGGTGGAATCATTGCAATACTGTTCGATATTTTGAACATAATATTAAGAAAATTATGATTATTACAGAAATACTAAAAACTGATTTAGAATCAGAACTTTCATAATTTAAAATTTTTAAATTTTTATAATACTTATTATAAAAATGAGTAATATCGGACAAATCGCAATATATTTTACAATTATGAGAGATCAAATGAAATTTTATCATTGGTCTACAAAAAGTTTTGCACGTCATTCTGCAAGTGATAAATTTGTAAGTTCTTTATCTGATAAAATGGATAAATTTATCGAAGTTATGCAAGGCGCCGAAGGAAAACGTATCGTTTTACCATCTAATAAACATTCGTTTGATAATGAAACTGATGCTTCGATTGTTAAATCTCTAAAGGCTTTCAGGGAATGGTTATCGGATGACCTTCCTAAATATTTAAACAATAAATCGGATAATACGGACCTATTAAATATAAGAGATGACATTTTAGCAGATGTTAATAACACGCTTTATTTATTTACTTTTGAATAAAAACGAACTTCGTTTTTTAGAAGAAAGTCGTTTTTTAGAAGAAAGTCGTTTTTTAGAAGAATTTCGTTTTTTAGAAGAAAGTCGTTTTTTAGAAGAATTTCGTTTTTTAGAAGAATTTCGTTTTTTAGAAGAATTTCGTTTTTTAGAAGAAAGTCGTTTTTTAGAAGAAAGTCGTTTTTTAGAATTTCCACTATCACTTTTAGGAAAAAATACAGTTTTTAATTTATCTGTAGTAATTTCAGATAACCGATTATTTTTAATACATAATTGTAATGGTGTTTCATCAAAAGAATTTTTCTCTCCAATAATATCCGGTTCGAGATTAATAATTTTTTCTATTATTTCATTACTACCTGATATATATCTTTGGTATTCAAACATCTCGTGTAATATTGTGTTTCCATTACGATATTTAGTTATTAATAATTTATCTTTAATTTCATCTATCATATCATCATATAAAATGTCAATGTACAAATAACTTTTGTTATTAATCGATTTATTTATCTCCATAATAAAAGCTTCCCCAAATTTATTTTCTCTTAGTAAATTATGAATTTCAATTTCTTTATCAAGATCAATATATAGTTTCTTTTTTTCAAAATCTATACATCTTCCTGATGTATCTAAATGTTTTAATTTTTTATAAACATAATGAGGATAATATAGTCCAATCATATTAGGAAAGTATAAAGGCGGAATGGAAAATGCATAATGTCCAAACATTGGTGGTTTATATTTATCTGGATCATTTGATATGCTTGGTGATGTTAAAATGTTTGTAATATTTTCGGTATGAAAAGAACCAAAATAACCTATAGCAACTGAACAATTATTTCCAAGGTCAGGTTTTTTCATAATTCGTGTAATAAAAATCTAAAAGAATGATACTAATTTTTTCAAAAAAAGTAATTAAAATTTTGAATTGATCATGATGTTTATTTGGTGGTGTTCCTTTATCAAAAAAATTTGCAATTGTTTCATTATAATATGTTTTAAATTCATTATTATTTATAACATTACGACCTTGTAAAATAGAATGTAAATTTTCTTTGAATATATCTATCCAAGCGAATGCAAGAGTTTGTTTTTTAATTTGTTTAGCTAATCTTGATTTATATTTTCCGGAAGTTGTTTTTTCGGTATCGTCTAAAATAACTTCAAAAAAATTTTCAGAAAAAATTTCAACGAAATTCATGTTTGTTCGTGTTCCTCTTTGGTTCAAAGTTAATATTTTATCCCATTTAAAATATTTTAATGTAAATAATAATTTATCATCTTTGTCAATTAAAGGAGGTGTCGGTTTATTTTCGAAAAAAATCATCATAACAGGAAGTAAACATTCTAAAAAAACTGAACCTTCTCCGATTTGTTTATCACCATTTTCAATATCTAAAAATAAAATTTTTTCATTCACATATTCTTCATTTTGATTACGAAGATCAGCATATTGCCACTTTATGTTTTTATATTTACATTTTTCTTTTTTATCTGTTTTATCAAAACAATCTTTAATTTCGTCAGTAAACATACTCATGAAATCTCTCATTTCATATATAAAATTTTTATTACTTTTATTAATATTAAATGTTTCAGCATAAAATTCAACTGGATGATTTTCATTTGAAATTTCATTTAATTTAGATAAAAATTGTTCATCATATATATTGAAACAATTATCTGCATTTTTACAGGGGTCGCATCTGTCGTCCAATGAAAAATGATGATCTCCAAACAAAATTATCAATGGTAATTTTGTTTCTCTTTTTAATTTCGTTTCTCTTCCAGTTTCCTCATCATATATTTCCTTTTCTTCATTATATAAATATTTATAACTAACAATGTCGGGTTTTAATATAGTAAAAGATACCGGTCCTGATATTTTTTTTATTATTTCACCATTAATTTTTAACCCGTATTCGCTCATTTATTTATTTATAATATATAAAATTTTAACCGAAATTTTTATTTCTTGAAATAAAAATAAATGGAATTTACTTATGAAGATTTGTCAATAGATTTGTCAACAGAAACAAGAAAAGAAAAATATAATAATTATGTTGAAAAAGAATATTTTGATAATTTCAAAAAAAATACACTAATTAATGGTATATCTTATGAATATATTGAATTTAATTATAAAAATAATGATAAATATTTTGGTATTTACAAATCACCTACAAAAGATAATTTATATTATTGCTATCAACAAATACAATCAATATATAAATACAATTTTTGGTTATCGTTTGCAAAACAACCTGTATTAAAAGGAAATGGACGAATTGAACAACATTTGCCTTTTTTAAAAGATTTCGGGACAGGATGTTATTCATTTTCAGAAGTACTAAAACGTAATTACAAACCACTTCACAATTATGATAATTATAAATTATACGTTGTATTTGCAGTTTCAGCTAATGAAGAATATATAAAAAAAGGAAAAATTTATCCAATTGATATTGAATTGTGTTATACGTTAACTATATCTAATGAATCAAGACTCCCAATGTCAGCTCATATGGGAATTTTCAGGTCATGTTATTATTATAAAGAACCAGAATTAAAATTATTAAGATTTAATGATTATAATAAAATGTCTGATTCTTTTCAAATTAATAAAGACAAAATTGTAAATCTTAAAGATAAAATTATACATTCTGGTATTTCAGTTGAAATACATAAATTTGGATTTTTTATAACAAAAATCTTAGATAGTAATATAAAATTTATGAAATTTACTCCTATTGAAAATGCTAAAAAAATGCTTGAAGGTAAATTAAAATTTAAAGAAAAAAATGAAGTTGTTTATAATTATAAAGAAGATAATTATGATTATAAAAACGAAAAATTTGATATTAAATGGTTGCATTTTCATGATGATGACAAATCAATTGAAATTGAAATTGATAAAAATATTGTAGATTTCAATCCTACTATAGTTATAGATGGTTCTAAAAGACGTTCTAAAAAACGTTCTAAAAGACGTTCTAAAAAACTTTCTAAAAGACGTTCTAAAAAACGTTCTAAAAGACGTTCTAAAAGACGTTCTAATTAATTTATTTCCAACAAATTATTTAAAAACATGCGATTTTTAAATAAAATGGAAAATTATGAAGATACGTTCGCATTCTCTGCTGATATCAGCCAATTGATGTCTTTAATCATCAATACATTTTATTCCAATAAGGAAATCTTTCTCCGTGAATTGATTTCTAATGCATCTGATGCTCTTGATAAAATTAGATACAGTGCCTTGACTGATGCATCTCAACTTGATTCTGACAAAAACTTAAGAATCGAAATTATTCCTAATAAGGAAACTAACACATTGACCATTCGTGATAGCGGTATTGGTATGACCAAGGCTGATTTGATTAACAATCTCGGAACTATCGCCAAGTCCGGAACGAAATCTTTTATGGAGGCTTTATCTGCTGGTGCCGATATTTCTATGATTGGTCAATTTGGTGTCGGTTTCTATTCTTCTTATTTAGTCGCCGAAAAAGTTACTGTCTATTCAAAACACAATGATGATGAACAATATATTTGGGAATCATCTGCTGGAGGTTCTTTCACTGTCAAACTTGATACAACAAATGCTAAACTAACTCGCGGAACTGCAATTGTTCTTCATTTGAAGGATGATATGAAGGAGTTTCTTGAGGAACGCGCACTCAAGGACCTTGTTAAGAAACATTCTGAATTTATCGGATTTCCAATTTCTTTATGGGTCGAGAAAACTAAAGAAGAGGAAGTTTCTGATAATGAAGAAGAAGAAAATGTAAATGAAGATACACCCAAAGTTGAAGACGTCACTGAGGAGAAAAAGAAAAAGAAAAAGAAAGTTAAAACTGTCTATCATGAATTTGAGCTTTTGAATAAACAAAAACCTATTTGGATGAGAAAAAAGGAAGATGTTACACATGAAGAATATTCATCATTTTACAAGGCTCTTACTAACGACTGGGATGATTATAATCATGTTGAACATTTTTCAGTTGAGGGTCAGCTTGAGTTCAAGTCTGTTCTTTTTATTCCTAAAAGAGCTCCATTTGATATGTTTGAAGGTAAGTCTAAGAAAAACAGTATTAAGTTATATGTCCGTAGAGTTTTTATTATGGATGATTGTCAAGACCTTATGCCGGAATATCTGTCATTTGTTAGAGGTGTAGTCGATTCTGAAGATCTTCCTTTAAACATTTCAAGAGAAACCCTTCAACAAAACAAGATTCTTAAAGTTATTAAGAAAAATCTAACAAAAAGATGTATTGGTATGTTATCTGATCTTGCTGAAGATACTGATAAATATAAGCAATTTTATGAGCAATTCTCCAAGAATTTGAAACTTGGAATTCATGAGGATAGCACCAATCGACCCAAACTTGCTAAACTCCTTCGATATCAATCTACAAAGTCAGGTGAAGATATGACATCACTTGATGATTATATTAGTCGAATGAAAGAAGGACAAGAAGATATTTATTATATTACGGGTGAATCGATGAAGGCTCTTGAAAAATCTCCATTCCTTGAAAGACTCAATTCTAAAGGTCTTGAAGTTCTTTTTATGGTTGATCCTATCGATGAATATGCTGTTCAGCAATTGAAGGATTATGAAGGTAAGAAACTTGTATCTGTAACCAAGGAAGGTTTGCAATTGAATGAATCGGATGATGAAAAGAAAAAATTCGAGGAGGAAAAAGTAGCGGTTGAGGAACTTTGTAAGCTTATAAAGGAAGTTCTTGGTGACAAAGTAGATAAAGTTGTGACTTCTAATAGACTTGCGTCATCACCTTGTTGTTTAGTTACCGGAGAATATAGTTGGTCTGCAAATATGGAAAGAATTATGAAGGCACAAGCTCTTCGTTCAGATAAAGGAACATTAGGTACATCAAATAATAAAAAAACGATGGAAATTAATCCATCGCATTCTATAATTAAAGCTCTTCGTGAAAAGTCCAATACAGACAAATCTGCGAAAGACCTTATATGGTTATTGTATGATACATCTCTTTTGACGTCTGGATTTTCTCTGGATGAACCTGTCAAATTCGCTGACCGTATCAATAGACTAATTAAACTCGGACTTGATATCGATGACGACAATGATGTTGTTTCTTCAACTGTAGAGGAAATTGCTTCAGGGGTAGAGGAAATTGAGGATTCTATGGAAGAAGTTGATTAAAAATTTTTTATTTTTTATTTATGAATAAATAAAAATGCAGCGTAAAAAATATGATGGAGGATATATTTCGGATATAACAAATGAATACAAAGAAAATTTAATAAAAAATAAAATTATAGATAACGAAAATTGTCATTTAATCGAACATATTACACCTATTCAAAACGAAGGTAGAAAAAATGATGGAATAGGTTTTGTTAAAATTGATGGAGTTGAATATTTCTTAAAATATCACACTAATTTAATTGAAGAATTTAGAACTGGATATTATTTATCAAAATTACGAGATATTTATCCTTATTTTCTAAATGTTCATACTATTTTAAATTGTAAATACAAACCACGAACATCTGATATGATAAAAGAAGGTCATATATTGATAGCCGATAAAGGTACAGAAACTGTATACCAGTATTTAAATAGAAATACATTGGAATATTTTAATAAAAATATACCTGAAGTTCAAAAAAAAACATTAGAATTAGATTCAGAAATAGAAAAAATTGAAAACAATGTAACCATGATAAAAGATGATAAAATGAAACATATTGAAGAATTAATTAAAAAAAATTATTTAGATTTATCAATTGAATATGTTAAATTTAAAACTGATTTTGAGAAATTATTTATACATAATTATAAAATTATGTTAAATTTGTATTTATTACTTGACGTTGTTGTGATGACTTCTTATAATAATTATTTTACGGATAAAAAATCTGATAATTATATGGTAAAAAGTGAAAAAGAAACAGATCTAAATAAAACGCACGTTGAATTTAATGTAAATCATGGTGGAAGTTCTAAATCATTTAAAATTGATAATACTTGTATTTGGGGTGATAATAGAGAACATTGTTATATTTACCCAGTAGATTTTGGTTCATGTAATATTAATTTTGACTATTACGATGATTTGAAAGATCTTCAGGTAATTTTTTTAAACCAATGGATATGGAGTTTAATGAGATTGAATTTATATTCAGATGTTAAACATTCACCTGAAAATGGAAACTTTATATCTATCGGGGGAGGTAATCCGTTTAGAATTAATTTTAGTAAATATTATAAAAATTATAATTATAAAAATATTTTTGATATCTATAATCCTTTTAGTATTAATATCATAAATCCACTTTACATTTTTTCTTTATCATTTGAAACATATACTTTTACTGATACAGAAAAACAAACAACAAAAAAAATGATAGACAATAATGATTATCGCTTTCAACATATATCTACAAATAAATATAATAATATAAATCTTTTACATGCAATTCAAATTATTCATATATTTTTTTCAGGAGACACTGTTAGAAAAGATAGAGACGAATATCATTCATCATCTGGTAGTTTATCTTTTTATAGAATAAATGGTATGATGTTATCACCAAATGAATTTAATACTGATATACACAAAACTTTTACATTTAGAAAACCAGACGGAAAATTTTATAAAAAAAGGAAATCTAAAAGAAAATCTAAAAGAAAATCTTCTAAATATATAAAAATGCCATCAATGTCTAGAAAATATTGTTTATCGACATCTCCTCGTAAAATGGGGTTTTCGCAAAAAGCAAGTTGTAAAGCACAAGGATTGTTAAAAAGAACATCAAAAAAATATAAAGGAAAATATGTAATTTCTCCTAAATATAAATCTAAAAGACGTTCCAAAAGAAAATTAAAATCCAGAAAATAAAATTGAATTTTAAAACATAGAAATATATTTTAAAATAAGAATGTCAGCAAAGAATTATGTTAAGAAAGACCAGATATCCCACGTATTATTACGTCCTCAGATGTATATTGGGAGTGCGGATCTCCGGAAATCAACCGAATATGTAGCTACCAAAAACGACGAAGACGCTTACGAGATTAAGAACAAGGAAATTACTACTTCTCCCGCCATACTTCGTATTTTTATCGAGATTTTGAGTAACGCTATCGATAATTATCAACGTTCAGTTGAAGCAAAAATTCCTTGCTCTTACATTAAGGTTTATATTAACAAAGAAACAGGTGAGACATCGGTTGTTAATGATGGTGATTTTATTCCTATCGCGATGAATAAAGAAGAAAAAATGTATAATCATACATTGATTTTCGGACATTTACTTGCTGGTAGTAATTTCGATGATGACAAAGAACGTCAGGTTTCCGGATTAAATGGTGTCGGTAGTTCAGCTTGTAATATTTTTTCTACCAGTTTTACCGTTAAATCATTAGATCCAGATAATAAATTGACATTCGAGCAAACTTGGACAAATAATATGCGTACAGTTGCTGAACCAATTATTGGTAAAGCAAAATCTACAAAAGCTTTTACTCAAGTCACATATTTTCCCGATTTCCCGCGATTTGGATTGAAAGGATATACGGATGATATTTTGAGTCAGTATATGAAATATATTATCGATACTGCGATTTTGACAAAAGTAAAAGTTTATTTTAATGATGAATTGATTCCCGTCAATAATTTACTTTCTTATTCTAAATTATTTGATTCACCAACTGATGAAAGTATTTATATTAAGCATGGTAATTCTGAAGTCGTCTTAAGCACTTCTAATGAATTTGAAGCAATTACTTTTGTTAATGGTATTTTTACAAAGTTAGGTGGAACACATTTAGATGCTTGGTCAGAAGAACTTTTTAGACCAATAATGAACAAGTTGAACGGTAAAAAGGATAAACCGGCATTATCAATTAAAGATGTTAAGCAAGTATTTAGAATATTTATTGTTTGTACTGTGAGTAATCCAAGTTTTGAGAGTCAGTCAAAAAACAAATTAGAAAGTCCAAAAGTTGTCGCAGAAGTTAAATCAGCAGATATTAATAAAATCTGGAAATGGTCAGTAATTAGTGATTTACAAGATATTATTAAATCAAAAGAAATGGTTGCGCTTAAGAAATCAGAAAAGAAAAAGAAAGGATATGTGAAAATCGAAGGATTAGATAACGCAAATTTATCCGGAACAAAGAATTCGCATTTATGTAGTCTTATACTATGCGAGGGGTTATCAGCAAAGACATATGCAATTGCCGGTATAGAAAAAGGTGTGTATGGGTATAACGGTCGTGATTATTTCGGAGTATTAAGTTTGACAGGTAAAGTATTGAATTGCCGTAATGCAAATTTACCTGTTATTTCTAAAAACAAAGTCATTACGAATTTAATTCAAGCATTAGGATTACAATTTGAAACAGATTATATGGATGATAAAAATTATAAAACTTTGGCATATGGAAGAGTTATACTCTTGACTGATGCGGACAGTGATGGTATTCACATCTCTGGATTAATAATGAATTTTTTCCATTTCTTATTTCCTTCTCTATTAAAACGAGAAGAGCCATTTTTAGTAAGTATGCAAACACCTATTGTCAGAGTATTCAATAAGGGTGGAGATATACTATTTTATGATGAAAATCGTTTCAAAGATTATGTTAAGAATCAAACAAAAGCAGTTAAAAGTAAGTATTATAAGGGATTAGGAACAACTAAGACTGAAGATGTTCCAGATACGTTTGGAGAAAAAATGGTTGAATATATAAAAGATGAAAATACGGAAACAAGTATTAATAAAGTATTTCATAAGAATTACGCCGATGATAGAAAGAAATGGCTTGAATTGTATGATCCAAATCCGGAGTTTTCACTTGATGATGGCGGGAAATTGATTAAAATGCCAATGTCATCATTTTTAAATAATGAAGTTATTAAGTTTTCTCACGATGATTGCAAGCGAAGTATTCCAAGTCTATTTGACGGCTTGAAGGAATCACAACGGAAGGTCATTTATAGTGTCAAGAAGAGAAATTTGACATATAATAAACCATCTTTGAAAGTCGCACAACTTGGTGGATATGTTGCAGAACATACAAATTATCATCACGGTGAGCAAAATTTATATCAGACGATAACAAAGATGGCACATGAGTTCCCTGGGAGTAATAATATTCCTTTGTTGTATCGAGACGGGCAATTTGGTTCTCGTAATAATGCGGGTAATGACGCGGCTTCTCCAAGATATATATTTACAAAAATGGAATTATTGACTCCATTTTTATTTCGCGAAGAAGATGATATATTATTAGATTATGTTGTTGATGATGGTGATGTTTTAGAACCGAAATTTTATGTTCCTATTCTACCGACTATATTGATTAACGGTTGTAGTGCAATCGGAACCGGTTGGTCTAGTAACATCCCGTGTTACAATCCGAAAGATATTATCAATTGTGTTAAGATATGGTTAGAAAATGAAGGTGATGTATTTATTGAAGATCCAGATAATGATGGTATGACTCTTTCATTGCTTCCGTCGATTATGCCTTGGTATAGAGGGTTTAAAGGAGTCATTGAAGAGAAAGATAATAAGTATATTACATATGGAATTTTAACAAAAGAAACAGTTCGAGCGAATAGAAAAGTCAATATTACGGAATTACCAATCGGAATGTGGACTGATAATTTCAAGGAATTTTGTGAGGATTTATTGGTAGAGAAGAAAATTAAGGCATTACATAATAATTCGACACCGTATAAAGTCGATTTTACAATTACAGAATGTGAAGATGGAATGTCTTGTAATTTAACGAATATGAAAATGTTTACGTATTTGAATATTACGAATATGGTTTTATTTAATGAGAAAGACCAATTACGAAAATATTCGATAGATGAAATTATTAACGAGTTTTGTATTATGCGATACGATTTCTACAAGAAACGTAAAGCATATTTGATAAATCAATTAGAAAAAGAATTGCGACATTTGGGAAATAAAGAACGATTTATTCAAGAAGTTGTTGATAAAAAATTAAATATAATGAATGTTGATGAGGAAGTGTTGGTGCGAGAATTGGAAAAGAGAAAATATGATAAAGAAGGAGGAAATGAAGATGACGAAAATGGCGGTGGATATGGTTATTTATTGAGAATGCCAGTGAAAGTTTTGACGTCGAATCAAATTAAGAAATTAAGAAATGATATTGATTCTCATTTGAAACGATTGAAAGACATTAAAACTACATCTGAAAAAATGATGTGGTTGAATGATATCAATGAATTTGAAAGGGAATATGAAAAATGGTTAGTTACTATGGATAGTGTTTATGATATGAAAAAGAAGAAAAACAGTAAGAAATAAAATATATATATGACTTTAATTTTATTTGTGTTTTCTACAAATAAAATTTGAGTAAGTTTAAGTAAAGTCAGTTGAATTTTTATTTAAAAATATATAATTTTTATATAAAATGAATCGTACGCCAATATATGCTACTAATGCAAGTTTACAACCAAAAGAACGATTTTCTAATGATGATGAAAAACCGTCTGTGATTCGACCACCTATAAGAAATGCTTATTTTTCAGAATATGAATATAATGAAGCCGTAAAGTTAGGAATATCGTATGCTATCCAAAATAATTTACAATATATCAGTCATTAAAACAAATTTTAAATTATTTCTGCTAATTTTTCAAAATTTTTACTAATTTCGTGTATCATTACAGAATTGTTAAATAATATTTTATCCATCACCAGAGTTACATTATCATATTTTTCTCGTGTCGGTAAAAGAACATCCATTATTTCTTTTTTAATTTTGAATATTTTATGTAAATCTTCTTCATATTGAGAAACAAGATGAGATCTTTCAATATCATCATGTAGTCCTTTCATTCCATAATCACTCGTTTTTTTTCTAACGCTATTTATTTTATTATTCATTTCTTTTTCGTTTTCATTCAGATTAAATAATAATTCCTCGAATTTTTGTATAGATTCTGTATACGAATTCTTTTTAGATTGAATTAAATCCGAATACTGCAATATCGCTACTCGCTGTTCCAACATTTCATTTAAAACTTTCGAATGTTTCATTTGATTTTGATTTAACAAACGATAAACACCATCTTTAATTGTTTTCATATCTGCAGAAATATCATCATCTATTTTCGTATATAACGTTTTCAAATCTAAATAAATATATAATTTACGTGTCTTCTTTGCATCTAAATGTTTAACAATGAAACAATCTAATTCATCATCTTTTGTTATAGAACATAAATAATTTTTATAGAAAATGGATAATTTATATTTCATATTTTTTACACAATACATAAAACGACTCAATTGTTTGAATATATCTTTAATATTATCTCTATCTTCTTTACTTAAATCTTTCATAGTCAATTCACGGTCATAATCTTCTTTTAATTTTTTCTCCATATCATCAGTTTTATCAACACCCAAGTCAACTTTCAAATCATTGTAAAAATCTTCTACTTCAACTTTATCTGGTTCAGCAGCATAATTAGCAGCAATACCATCTTCATTTGATACTTCCATAAACTGCATATCATAAATATTACGTCTATCTTTTACAATTAATTCATATCGACTCGATATATATAACATAAATGAGTCCGCATTTTTTACAGAGAATACTTCAATATATATACAGTATCCATCAAGAGTGTAAAATGTTTTAGCAACAAAACCTTTGGATGCTAATAGTTTTTCTAATTTTATTATTGATAAAGTCATTTTTAATAAAATGTTTATTTTCTTAAAATAGTTTAAAAAAAACAATATATTTTGTAAAAAATGAATATTACAAATATCAAAAATTATGATATTATTGTTGAATTACAATCAGATGAAAACCCCGTTTCAGAGAATGAACTAAAAATTGTAAATATGCTATTTAAAGAAAAAGTAAAAAACGTAAAATCGAAATGTAAATTACAAGATTTTATTGATGTTGCAGTAGTGGGAGGATTATTTATGATTATTTCTTTACCCATATTTGATACAATTTTAAGAAATGTAATTATATTTAACGATGAAAATAGAGCGATATATATTATATTATTATTGAAAACTATATTAATGACAGTTTTATATTGGGTATACAAAAATTTTATCCTTTAAATTTCATAATAAAAATTATGAAGAATATAACAAAGCTTATAACAAATGTAAATGCACTAATTAATAAATATGATATTTCTGTTTTAGTCAAAAATGTATCGATTTTTGTTTCAGTCATTACAAAACTTGGTTTGAAATAATAAAGTAATCCAAAAATTGATATTGGAATAAAAACGTACAAAAAATTCATTAAATAATTTAAAGGTATTGAAGGTAAAACAGTTTTAGTTTCTGTTTCCGATGTCATTAATGGTATATTTTCTTTTGCTTTTATAGATATACCATCAACTTTTTCTTGAAGCGCTTTCAAATTAACAAGAATATCTTTATCACTTATCATTTTTACAAATAATAAAACTTTTTTTTAGATAGAAAAAATTTTATAACCACATAGGTTATAAAAAGTTAATTTAAATTTTTAATCTTCTTCTTCGAGTTCTTCTTCTTCTTCATCATCATCGAGTTCTTCTTCATTATCGCTACTATCATCAATATGTGTATCTTCTAACATATCACTTATTACATCTTCTATATTTTTTGCACTCATATTAATTTCTTGTGCAACGCTTTTTACTGGTTTTACTGGTTTTTCAACTTTAATTAGTTTTTTTGGTTGTGGAATTTCATATCTGAATCCATATTTATTACATTCTTCTATATCATCATTACATAAATCTCGATACGTATCATCTTTATAAACACCTATAACTATTTTTTCTTTATCGGATTTGAATACAAGTTTAGATTCAACGTGCCACCATTTATTAATATCTTTATTTAATCTTACTAAACGGTCGACTGATTTCTTTTCAGTAGCTGAAGAAACTGGAAGTGCTGGTTTTTTATCCTTTTGTCCAGATTCTTCAAATTTTATATGTTTAGAACAATATTGTGACTCGCCTTTTATACCACCATTACAAACTTCACCCTGTTGTTTACCTTTAGTAAATTTATAAATGCATTTGTTTACTGATTTATCATTTGATGGTTTCTTTGGTGAAGACGGTGATGAAGTTTTTGGTGAAATATTCGGTGAAATTTTTGTTTGTACATTTATCTGACGAGTAGTCCATAAATTTTCCAACTCGTTAATATCAATATTATATTTGCTTGATATCAGCAACATATAATCCTGAACAGTTTTCTGAATATTCTCTTCGATAACAGTTATAAGTTTATCCATATTACTTGCTTTTTTTATTAGAATCTAAAAATCAAAATCAATTTTTTTATGGACATGTTTTTATTAATTTAATTGATTCTTTTGCACAATCTTGCAAGTCAGATTTAGTAAGTTTACGGATATTTTTATTTCGATATTCATAAATTTTATTTTCTAACAACAAATTTAATAATTGAACTTTTGTAAGTGTCGTGATATATTTTAATTTCTCAAATGTATCATTTACATCTTCTTCTTCGTTTTCTTCGTCGACATCTTCACCATTTTCTTCACCGACATCTTCACCATTTTCTCCACCATTTTCTCCATTTTCTTCACCGACATCTTCACCAACATCTTCACCAACATCTTCACCAACATCTTCACCAACATCTTCACCAACATCTTCACCAACATCTTCACCAACATCTTCACCGACATCTTCACCTACATCTTCACCATCGACATCTCCACCATCGACATCTTCACCGACATCTTCACCTACATCTTCACCATCGACATCTCCACCATCGACATCTTCACCGACATCTCCATCGACATCTTCACCTACATCTTCATCGACATCATCTTCATCGACATCATCTTCTTCGTCGACATCTCCATCGACATCGTCTTCTTCGTCATCTTCGTAGTCGTCATCGTCGTCATCACCTAAAACATCTTTATCAGTTATAATTATACTTACCGTATTTGTATTATCATCTCCTACATATGGGTCAAAACCAAATTCAATTAATAAAGAAATAAAAATATTTGTAATTTTTACTTCTTTTCCTTGTTTACTTTCAATAACATATGTTAACATACAACTTCCTTCTTCAGAAATACATTCTGCTATTTCATTAATATCAGTTATACTATATATAGAACCAATATATTTACTATCATATTTCGTAATACGTTTAGGTGTATAACAAAACGTTTCGTCCAGGTTAGGAAAAATATTATACTTTTCGCATTTATTAAAAATTATTTCTAAACTTGTCATTTATTCAAAATCCAATATTTTTATAAATATCTTTTCTAATTTTTTATAAAAAAAGGTTTAAAAAATTTCTATTTAAATATAAAAATGGATTCTCGTTCTCAACCTTATGCCAGCGTAAAATCTGCTTACGTAACAATTGCACCAGTACATCCTGCACAAATATATGTACCGGATTCTCACCAAAATGAAGACAAAAAATATAAAGAAAATTTTAAAGAAGATAAACTTTCAAATCTTTCAAATCGTTCCCCTGAAGTTTGGGGACCTCATTTCTGGTTCACTTTACATAATGGCGCATTAAATTATCCGTCTCTTGCAAATCCCTTATGCATCGAAAGAATGAAAAATTTTATTATTGGAATTCCTGTAATGATTCCATGTGAAACTTGTAAAGAACATGCTACTGCCTATATAGAAAGTCATAAAGATTATCTCGAACATATTTGTTCTGGAAGAGATAAATTATTTAAATTTTTCGTTGATTTTCATAATTATGTTAACATTAGACTAAAGAAACCAGAAATGAGTTATGATGATGCATATCGACTTTACGATAAATAAAATTATTTGTGTTTTCTTAAAAAAGATTTAAAAAGAATAGATAATTTTATAAAAATGGAACAATATGGACAAATGTTAGATGGTGGTTATGAACCAGAAAAAGAATACGTCTATAAACTTTTTACAAAATATTTTAATAATCCAACTTTGAGAAAAATACGTAATCAAGGTAATTTTAGTTTATATGCCGTTAAAATTTACGGTCTTTTAGATAAAGAATCTCGATATCTAATTGCTATTACAAACATAGACTCAAACAGTATTGGCACCGTCGAAGAATTGAGAACAATCAACTGGGTTTCTCTTCAAACGCGAACTTTATCTGAAAAAATGAATACAGAAGTTCACGGTTATATAGCAGTTGCTGAAGGACCTTTAACGGCTCCTATTTTTAGAACTGATATTTCTAAACAAGCAAGCACATATAAATGTAATGATTTACCGCTTATCGTAACTTTGTTGCATACAGAAAAAAAAGATAGTAATGTTTATCAACCAAAAGGTACAGTAATTGCGGGAATAGAAACATATGAAACAATTATAACATTTTCTTAACTTATTTCAAAATATAAATCTTTTTCAATTATCATTTTACAACAACAAAATGGTAATTCTATTTTCTTTACTTCTTTTGTTGTTTTTATTAACACGATTTTAAATGTTTTTTCATCTTCATTTTCATACATCATTATCATATATCCTTTCATTATCACATCATTATTTGGAATAATTTTTATACGATATCCAAAATCCGGTTTTATTATCAAACCCGTATCATAAATAATTGACATTGTATTAATTTTTTTATATTCTTTAATTAGCCACAAATTTTTATCTTTTATCGCTTTCTTATTTTTTATTTTAATTTCAACACGCGGAATAATAAATGTAGATAATGTTATCCAATCAAGATACAATTGATAAAATTTATCATCTCGATACCTCGCATCTGATTGCTGATATAAATTTATTAAAAATTCAAATGCAATGTTGTCATTTAGTTCTTTAAATATGTATTTATTATTCGGAACATCTAAATGAAAAAAATTCAAAAATTCTGATAAATTATTTTCATCATCATTAAATATTTCAATTGTGCAATATAATTTTGAATTTATTAAATTACGTTTTGATATTTGTCCAAATTTTTCAAATATACCACGTAAGAATATATAATTTTTATATTTATCTTCAATTATTTCATATTTATAATTTTTACCAGCTTCGTAAAATTCTTTTTCCATTTCTTTTTTTATTTTTCTTTTTTATATCATTTATAATAAATGTCGTCAAATACAAATCTATTGATAAATATAGGCATGATTATAGGCATTAGTGCTGGTATAACATTATTAATATTTGGACTATTATTATTTTCTTATAATTTAATGAATAATCAACCTATCTTTTCAATTCCATGGTTAAACGAAAATTATATTCTAAAAACAAATATTTCAAACAATATTTCAGAATTACAAACTCAAATTAATAAATTATCAGAATCTTCTAATGTGGATATAAATTATGTTAAAAACATAACTATACCACATGTTCAACAAATTTTAGAAAAATCAATCGATGATTTGAAAGTATTAAATAATAATTCAAATAAAGAAATTCAAACACAGATTGATAAAGTTAATGTTTTATTAGTATCTTTACAGAAATCAATGGATGAATCTCAAAGTTCTACAAAATCTGAATTACAAAATCAAATAAAATTACTTAGTGATAATATCCAAGAAATTGTAAAATCTCAAGAATCTTTAGAAACAAAAATACAAAAACAAATTATTGAACTTAACACATTATTTAATTCTGAAAACGAAAATATTAAAAGTAAAATTATTCCAACATTGAAAGAATCTATGGAAATACTTATTGACCAAAAAATTAAACAAAATACAGATGAAATTGTTTTACGAGATTTAAATAAACTAAAAGATGACATTCAAACACAAATTGATAAACAAAATTTAAACATTAATGAAATAAAAAATTTAATTAATGAACAGGTTAATAATTTGAAAAAGAAAACTGAAACAGAATCAATTGTTATAAATACATATTCAAACAACGGTGAAATTATCCAATGGTCAGTAAAAGGAGATGATAAAGGTAATTTATGCATTGGTGATAATAAAAATTCTTTTTGTATTGATAAAGATACAGGATTTCTGTTTAACAAAAATAAAACAGAAATTAAAATATCACCAACTGAATTACCATCACCAACTGAATTACCGTCACCGACTGAAGGCGAACCAGTTTTATTTTAATCCATATTTAATTTTATTTTCTTCAGATACATATTTTATTAAATATCTATAAGCAGTTGTTGGACATTTTAATTCTTTTAATTTTAATATAAAACCTAAATTCATTAACGTAAAATTTGGTTTATCTTCTTTTAATTTTTTCTTAAATTTATCATCAATCATTTTAGACATTCCAAAATCAATTATATAAATTTTATTATTTTTCAACATATAATTTAAAATATTTGAATCGCCATGAAATACACACGCTTCATCCAGTTTTATAAAAATATCCAATATTTGCTTTTGTTGTTCATCTGTTAAATTTCCACATTGTCTTTTCATTACATCAAATAAATGTTCATCCATCTTTTCCATTATTATACAATTAGATACAATATCTACATCTATGACTATAGGACATATTCCTTTTTCAGATACTTTTCTTTGTAATTCTGCTTCTTTTTTTATATTCTCTGTAGATTTACGTTTATTAAATGTTTTCATTGCATATTCTTGACCACTTACCACATCTTTCACAAGATATGTTATTCCTTCTTTCCCTTTATCGCCTAATCTTTTTATTTTTACATATTTATCAATCACATTTGTTTTATATTCTTCATATTCTTTGAAACATTTAGAAATTAAACTTAATAATTGATTTCGATTTGTATATTGATTTTCTGGAATTTCAATCTCCTTCGCAATTTCTTTTAATTCTTCATAACTTTTCTTTTTTAATAATTCATTTATTTCCATAATTATATAATTTATTTTATGTCTTTATATTTTTATGATTTTTTTTATTTACATAAAGTAAAATGTTTTTATCGTGTCTAATGATTACAAACTCTTATGAAAATTTAAAGAAAAGAATTACTCTCGAATCATATAATAACGGATACACTCAAATAAAAAAAAATAATATATCACCTTACATATTGTTTTATGGAGCATTATTATTTCTAATAATGGAACTTATACTTTTCTACTATGCTATCATAATCGCAAAAACTTGTTCAAGAAGTGGAGACGAATTAATTATAAATATTATATTCGCAATCATTTTTACAACTCCATATGTTTTCTTCAGTATGTTATCAAATCCTTGTGCTAAAGATTTATTCATAAAAAAAATTGAAAAATAATTTTTTTAAATGAATTATATTTTAAGATGAATATTTACGAATTAGAATCATACATCATTGTTAACCAATCAGAATATGAAAAACTAAAATCATTTTCACGTGATAAAAACATTATTTCTTACGAGATTTGCGGATGCTGTGGATATAATTTTAACATTGAATATGGATTTTGTTATAACATACGTTGTGAAAAATACTTGAGAAATAACAAACAGCTATTTAATTTCGATAATAATGAATACTATTCAGTTCCCGTTGTAAAAAGACTGATATTATCTGAAAAAGAAGCGTTGCAAATTGAAGATAATATAAAAAGTTACGAGAGAATTACAAAATTGTAAAAAAATTGAATTTTAATTTAAAAAATATTTTTTAAATTAATAGATAGATATGCCTTCCGCCTCATTAACTAAAAAAACAAGAAGTAAAAAATATATATTTACTCTTGTAAATATCAATACTGAAAAAATTGACCAGAAATATGGCATTACCATAATTTCAAACATTTTCAGTAATGAAAAACCTCCCGATAATACTACCAGTATAAACGAATTGACTGATTTGAATTCAAGCACCGTCATCAATTCTATATCTTTTCTGGACGAAACAAAACGCATTTATCAGTGTTCTGTTTCTATGATTGATTTTACTACTGGTAAAGATACTGAATTTCTTAAATATTCTTGTTATTGGTGTAGACATCCATTTGAAACAAAGTCAATTGGTTGTCCCCTACGATATGTTTCAAATAAAGCTACAAAAAAATATTATTCTGAAGTCAGCAAAGATAATTATACAATCAAAGAAAATATCACGCATATGAAGAAAAATATGCTCGATACTAAACAATCGTTTGTTTTTATTCCGTTAAATAATTCTTCGGTAATTGACGTTAATGAAAAATCCTATTATGAGTCGGATGGGAGTTTTTGTTCCTTCAACTGTGCAAAATCGTTTATAAAAGATAATAAACATAACCCACTCTACGAACACTCTGAATTTTTACTTTCTAAATTATATTTTGATATGTTCGGTGAGAAAAATGTTGTTATTAATCCTGCACCTCACTGGAGATTACTGGTTGATTACGGTGGAAATTTAACGATAAATCAATTCAGAGATAACTTTAGCAAGACACAATATGAGTATCGCGGAATTTTAAGAAATCAAGACATATTTAAGCCTATCGGAACACTATTTGAAGAAAAAATCAATTTCTAAAAGGTACTGGATATACAGTTTTATGTCATTTTTGACATAAAACAAAGAAATGTAAATTTTTTATTAATAAATCGATGCATAAAAATGTTCACGTTCTTCGTTTTCTACTTTTCTTTTGTGATTTCTTTTGTGATTTCTTTTGTGATTTCTTTTGTGATTTCTTTTTCTTAATTTCATTTTTTACATATTTTATTTTTGATTCTATCATTTTTTGTAAATTAGTAAATGTTTTTATTTTTCCACCATCAAATTGTTCAATATATTCAACATCTGTAATATCAAATTCATGCTCGCACAAAATAAACAAATGTAAAAGTATAAAAGATAAAAAGTTTTTATTGATAAAAGAATATTCAAAATTGTTTACTGTATCATTTATTATTCGATTTCTCCAATATTGAAATCTATTCAAATCTCGATATACTATATCATCTTCAAATATTTCAAATTCACTTGATAATTCTGTAAAAAATTCTTTTATATCGATAATATTGTCTTTTATATAATTTAGATATAACATATTATCGGTTAAATGCCAAAACGCCTGTCTATAATTAATTAGTTTTTTAAAATTTTCTTGTTTCCATTTATTAATGTGTTTTACATAATTCACCGGTGATATTTCTTTATTATTTCCTTCAAAATATGATAATTTAATTATATCGGCACTATCATTTCTAATATAATCTTGAGCACGTTTTGAAAAAATTTCAAATGCATTTTTGTCTTTTAAATTGATGTCCATAGCATTAGGTTCTTTTTCTATATTAAAATAGTAATGTAATAATATTCCAATTTCTAAATAATCACGTTCTGTAAAACGATGAAATAATGTTTTTTTATTGTGTGTTTGTTGATATATTTGACCTGTAATTTTATTTTTCAATAATCTTATTGTTTTATAAGTCATTTATTATTACAAAATTATTTTATTTTTATTTTATTAATGATATTTTCTTCATTAATAAAAAAATATTGATTCAGATTTTTTACATCTTGCGCAACAACTTGAGGAGTTTCTTGGCAGACATACTACGAGATCTGGAACGTCTGGAACGAGAACGAGATCTGGAGCGAGAACGTCTCTTTCTTCCATCTACAACGGAATGGCGTCTACGTCTACGAGAACGCTTGGACTTCTTGGAACGTCTCTTTCTTCCATCAGCACTCTTGCTCTTGGAACGTCTGGAACGCTTGGATTTCTTGGAACGTCTGGAACGTCTCTTTCTTCCATCAACACTCTTACTCTTACTCTTGGAACGTCTGGAACGCTTGGACTTCTTGGAACGTCTGGAACGTCTCTTTCTTCCATCAGCGCTCTTACTCTTGGAACGTCTGGAACGCTTGGACTTCTTGGAACGCTTGGACTTCTTGGAACGTCTCTTTTTTCCATCAACGCTCTTGCTCTTGGAACGTCTGGAACGTCTGGAACGTCTGGAACGTCTAGAACGAGATCTAGAACGTCTCTTACGTCTACCATCAATCTCATTAATATTTGAATTTGGTTTTGGTTTTGGTTTAAAAAAATCTTCGTCCACATCATCAAAATCTTCAAGATCAAATGCTCCATTATTTTCACATAAAGTAATTATTTTGCCTAATATCATTTTAACAAAATCTTTTCTGAGTTTTTTATATCTGATAGAATCAGCAGTATTATCAATCAAATTTTCTTTCCAGTAATCAAAAGACTTGTTACCACTTTCATATGATTGATTAGCAAAATTTTCCCAATTTTCTGTAAGGTCGGAACATGCTTTTTCAAGGTCAATTGATGACGAACCCAAACCACCTGTTGCAAATAACAAATTTTTATTTTGTCTCAAAAATGCTCTATTATAATTTTTTAATAATTCTAAATTATTATTTTTGGCGCTATCCATAGTTTCACTTAATTTCATAATGGCATTTTGTACATTTTTGGAGAGTTTATCAAAAGCAGGTTCGTTAGCTGAAAGTTGTCTAATTAACATCAATTCACTTGCTAATGCAATATAATGATTTTCTTTGTAGGTAAGAGGAGTAACATCAATTGCTCCTACATGTTGGACGATTTGTCCAGTTGTTCTATTTTTTTTTAATACAACGGGTGCCCATTTTTCTTGACGACCCATCATTTCAAATCCATCTCTATAAATTCTTGACATTTTTTATTATACTAAACAAAAAAAAAAATTTTTTTTTAAATAAATTTTTTAACTTATTTTTTTTTAAATTTTTTTTTTAGTATTTCATATTAAATTCCATAGAATTTGGACGTTTTTCACGCACTTTAATAGGTGCATATCCCCTTATACCCCGTTCATTCTCATCTCCCAATATTGTATCCCATACCGTATATTTCGCCACACATTGTTCATATGCCAAAACATTTCTAACATCAAATACCGCTTGTGTAATCGTTTGTTCAATTAAAGAATCCAAATATTCTTCTGGAGACCATTTTGTATCAAAACCTTGTTTTGGATTATAACTTAAATACACTGAATTCATCAAATGTAAAATTTTATCATCCGGAACAATAATCTCACGTCCTCTCTCATCCACATCTCTCGTCATATTCGTAATTCGACTTGAAATATAATCAACAGTATTTTTACTAAAAAATTCTTTAACATTCGGATTATCGTCGATATTGGAACCAATGAATTTATATTGCTGATCGCTTTTGTAATAAGTATTATCAACACCTTTACTTTTATCATCGTCATTTATTTGTCCAAATTCACTACTTTTTTTATATCTTGACATTTTATTATAAATAAAGATAAGATTTTTAAATCAAATCTTTTCAGATTTTCATTTTATTATTTGGATTTAAACTTTTATCTTCAATCTCTCGAGTTTTCTGCATTTGCATCGCTGTAGATAACAAATTCTCTCGTTTTTTATTATCAGCTCTCTTACCTCCTCCTCCGCCATAATCTCTATATGATGTTTGTAATTGAACTTTTTGTCCTTCATCACCTCCTTCATCATCTTCGTCCTCAAACAAAATACTTTCATCTTCCATCGTTTCATCAATATCCTCAATCATTGTTTTCTTTTTTGAAGATGATTTCAATTTCTTTATTGGTTTTACTGATTCATCAACTTCACGTACTGCCATTTTTTTCATCTGTATTTGTTGTTGCTGTTGCATCTGTTGTTGCATTTGCTGTTGCAATAATGCTTGTTGCTTCATTTGTTCTTCCAATAATTGTTTTTGTTTCTGTTGAATAATATCATTAACCCATATAAAAGAATCTTGTCCCTCATACTTATCAATACTTCCCGTCTGTTCATTTATCACAAGTAAACAAGGAACTTGTTTGATATCAATTTCCGTTGAAGAAACAATTCTTTCACGAATTTCTTTATTATCTACACATAGATAATTGAAATTTAGATTTAAATTACCGGTATTAACAGTATCCATAAATTTCTTGCAAGCAGTTGAGTATTTGCTAAACAAAATGACATAATAATTTTGATTCATTATAATTTTTTATAATGAATATTTAAAATTTTAAATAATGTTTATAAAAATAAAAAAAATGATTAATATTTTTCTTGATTTAGACCAAACCATTATTTCTGGAGAGGTATTGAAAGAAGAGGATTTCGACGATGATGATGAAGATGAAATATATGATATCGAGAGTAATAAAACAAAAGCGATAAATTTTAATTTTCATAATATGGAAAACTATTATGTTATTTTTGAACGCCCTGGATTACAAAAATTCTTGGATTATCTTTTCAAGAATTTCAATGTTTCAATTTGGACGGCCGCTTCAAAAGATTATGGATTATTTATCGCTGAAAAATTCATTTTATCTGGACATCCTGAACGAAAATTAGATTTTATGTTTTTCTCTTATCATTGTAAAATATCGGAAAAAATTGGCAAAGGAACAAAAGATTTAAGTTTATTATGGGATTTCTATAATATCCCAGGATATAACGAAAATAATACCTATATTCTTGACGATTACGACCACGTTTTCGAAACTCAACCACATAACACAATTATTTCTCCTCCATTCCGTTTCACTGATAAAGACAGTGAAAATGATGAATTTTTACCAGAATTAACAAAACGATTAAAAGCATTAAGGCGTGAATTATTAGATGGAGATAATAGACATTCGATAGGAATTATAAATGATGGAAATGAACATGAATAAATAAAACAACTACATTTAAGGATTTACTGTTGATAAAATTTGAGCAATTGAATATTTAATATCTTTTTTAGAATCTGGTATTTGTGTCATATACCAATTTATTATTCCAACATCATTCTTCGTCCAAAATTCATCAACTGGTTCCGGTAAATTCATCGTTTTAAGAACATTAACTGTTTCTTTCCAAACATCTTTTTTTGTAATTTTATTCTTTTCATATTTTCTTAAAATATTTACAAATTTATTTTTGAGTTTAGTATTTTCATCATCAATTTCAGATGTTGGTGAAAAAAAGTCAAAAATAGAATCTAAAAAACCAAAACCTGAATCAAATTTCTTTCTTACACTTTTTCTTTTACGCGAGCGCCGTCGTTTTAGTAAACTCTTTTTTTGTTTCATTTTTTATAAAACAAAAGACAAAAAATTTTTTTATAACATTCAGAAATTCATATTTTTTTTTAATTTTTTTTATTATTTTATTTAATAAAAAATGAGTCGTTCAGATTATAAAAATATTTATGAAGGATATTTAGATAATACCGGATATAACAACAGAAATATCCGCGAAAGATATGGTAGTTGCGGTAGTGAACCAATGCCTTATGTGATGAATGAAATTCCAGTTATGGAAAATTATACTGGATACAATAACAGAAATATCCGTGAAAGATATGGTAGTTGTGGTAGCGAACCAACACCTTATATGATGAATGAAGGATACGGAGGTTGTGGTACATCACCTGTTATGGAAAAATATAATGTTAATGTCTTTAACATGCCTCATGTAAAAATTACCTCAAATAATAAAACTTATGTGATTGGGAATTATAGATCAATGTTTAGTGGTAGTTATGATTACGTTGGATATGTATCAGCAGAAGGGGTAACAGAAAAATTCACACTTTGCTCGAAGATAAGATCGCTGACAGATACAGGAATAACTACTATCACAGCAAAATTTATGGATCCTCTAGATACTGCGTCCGGAATATTAAAGTACCCTACTAATTATATTCCTCGACTTTTCGCAAATTCAATAGATGGACCTCTGGTAGAAAATGTCACCATATCATTTGACAAAGAAGAGCTTCCAACCAAAATTATATATACCATAAACGGTTGTGGTAGTACGTTTGTTGCACCACCACCAGTACTGGAAGCACCAACTACACCAGCACCAACAACACCAGCACCAGCACCAACAACACCAGCACCAACTACAACAACAGCAAAACCTACAACTACAACAGCAAAACCTACAACTACACTAAAAACAAAAGTAACTGAAAATTTATCTATATTCCCAAATAGATCATCATGGAAACTTAATGATAAACTGGTAATGAAAGATGGACAGACTAATAATGTTTTACGTGGTTCTATAACAACTATTTATTCGTCGGCGGCTTCCGGAAAATTAAGTTATGATATAACTTTTACTAATAATATAAAAAAATTTTATCAAAATATGCCGACAGACGTACGCGCTGATATGAGTAATGGTTCTCCCGACACATCATTACTCATATGGAGTTAAAAGTAAAAATTTTTTATACAAAAATGTTGTATAAAAAACAAATTATTTTTTAAAGAAAATCAATCCATTCATCGGCCAATCGTTCATATGTTTGTTCAATTCCCCAATTATACGCTGTATTTATAAAATGCGTTTTTAATCGCGGTCTGTCCAATACAAAATATAATTTTTCTAATAATTCATCAGTATTTTCTCTAAAAGGATAATCACATAATACTCCTTTTCCTTCAACGATTTCTGTCAATGCCGCTAATTTCACCGTAACAACTAAACATTTAGAACACATCGCTTCTAAAACTGTTATACAATATGTTTCTTTAAAATCCGTCGGGTAAAAGAAAATGTCAGATTTCAAAAATTCAATCGCCAATTGTTCTTGTGATACTCTACCATTTATAAAAACATAATCAAGTTGTTCAATCTTTCGTAATGTTTCATAATCAATATTTTCTTTTTTTACAAATATTTGTAATGTAGTTTCCGGATATCTTTCTTTAATCTGTGGAATTAAATTAATAAGATTTGTTAACCCACGAGAAGGGTCAGATGTATATATAAAACGAAACGGAATCTTTTCAATTTTATTGATTTCTTTAAATCGTTTTTGATGGATAGCATTTCGCGAAACAATTATTCTTTCTTCTGGAATATTTAATTTAGATACGATATTTTTCTTTTGCCAATTTGATATCGCAATAATATTTTTAAATTTTTCTTTATGAATCTGAAAACAATTTGCTTCATCGGTTATCGGTAAAACATCATGCACCCATAAATATACCGATTTAATATTATCATAATATACTAAATTCGACGTATATCGACTAATTATCAAAATATCAATTTCATATTTCAATGCAAATTCCGAAAAATATTTATAATCAATATATTCAACGCCTTTATGAACACATTGATAATCAATATTAAGTATTTTTTCTTCAAAAGAACCAATTATAAAAACACGATACCCTTTCTTATGAAATTCCTCCGCTAAATTTATCGCCATATATTCTGAACCTGAAATCCGCGCGTCTCTAACTGGATTCCAATTTTTAAACAATGATTGTTCTCCACCTGTATGAATTACAATAGTTTTATTGGTATAAGATAATTTTATAGGTGAAGAATAAATAGAATTATCACAAATTGCATATTTGATATTTAATAAAGGTTGATTATTAGGATACATTTCAAGCAGTCTTTTTAATTGCGGAATGACAAAATTAATTTTTCCTAACGTTAAATTCAAATCAATGTAAAGATAAGGAATGAGATAATCATAAATATCTTTTTCCATAATGGTATGAATAAGTTTTGGTTTTTTCGATGTGATAATTGTATTTAAAATTTCTTGTGCATAATCATTTTGTCCGCGATCTTTATAAATTACGGCCAATTTATAATCAATCTCTTTTCTATTTTTAAATTTCGGTAAAATGGATTTTAAATTCAATTCCATAATATCGACATCATTATCAATCATAAATTGCGTGCAAATTGTATCGTAATGATAAGAAAATTGATATTCAACATCGATATTATTACCTTTTAATTTCTGAAAATATGTCAACGCATCATCATATCTTTCTAAATTGTAATACGTTTTTGCTAAATAATAAATAATTCGTAAATCATTTGGATAATCTTTATGGTCTAAAAGAAGAAGTTGTATGTCTTTATTATGACGATTTACAGAACGGTTTTTATGTTCCATAGATTCAACATCATTGATAAATATTTCAGAATCTGTAATTTCTTGAATATTTTTTTTATTTACATCAATATGTTCATGAACGCGATATTTATATTTTAAATTTTCAGATGTTTTAATAATACGAATTGACGTATATTCATTCTGGAGAAAATTATTACGATAATTACCGATATTTAAAGAAAAACAAGAATGTTTTGATTTTGAAAGGATTTGTCGTAATTTTTGCCCACCATATAAGATATAACTATCGTCTAAAATAATTGTATATCTACAAGTTTTCGAAGATAATTCGAGAGAACGATTACGAGCATGTGCAAAATCTACGAATGGTTCTTCATAGAGATTTCCGGAAATATCGGCTAATTCAGATTTTATAATTTCTTTAGTATTATCAGTAGAACCAGTATCGAGTATAGTCCAATGATCAATAAATTGTTTATTTTCTTGAAGACAAGTCCGTAGGATTTCTCCGGAATTCCTTACAATCATTACAAGTTCAATAATTTTTGTCATTTTTATGATAAATATCTAATTTTTTAAACAACCTTTAAAAAATATTTATTTTTTTAATTCCATTCGCATTGTTTGATCATCAAATTTATTTAAATCTTGATATTCTTGGAATTTCAAATTTCGTCGTGTTTCTTGTTTATTGAAATTGATTTCGACATCATCATATTCTTTTTCCATTTCTTCCAATTGTTTTTCATATTTTCGTAAAGTTTTAGATTCAAAATCAGGTGCAGAGAAAAATAATTCATCAAACGATTTACTTAACCAAGTTAAATATTCATTTGCATTTATTCTATCTTCGCGATATAAAATCAATTGTCTTTTTATATTTTCTTCTAAAGATATATATCGTGATGATGCTGTTTTATGAGCATAACTAATTTCGTCATATTTATTAAATTTGATAACTGTGACTAAAATACCGGATAAAAAACTTAATAAAGTTGAAGATATGTTATAAATATATAAATGTTGTAAATCATTGCATAAGATACTACCGATAGTTGTAACAACACCAGATAAAGGAGTTAAAATAATTGCAGATAACATAAAATTTGAATATTTTTCATTTGATTCGATGGAGACTTCGGTATGCATTTTCCGATAAAGACGACATTGTTTTTCGATTAGTTTGACGGCTTTTTCGATTTTTGAATTCCAACCAAATATTTTGTCGAATGAAGGACTTGCTGAAAAATCTTCTGAAAATTCATCCATTTTCTTTTATTAAAATACTTTTTTCTTTTCTTTAAAAAAATGGCAGAAGAAATAACAAAATGGTATATTTCCATACTTTCTGGAATATTGTTTTACGTGATTGCATCACCGAAAATTTATAAAAAAACTGGAAAGTTATTTTATAAATTATTTGATGTAAAAATACAACATGATGGAAAACCAAATAATTTAGGATTGTTAATACATACAATCATATTTGTTTTGATTACACGATTTCTGATGGAAATAAAAATAAATTGAAAACAAGATATATAAAAACAAGATAAAGATATATAATTATGAAACGTTGCGCAAGAAATAATTGCTTTAGAAACAGTATACCAAGAGGAAAATATTGTGATGAACATCGCGTCGCACGAAAGAAATCAGTTGATATTCCAGTTCAACCTTCAATTTCTGAAATAGAACGTCGTTTAATAATAGATGAACAAAATAATGAATATAATGAAACAATGAGACTTGATATGTTGAAAATGCAAGAAAATGAACAGAAAATGTTAGAAAAAGTATTTAAAGAATCAGAAATGGATCAACTTCGCGAACACGTTTTTAGTTACGAGAAAAAGAGTGATAGTTTCAATATAAAATTTTCGATTAATGGTAAAACTCAAATTCATTACTTTAATCACGATGCACTATTTAAAGACATTTTTCAATATATTGATTTATATTTATATGATAATAATTTAGAAATGGAATACGATTTGATTTATTATCCAAACAATATATTTTCTAAAGATATTTATGAAGAACAAAAAATATCGGATTCGTTCAATTGTAAATCAGTGTCATTACTGGTAAGAGACAAAAATCTATAATTTTTAAATTGATTTTTTATTTTTAGACTTAAAATAAAAATACAAGAGATATGATTAAGTTTAAGTGTCATCATTGCAAGAAAAAGACTTTATATGAAAATGTATGCAAATGCAAAAATACATTTTGTATGAACTGTCTATCGTCATTTGTTCATAATTGTTCATATGACTATAAAGAAGAAAAAAAGAAACAATTAGGAGAAGATAATCCAAAAATTCTCGCGCAAAAAATAGTAGTAATATAGGTTAGGAATTATAGGTATAGGTTAGGAATTATAGGTATAGGTTAGGAATTATAGGTATAGGTTAGGAATTATAGGAATTAAGATATAAATTTAAGTTTTTATATTTTTTGTATTTAAAAATATAAAATTATTCATAAAAATGTTTGGATATCACGATTTACAAAATATTTCACGAAAACAACCCACAACATTATGTGAAATAATGCATAAAAATTACAGTGATAAATCATCACTTCATTTACATCATAATTATAGTTTAATTTATGACGAAATGTTTTCAGAATTTAGAAATAGAAAAATCAATATTCTTGAGATTGGAATCGGGTCAATGAATCCACATATTCCATCTAACATGACAGGTGGAGAATTAGGACGTGTTTATAACCCTGGTGCAAGTATTAGAGGTTGGCATGAATATTTTCCAAATGCAACGATATATTGTTGTGATATAGACCGTGATATATTGAATTTTAATGATCCGCGAATTCATGGGTTTTATCTTGATCAGACAAATGAAGAAAGTATAGATAATTGTTTATCTGGAATTTTGAATAATGTAAGTTTTGATATTATTATTGATGATGGTTTACATTGGTTTCCGGTAAATTGTAATGTTATGAATAAATTAATAAACAAAGTTAATAGCGGTGGATATTACATTATTGAAGATATAGTACATTCTCAATTTAATTATCGTTATCTTGATATGCCGACATTAAATGGTACAACATATCAATATGTACGTCTTCCAAATGTTCATAATTCCGTCGATAATAATTTATTTATAGTGAAAAAAAGTTAAATAAAAACATATAATGGATTCATTTGTTTCTGCTACAGAAGACAATACTGAAAATATTTCATCTAAAATGAATGATTTATTGCTTTTGTCAACATCTCCTGACGTGTTTAAAGATTTTTATTCAATCATTGACCAAGATGACGAAGATGATGAAGATAAACATCGTTTAAAATATAAAATCGTGTTAAAAGATATCGTAATACAACATTTAGAAAAACAAATAAGAAAATACGAGTACGGATATAATATGTGGTTATCGTTAATTAAATCGATTTAAAGATAAAATTACATATAAATATATATAAAAAGATATGTTATTAGAAAGAATACGTGATTATGCGAGTTTTATTATTTCAATTGTTTCATCTTATATTTATTTTACAGATGGAAATTGCAAAGATATTGCAGATATACTGGCGACGTATTTAGTCGTTGATTTATTTATTAATAGAAAAATGGATATATTTATTCATCATTTTCTTGGAATATTTTTGTATAGTTTTATACACGTGAATCAATTATCTGAAGAATCTGAAAATATTATTATGAAACCATTTATTGCACTTGAAATATCATCGGTTTTTTATAATATAATTTGTTTATATCCGAATAATAGATTTTCTTTATTGAACAATTTGTTATTCTTTTCGACATTTTTTTATTATAGAATTTACAAATATTATTATTCAGTTTTACAAAATGATATTATTCAGAATATAATTGAAAATACGAAATCGTCAAAATTTTATTATTTTATAATCTACAATTTTTATGCTTTGAATATTTACTGGTTCACAAAAATGGTAAAGATAATTATAAAAATATTACGTAAAGTTTAATTTTGTCTTCTTGGACTTCTACTACGTCTTCTTGGACTTCTGCTTCGTCTTCTTGGACTTCTGCTACTTTGTCTTCTTGGACTTCTGCTTCTGCTTCTTGGACTTCTGCTACTTTGTCTTCTCGGACTTCTGCTACGGCGAAGAATTCTTCGTGGAAGTGGACTTTGAAAAGCCATTCGTCTACCTATAATTGGACTTTGTTGTAAACGTATAGGAGATGATGTAGGACTTTGTAATTCTTGAGGACTACTACTTCGTCTTGCTCTGGTAGAACTTTCACTTGAGTGTAGAGGAACTGCATTTTGTCTAACAAGTCGTGGTGCTGAAAACGGAAAATTGTTATTTCTTCTCGGTGAAGGAGTTCGTGAAACATTTCTTCCATCTCTTTTTCTCATTTTTTTATTTAAAGAAATAAAAAAAATTTTAAAAAATGCTAAAATTTATTTGTTCGACGATTTTATTAAGTTTTTCTTTAGCGTGTAATGTATTAACATTATCTGGAGGAGGTGCATATGGTAGTTTTGAAGCAGGTGTAATATCTAAATTGTTTGAATCTGGTTCAACCTATGATATCATTACTGGTGTTTCTGCTGGTTCTTTAAATACCGCATATTTAGGTTCTATCAAAAGCGGTGAAGAAAAATATCATACTCTCGAATTTAAAAATTTATGGACATCTATTAAGAGTAAAGATATACTTCATAAAGTATATTTTTTAAATGGATTGAGTTTATATGATAATAAACCAGTTAAAACAAAATTAACTGAAATATTTTCAAATATAACAAATATAAGAGATATAAAAATAGGAGCCACATCATTGATTGATGGTACATCTCGAGTTTTTAATAAAACTGATGTTTTAAATTATGGATTAGTCGATATTTTGATGTCCAGTATTGCTATACCTATCGCTTTACCACCATATCCATTTCTAAATGATATTTTTGTAGATGGTGGATTAACAAGTAATGTTTTACTTAACGAGGGAATTAATTATTGCGTCGATAATTTTCCTTTAGAAAATATATATGTCGATGTTATAGTATGTGGTAAAAAAATAGGAAAATATGAAAGTTTAACAATGAACATTAAAGATATCGCGGAAAGAATTATATCAATAATAACTGAACAAGTAGAATATTCTGAATTATTGCACCCAGTTTTAGAAGATAATGTTTTTATTCGCGTTTTTGAACAACAACATCAGGATAATTATGGATTACTTGATTTTGATAAAACGGAAACTTTGTATAATGAAGGATATAATTTTACTAATGTAAATGTTTATTGGCTAAATAATACAAAAAAATAAAAAAACTTTCTATAAATAAAAAAATGTCTACAACAACACCTACGACAACTTCATCACCTCAGCTTTATTTTAATAATAATCAAAAACAAACTGTTGATTTGAAAAAAGCGGAAATATTAATTTATTATGATGATTTCAATAATTTGTATTCTTATATGCCTAAAAATTTTCCATTATCTACAACATCAAAAACTCCTAATGATAAAAGATCATCTTCAGCAAAATTTAATGTTCCTCTAACCATAAATAACATATCAAGCAATTTTTATCCTATTTCAATGACAATATGGGGAAAATTGTTTGATGGAAATAGTAATACATTTAGAATGGTAGAACTGAATGATAATGGTAATAATATAACAGCTTTTACAGTTAATAATGATAATACAATTTCATTATCAATTAAATTAGTTAATAATACAATAGGTCTTGGTGTAAACGAAACAAACAATAATTTGAAAAATGCAGTAGCCACAGGAAAAACAAATAATAATCCACCGTTAATTTCTAAAATTATTATATTATATGATGATCCATCTTCGACCACAGATTCAGATAAACAAAGCATGATTAAATCAGCAAATGTGAGAGAACCATACAATGATATGATGTATATCGGTATAATGTAATAAAAAAACTTACTTTTTTATTTTTTCTATAAATAAAAATGTCAAATACATTAGATTTTACAAAAATATGTTCCGCTGATGAAACAAATTTGAGAAAAGCAGAAATTTTAATATATTCTACTGGTGTAATAAATATTACTAAAATTGTTGGAATTAATTTACCACCAAATTCAAGTGTCGAAAATGAAGGAAATAAAATAATAAAATTAGATGGTTTATCTCAAAATTTCTATCCATTGTTAATAACTTTTTGGGGGAAAGTTTATGATGAATGTGGTATATCTACTAAATTTAATATGATTTCATCTTTAAGAAATAATACTTCAAATCCAACTTCTTTTATTTTTAATAGTGATGGTACAATGACAATGAAAATAGAAAACATTAATTTACAAACTTCATTTGGAGTAAGCATACCAGACAATTGTGCTGAAACAGAAAAATTAGTAGCGAAAATAATTATTATATACAATCCTTGTTAATAATTTTTTCTTGATTTATAATAAATGGCAGATTATAGTTTATACAAAATATTATTATTAGGTGATTGTTCATCAGGTAAAACATCAATGATATATAGATTAACTTGTAATAATTTTTTAGAACATTATATTTCTACAATTGGTATCGATTTCAATATTAAATCTTTTGTAGTAAACGATAAAAAAGTTAAATTACAAATATGGGATTCTTGTGGTCAAGAAAGATTCAATTCATTAACACGTTCTTATTACAGAAACACAGATGCATTTATTATATGTTATGATATTTCAAGTAATAAATCATTTGAAAATGCGCAATTTTGGTTAAAAGAACTTGATAAATATGTTGACCGTCCAATTATTAAAATATTAGTAGGAACTAAAAATGATTTAGAAGAATTAAGAAAAGTAAATTATCAAGATGGAAAAAAATATGCAGATTCTTTAAAAATAGATTTTATGGAAACATCAGCGAAAAATAATTCAAATATTAGAGATTTATTTTATAATTTATCTGTTCAGTTAGTTAATTCGTCTGATGAAAAAATACAGGAACAACGTCAAGAACGTTATAAATCTTTCGCAAGATATGGTACAACAACATACGGTTGTTGTTAAAAAAATGAACTTAAAAACATATAAATATATAAAAAAAATGTTTATTGAAAATATAAATCAATTTGTTCTCGATTTTTTAGAAAATAATAAAACTAATATGGCTGAACAATGGACATCAAAAAAGAATCAACAATTATTATTAAAAACGTTAAAGAAAAATAATATTAAAATTAAAGATCCAGAAAAACCTAAACGAGGTAAAAGTGGTTTTTTGTTTTATTGTGATGTAAAACGACCAATGATAAAAGAAGAAAATCCGGAGTTGACTGTAAAAGAAATAGTTTCAAAGTTAGGCACAGAATGGCAAATATTAAAAGCAAGTAATTCAACTGAAATTTCTAAATATGAAGAAATGTCAGTAAAAGATAGGAATAGATATAAACAAGAAATGAGAAGTTATATACCAATTTTGAATAGAAAAACAGAAGACAAGAAAAAATCAGGAAAAAAATCGAAACGTCGTTCAAAACGAAATGATGATGATATCATGTATGATAATTTTGTTAAAACTAAAAAACCAAGAATAAAAAAATCACATCCTGAATTTGATTCTAAAGAATTAATTCAATATATAAAAACAAAATGGGAAAAATTACCAGAAGAGAAAAAAATAAAATACAAAAATAATAAAACAAAAAATAAAATTATCTAATAAATAAATGGATAATATCGGTATCAGAACAAAACAATTGTTAGGTAATCGAATAAAAAACGTACAACAAGCATATAAACAATTACAAGAACCTAAACATAATCTTCTTTCATACGATAATGAAACAATGAATACAAATTTTGGTAATATTTCTAATATTCAAATTCCTTACGAAATTCAATCGGCAGAAATTGAATATGAGGAAGAAGAACCTGAAGAAGAAACTGAAAAAGAAAATTTTTCTTCTTATATTTTATATTTTATAATAATTTTGTTATCTTTAGGATATATAGGTTTTCAATTAGCAAAAGAAAAAGTTATTTCTCTTGAATCTATGAACGGAATTACATTGGGATTATTATCCGGAATGATTATTGTAAATTTATTATGGTCAAGTATAAAAAATAATTAAAAGAAAAAAATTTTATACCATTAAATAAATGAGTAAAACGGATGATCCAACAACATTTTATATTTCTATTGCATCTTCTGTAGCATTACTTATATCAGAGATAATGCCTTTTGTAGATAAAACTAAATCAAACGGAATTTTACATTCCATAAAAATGATTTTAGATAATTGTAATAATGTAAAAGTTTCTGATGAAATTATAAACAATATAAAAAATGATATAACGGTTATTAAGACTGATGTAGATGCAAAAAATAAAGAAACTGATAATTTTATTGTAAATATAAAAAATGACGTAAGTGATATAAAAAACGAACTTAAAGATATCAAAAAATTATTTGATCAACTTGAAATTGTATAAAATATTTTATGTTGCTTTATATTAATAAATGGTTAATATAAAACAAGGATATGTAATAAATTTAAAAAAGCGTTCAGATAGACTTAAAAGGTTTAAAAATGAAGTTAGTGAGCATTTACCAGATATAAATATTGAAGTAATTGAAGCAGTAGATGGTACTTTATTAAATTTAAAGGACGAATTTATAAAAAAAAATGTGAATAAATGGAATTTTGATAATTTACCTGATAAAACATTGAGAGGAGTAATTGGTTGTTGTTTAAGTCATTTGAATTGTTATGATTTAATAAGTAAAAGTGATGATGAATATGTTATAATATTTGAAGATGATTGTGCATTTAGAACCGTTGAACATAAAAAAATAGCGCAAAAATATTTAAATGAATTAGAAATACCAGAAAAATTTGGAATAATTTTTTTAAATAAATGGTCAGCACGACCAGTAGAAAGAATAGGTAAATTAAACAGAATAAAAGGTGCGCCTACGACAGAAGCATATATAATTAATAAAGAATATGCGAAAATATTATATGAAGAAAATATATGTAATATAGGAGCGATAGATGCACATATATGTAAAACTATGAATAAATATCCAGAATATCCATCTTATCAATTAGTAGATGAATTATTTATTCAACATAATAGAGCAGATACTAATATTCAATTCGGATAAAAAAGAAACTGATAGAAATAATTTTTATAAATTTTTTTTTTAAACTGGTTTCAGTTTAAAAATATGATAATTTCGCATTTTGATACATAGAAATGACATATGTATTATATATGTATGACATATGTATCATATATGTATGACATATGTTTTTACTATGTCAAACGCAAATTCAATATAAAAACACTATATTTTAATATAAGACTGAAATACGTTTGATTTGTTTTAATAAAAAATCATTTCATCTTCTTCATCTTTTTTATAATTTTTGAAAATAAATTTCTTTTTGGTTCTTCGTAAATATCTGTTTCAATATTTTCTGTGGAAGCAACTTTATCATTAAAATATTGTTCTAAAATTTCAATTCTTGATTCAAGTATCAAAAAATCACATTTATATTTATTTTCAATTTCTTCAATATATTTTAACAATAATTTATCCATATATACATAAAATAAATAAAATAAGAAAACTATTGTAGTTATATCATAAATTAATACCATCTTATTTTTTAATTTTTATTCTTTAAATTTTTATATTGTATCGCGGATTCCATCATAATATGATAACGCTTTTCTAAAATATAAATCAAATTCTGATTCTGAAACATATTCAATAAATTCTTTAAACATTTCTTCTCTTATGTTTGACATATATGTTCTAAAAAATAAAAGAAAACTCGGTCTGTTTTTATAATCGGATGACGATATCATCATTTCATTCAAAACTGCATCATAAAAATCTTCAACCGGATTTTCAGAATTATGTAATTTCTTTACATCGTCAAATGACTTTGTTTGAAAAATTGAATCTTCATCACATATTTTTTGTGCATATGAATTCAATCTCGCGCTAAAATTAGAAACGATTTGGTCTTCAAATGATATCGCTATACTTAAATCCCCGAAACCTGATATAGTATTTACTAATCGTGAAATAAATCCCGATGAACAAGTACCTGCCATATCTTCTAACTCTTGTAATAATCTTTTCTGCATCTCATTTTTGTTTTCATTAGAACATATATAACTCCATAATTTTACCATCACTACTGATAATGTTATACTTAATGCAGAATATAATGTTCTATCCATTCGGATTCTATTTAAAGAAACTAATATTTTTTCTTTATCATTTGTGTCATTTATCAGTTTTTGAATTTCTTCATCCACGTAATCAAAATTTATAAAATCATCATTCAATTTCATTATCGGAACATAACATATCGTCTCTAAAATATTCATTACCGATTTTTCAATTTCTTTAACATGTACATTTTGTTTATTATCAAAAATCGTTTTACCTTTTCCGCCAAGTTTCATAATTATCTCTCTCCCTTTAATTTTCATGTTTTCAGAACCTAAAGATAATAAAACATCTGATGCATCTGCACGTAAATTATATTCATTATCTTCATTTTCTGCAAATTCTAAAAGGTTTTGTTCAACTTCTTTTATTTCATTTTCTGTCATTAATTCTTTTATACTTTGTAGAAGATATTGTGATGATAATATTCGATACATCATTAAATTGTTATCATTTCTCAAAAAACTTAACAACGATTTATATAAATGAAATTTGATATCGCTTATTTTCTTTCTCTCAAGAGATAAAATAGACTTATATCGGTAATCACAATCGATTCTATTATCCTCTATAATTTTTATGAAATAAAGCGATGATTCTTCTTTATATTTTTCATTTTCCATTAAAGAACAAATGACGTCGATTTTATATGGCGTCGCCAATTCATTACCAAGTCGTGAGCAAATTATATTTAATGTTTCATAAGCAATATTTTGTCGTAATTCATTTCGTTGTCTGATGGCGTCATTACTTTCAGTTTTTATTTCTTTCATTTCATCATCGTCTTTATCATAAATATCTTCTTCGAATTCAGTAAATGATAATAAACCTTTTACAGCTTCTACGTTTAAGAAATCAGATAATTTTGTTTCTAAAGCGATTCCATTTAAATATTTTTCGAGGATTTTAGCACCGCTAAATTGATACATCCCCGAAATACGACTAATAATTTCAATAGCATTATTTTGATTTTCTTGGAAATAGCGATGAATCAATTTAATTCGTGTTTCATATCTTAAGCTTAAATCTAAAATATATTTTTCGTAATTAACATCATCAACGTCAAATTCTTCGTCGATTTCATCGATTTCTTCTTCAAGATTAATTTCATTTGTTTTTTCTTCCGAACTCATTTTTTATAAATTTTATAAGTTGTTAAATAACAAAAAAATTAAATTATTATATTAATAAAAATGCCGATGAAAATTTATGCTAGTAAAGATGATGATATAGATACATTGAAGAGAATAGAAGAACACAGCGATGCATTGAAGAGAAAAAAAAATTTAGAAAACTTAGAAACGTTTATTAATGAAAGTGAAAAACAAGATGTAAAAATTAATGAAACTGGAATATTTAATATTATAGCAGAATTTATGTTTGGAACAAACCAAATACCAAAAGATGGAAAAAAATCAAAAAAGAAATCAAAAAAGAAATCAAAAAAGAAATCAAAACGGAAGTTTTAGAAAAAATTAACGTCATCTTTCTTAACCTGTTATTATGGTTAAGAAAAATCATATATTTAGGAGACTAAAGTTCAGTCAGAATCGTATTCATCGCTTTCAATTGTATTGTAATTTTCGGTTTCTATTTGTTCTTTTGATTTTATATAAATTGATATTTTACCTAAATTACCAACATTAGAAGAGAATAATAATGGTTTACCGGTATATATTTGCATATTTGAACCTAATCCCGATAATTTTGTTATACGGCATAATTGTTCTGTAATAAATTCTTGGGAATATTCATAAGCACTTACATCATCATCTTCATCGTCTTCGCCAAATTGCACTTTTCTTTTCAAAATACCTCCTGCATTACAGGAAAATTCAATTTTATAATTACTTGATATAACTTTCATTGATGAACCTATACTTGACATTTCTTTAATCATTTTTTGGAAATCTGAAGAATTAACAATTATTGGTTTGCCATAACCTGTCGGAATATCAATATCTAAATTTTGAATGCTTTGTATTTTTACATATGATATTGTGGTACGATTATTTTCTTTTGGAATGACTTTTATTCCTAAATCATTAGGGCATCTTTCTTCTATGAACAACTCTAAACTGTCTTTCTTCTTGATCGAGCGCGCCATGCGATGAAAATGTACAAGGTTGATTCCAAGGTACAATTTTTTACTATTAAATTTATAAATTGAAAAATTTTCAGCACTCAAAACAAGGTCAATTAATATCGTTTTATGTGAATCCATCATACATAAATAAATTCCATTTTCATCGATGACAAAACAGCCTGTTTTAATATTATTACTTAATAACTCTGCTAATATCTTGATTACATATGCTTCTTGAGTTTTTGCTTTGAATAAAACCGTCATTATTATAAATATATATGAAATCTTTAAATAATAATTTTGAAAAAAAATAAAAAAAAATAAAATTTTGATTTTATTTTGTTGTTTTTTGTAAAAGCTATTTAAAGAAATGCATTCCTTAATATATAAGCGATTTTAAAAACATGTCATTAAATATTATTAAATTGATTGAAAAGGATAATCAGATAAGTATCCTTTCAGATAACTGTGAAAACAGACTAATCAATAAGATTAAAGACAATTTCAAAGAGACCGAACAGCAGTTGTTTATTGGAAGTTTCTATTGCTTTCTTAAGTATGATACCAAGAAAGATTTTGTTATCGACTTCGATAACGTATGGAAATGGATGGGTTTCGCAAGAAAAGGAAACGCTAAAACAACATTAGAAAAACATTTTACAATTGAAACTGATTATCAAGTTAAAAAAACCGCTTCTGAATCGGCAGAAGCGGTTTTGAATGGAGGACAAAACAATATTAATTCCGCTCCACCGATCTGTGGAGCGGTTTTGAATGGAGGACAAAACAAAGAAACTATTCTATTAACAGTCAATACTTTCAAGAAGTTCTGTTTGAAAGCAGGGACAAAGAAAGCTGACCAAATCCACGATTATTATATCAAACTCGAAGAGCTTTTACACGAAACTGTTAATGAAGAATCAAATGAATTGAGAAAACAACTTTTAGATACAAAAGAAGAAAATGAAAAACTATCAGAAGAAAAAACAAAAATCGAAGAAGAAAATAAAAAATTAATCAGAAAATATATTAAAAAACCTAAAGAAATTTATAAAGATAGAAATGTCGTATATATTATGGCTACTAAAGAATCTTTATTAACGAGAGAATACGCAATCGGAAAAGCGACAGATTTGAACCATCGTCAAGATGACTACAATCATAACAAATTACATGATTTCGATGTGATTTATTATAAAAGTTTTAGTAGTCCAAGAATCATGGATTATGTCGAATCTTTAGTATTATCAAAACTGAATAAATATAAATGTAAAGCAACAAGAGATGCGTTCTGTTTACCAGAAGATTGTGATTTAACAATATTTACAGATGTTTTTGAAATTTGTAGTAAATTTTTTGAAGATGTTGAGGAATCAGATGTTGTTTTCCCTAAGGCTACTCCTATTGTAGATAAAGAAAAAGAACGCGAAAGAAAGAAAAAATACAACGAAGAACATAAAGAAGAAATTAAAGAACGCGACCGTGTTTATCGTGAAAACAATAAAGAAGCAATATCTGAAAGACAAAAAGCATATCATGAAAAAAATGCTGATGTAATTTCTGAAAAACGTAAAGAATATTATGAAGAAAATAAAGAAGAATTTATCGGTAAAGTAATGGAATATTATCAAGAAAATAAAGAACAAATATTAGAAAAGCGAAAAGAATATTATGAAAATAATAAAGAAATCATATTAGATGAAAGACAAAAATATTATAAAGAGAATTATAAAACTAAAATCGCAGTACAAAGACAGGCCAAAGAAGAATGTGAATGTGGGATGACTGTTACACATTATTGTATGAGCAAACATAAAAAATCAAAAAGACATGAATTATTAATGAGTAAAAAAGGAAATGGTGAAATCAACAAAAACGAAGAAGAAATGAAAGTATAGAAACATAAAATAAAAAAAATTGATTTTATAATTTTACAAATTTTATAAAATCAGAAAATGCATTCAATAAACATTATTCAACTGATTGAAAGAAACGCTATGTATTATAAATATGATAATAAGATACTTAACAAGATTCGTGATAATTTTACAGAACAACAACAGCAACTTTTTATGGCAAATGCTTACTGTAATATCAAATACGACACAAAAAATGATTTCATTATCGACTTTGAAAACATTTGGCGTTGGTTAGGTTTCCAGAAAAAAGAACATGCAAAAACTATATTAACCAAACATTTTGTCGTCGATATTGATTATGTCTCTAAAGGATTCGCAAAAAAAACCGATAATGAAGATTTTACAGGCTGTTATAACAAAGACCGTATTTTTCTTACCATTAATGCATTTAAAAAATTCTGCCTACGTTCCGGAACAAAAAGAAATGATGAATTACAAGATTATTATATAAAAATTGAACAACTATTACAACAATCTATACATGACGAAAGTTGTGAATTAAAATTACAATTATGTAAAAGTCAATCCGAACGTGATAAAGTATGTGAAGAATATAAAGATGTTCCTCCAATCAAAAGACCAGTTGAAAAAGATAGAGATAAAAATGTTATATTTTTATTATCTACAAGTGAAGGTAGGTACATGGTTGATAAAGTAGACAGTTTATCAGAACAAAGACGAATATTTCATCGCGCAAAAATTATCGATTACAAAATTCCTTATCACATATCTTGTAAGAATCCAAAAATGATGGAAATTATTGAATCTGCGATTTTAATGAAACTTAATAAATACAAAAGTAAAACACATCGCGATATTTTTCTTACTAATAATATTGAAATGTTTATAAACATTTTCGATGAATGTTTAAAATTCTATGAAGATATCGATGAAGCCGTTTATCCTTCCAGATATTATGAAGATGATGATTAAATTTATGATGTTTTATTATTAGAATTTTCGGGTTTATTTAATAAACTGATTAATAATATAGGCGCGGATATACCAAAAATTAACGCCAATATTATAGTCCCATATAACCAAAGAGAATTTGGTTTATCATTTTTTTTGTCTTCGTCACTATCATATTTAGAAACACTTAATTGTAATGCTAATAATAATACACCAGATATTGATGCAAAGCCAAGCGCTTGTATTTGTAAATCATTCATTTTTATTTATTATAAGAAAATTTTAATTTTTATCACAATTTTTTTAACCAAATGTGGTTAAAAAATTAAAACTGTTAGACATCTAAATCCAATAAAACGGTGAATTTTTTAATACCGTTTACTTTATATCCGATAATTTTCAATTTCCCTCCATTTTTTTCTTCGGATTTTTCAATTGTATATTTTTCTATGTCTTTTGCATTTTTGTAAGAATATAATAATATACGATATCCATACATTTCATCGTCAAATTTTTCCATTTTCTCAGAAATATATTTTTCCATATTCCAAAATATTCCTAATTGTATAGCTTTATTTATACTATCAACATTTCGCGCAATATATAATTTATCATCAATCAGTTGATTCTGGAAGAAATAATTATTTTTCTTCAAATTTATTTCATTATATAATTCATAATCATCTGAAATATCAATATCTCTTAACCATTTTTCCGTAAAATCTTTTCCTTTCAAAAGAGTCTGTATTGAAGAATGAGAATCAAAATCATCAATATCAATATAATAATCCGACATACCAGTTTGATTATGGAAATTTAACATACGACTGAAATCTCTTGTAATTTTATGTTTCAAAACATATTTTAATCGATTTAATGTTTCTTCAGATTTAATAATTAGTTTATTATTACGCATAATACCTTCGTTATCAAATGATAAAACATTGGGAATCATTTCATAATTAAATGATGAATCAATTTCTACAAACATTTCAATAAATTCAGAAAAATCATCATTTATCAAATCATTATATGTTCTGTAATCTGGATCAGTAATTTCAATCACGTAATTACTATATAACCATATAAACTGATTTACTATACATCGTGATAGTTTTTTCATTTTGTTATATTCTTTGAAATTATTATATTCTTCAGCATATTCAATGTAAACATCAAATTCTCCCATTGTTCCAATAATCATATTTTCGACGTTTTCTGCATTCATAATTCCGATTTCCCGTTCATAATTTCCTTTTAAATTATATTTTCGACTTTCTTCCAAACTTATAATAGGAACATTTAAAGGAGGTATAGGGATAATATTTATAGCATACAATTTATTATTTACGTCAATAACAAGAACTCGCGTTTTACCAAAAACATCAACAACTTGTGAAACAATTTTATTGTTCTTTAAATACAAATCACCATTAATATTTGTTCTGAATATTCGTTCTTTATCTTCATAGAAAACAACATTATCTAAATTCTTGTATATTTCCATAACATTTTTAACAATTTCTGAAGAAAAATCAAAAATATATTGATTGTTTTTATTATCATTTTTATCGGCTCTTAAAATAATTTCACATTGTGGATATGACGAATAACTCCTCAAAGTACCATAATGTTCATAAATAAATACACATTTCTTTTTATTTGAAAATTTGTAATACTGGTTTTTATGTTCCGGTAATACTAAAGTTTCGCGATTTCTGTCTTTATGAAAGATGAAAATATTGATATCGTATTTGTATTCAAGTAAACGAATAAATTTTTGCGGATCAAAATATTCATCATTGTTTTTAATATTTTCTTCGATTTTTTCAATACTTTCATTATAACATTCTTGTTTACATAATGGCAAATATTGCAATATTTCATATCTTATATCTTCATATTCGGTAATTCGTAAATATTCTTCTAATTTTTGATTTCTTTCATCTTCATCTTCCAACAAATTAATATTTCTTATATCTTCTTCTTCAATACATTCAACGATACATTGAATAAAACTATTTTTAGTTTTCTTTACACCTTTTCGGAGATAATATTTATCTTCGTTTGTATCCATTTTAGAAAAAAATTCATTTATATCTTTTGGTAAATCACCAAATTGTCCTTCTTTTAAAATTTTATTTGTCGTGATTTTCGTTTGAAGTTTTGTTATATTTTCAGTTATTTCTTTTTCTTCTTCTTCACCTTCGTTTTCAATTTCTTCACCTTCACCTTCAATTTCGTCTTCGTCTTTTTGGAAAAAATTAAAATTATCTTTATTATCTTTTGTAACGATATCAAAATATTTTAAAAAATCCATTTTTGCTTTTTTATTTGCTTGATCAGTTTTATAACAACAAGGTAATAATGGAACTTCGTTTTTGTTTTTTGTTTTATTAATAAGAACACCAGGATACTTGTGGTCTTTATAATCACATGTAAACTTGTATCTATCTTTAACTATAAATTTCAACGGTTTTTCACCTGATTTTACCATTTTTTTATATTCTGATTTTGAAATATTTTTCGGGAATATCATAACATGTTTACCTTCTTTTAATGCATTTTCATATTCTTCTTCAGTTTTAAGAAGAGTTGGATTATAACTACCACAACCAGATGTACTTAAAAATATTTCAGGAGCGATATATTTTAATTTTGTAGTTGCTGTTTCGTCTTCACCTGTTTCATCATCTTCTTTCTCTTCTAAATTTACATATGGTTTGTAAAATTTAACAATACTATCATAACGTTTTGAATATATCACCAATAATTTAGATAATGTATCTTGAAATCTTTCGATATTTTTAATATCTTTACATCTCAAAACTGTGATTCTTAAATGTTTTTCTTCAGATAATGAAATTTCAAATGATATTTTGTTTTCTTCATCATGGAATAAAATATGAAATCTGGATTTTTGTGCTTTTTCTAATTCACTCAATGTCATATATTTAGAAAATAATTTATCATTCATAATTAAATCAGAAAATACATATTTATTAAAAGGAACTTTTAACTGTTTTTTTATATCATTGAATACAAACGCCCCATTTAATCCAACTGTTTCTGGTTCAGATAATTCTAAATTTAAATTGATACTTCTTATTTTATCGATAATTTCCTTGTATGTAATTAACGTTTTTGGATGGTCAAATGACATTTCGCCTTCATTATTTATCGTTATTTGTATGATATCTTTATGTAATTTCAATTCTAAAGTTAAATTATCAGAAACAATTAAACTTTTATTTTCAGGTTTAAATCCTTTCAAAATTTTGTAAAATTCTTTACAATAAGCAAAAGGAATATCATCATTTAATTTAATATCGTTGAAAAGTTCTAATACCGAAATTGGCATATTGGTGATTTTCACTAAAATATGTTCTTTTTTAATTTCGAATTCATCATAATCTAATGTTTTTTCTACTTTATTAATTTCAACTTTTAATGCATCAGAATTTATAATAGATTGTTTATTTTCTTCAATTTTGTCACGAAAATTTCTCTTTACAATTTCTCGATTTTCCCATTTTTTATTTAATTCTTCATAACTAATTTCGATATTCTTATTTAAAGGAATGTCTTTTAAAACAACATTTTCAAAATCTTTTAAAGTAGATTCAATATCGGCAAAAAATCCAGTTTCTTTATATTGTTCATCAAGAACATTATTGTAAACCAAAAATATAATAAAAATATCTTTAATATTAAATTTACTTAATAATTCTTTAACAATTTCATCTTCATCATTTAAATACAATTCAGAAAAAATATTACTATTGTTTCTAATGGAAGCATTTTTAATAAAATTAAACATATCTTGAATGTAAAAAGGTTCGCTTTCGCTATAATTTAAAATATCTTCATTTAAAAAAAAGATATATTCTGGGATACTATTTATTTTAGAAGCGATACGTTTTTTTACCATATTTTCATCATCAGATGGAAAAAAATTAATTACAATTGTCGTATCCATATCATTTACTTCTACAATGTTAATCTTTTTCATTTATTATATATAAATTTTATTTTATAAAGTATTTCTTTATAAAATTTTGTTTTTTAATTTCTTAATTCATATTATCTAAATAATTTTGCAAATCTTCTGTTTTTCGTCCACTTTCATACTTTATCTTTTGACCTTTATGAAAAATTACATATGTCGGAAATCCTACAAAATCTGGAACCATCTTTGGAATTATACTTGTTAATTTTTTTACGGATTCCATTTCACTATCTCCTTGAATAGAACAACAAATTACTTTTCCTACATTCTTTTCTGCAAATTCTTGAAACCAAGGTTTTGCACGTGTACAATGTCCACAAAAAACTGCTTGTATCATTACAAATACCGGCAAATTACTTGACAATAAATGACTATTTGTCAAATTTCCTTGTCCATCAAAATCAGATGAATCCAAATATGCTACTGGTGGTGTTAAATATTCCATTTTTATTTTTATATATATTTTTTTAAACTAAATTTTTAAAAAAATCTTTTAATTTTCCATCGCTTTTTTTCTTTTTCCAGATGCAAATCCTTTTTGAAAACAAGATGGTAAATTTCCATGTCTATCATATCCTTCTGGTACATTTTCCTGATTTCCACAATATACTTTTCTATTATCTATCGGACGATATTCATTCAGAAAATTTAAATCTACTGGACTATAATACCCTGCACCAAACCCTTTTTTTAAACAACGATGTTTCGTCCCTATGACTGCTCTTCCATTAGCTAAATCTGGATGTAATGCATTATTACCGCAATATATATAAGGCGTTTGTTTTTGTTGAACTTTCTTACTCTTCTTTCTACTTTTTCTTTTACTTTTTTTGTTTCTATATTTTCGTTTTATCGATTTCTTCATTTATTTATACATTTATATTTTTTTTAAAATTAAAGTTTAAGAAAATGAAATTATTACAAAAAAATGAAAAACTTTAAAATCGGATTATGTTTTCTTAATATTGGTGAAAAGTATAAACAAATCACTTATTGGAGTAGACAAAACAAAATCAGTTATTGCAACCATCACGGATACGATTTTATAGAAGACGAATCTGTCTACAATAAAGACAAACCAATTCCTTGGACTAAAATTCCTCTTCTTCTAAAATACATCGATAGATACGATTATATTGTTTGGGTCGACGCTGATATCCTCATTATGAACAAAAATATTAAAATTGAAGATTTTATTAAACTTTATTCACATGCAGATATCATCTGTGGTAGCGACTGGAGAATGATTAACACGGGTGTTATGATTATCAAATCTTCCGATTTCTCTAAAAAATTTATTGCCTATATGGAAGAAAACGTATATGACCCAAATGAAGATAAAAATGAAAGGTATTTAAATTGGGAACAAGGTTCTTTTATCAATATGTATGACAAAAATTATATGAATTGCGTCCAACGTATTGTTGTAACAACACCAACCGATATGAACTCGTATTGGTTCAATTATTTTCCAGGACATTTCGTTTTACATTTTGCAGGTGTTCGCGGAGATTTATTACAATATTTGATTCGTGATTATTATCCTGAAAGACTTGCTTCAGATTCTGATGAATCTTATAACGGACGAATGGCATGGCTTGCTGGACCCGTTAGACAACATTTAGATAATAAATTAAAACACGAAAAAGAACTTGAAATAAAACATTTATATTCTTATCGTGCAATGCTTGACCAATTCAAAATTTATCATTATGACATCTGGAAAAAAGTACGCATCGGAAATAATTATGACGGTGGTTATGTCATTCCAGATTTACCATATTCGAAATTATATAGTTTCGGAATCTCGAATAATATGACTTTTGATAACGATTTTGTTGAAAAATATAAATATGCTACTGCGTATTTATTTGACCCTACTATCAATTGTCTACCATCTTCGTATGACCCGTCTAAAATTTCTTTTTCTAAAATTGGTTTAGGTTCTTTAAATACGGAAACCGAAATAAATGGTATGTTATGCAATGTTAAAACATTAAATGATATTCTTATAAATGAAACAGATAATAATTTATTACTGAAAATTGATATCGAAGGTGGTGAATTCGATTCATTATTGAATGCTACTGAAGAAACGTTAAATAAATTTATGTGTATTGTCGTCGAATTTCATTGGTTAGGTAAAGATGATGATAAACAAAATAAAATTAATTGTTTTAGAAAATTAAATAATTTATTTTATATTATTCACGTACACGCAAATAATCATTCACCAATTTTTGTAAAAGAGGATTTTTATCATATTCCAGATGTTGTTGAAATTACTTTTATCAGAAAAGATTTAATGGATGGTGGCGATATTGTACTTTCTAAAGATAAATTCCCGACTAAATTGGATTTTCCTAATCATGGACTACTTCCTGAAATTCCTTTAACATTCTACCCTTATTGTAAATTTTATTTTAGTTTGTCAACGATTCCATCTCGAATTGATAAATTGGAACAAGTTGTTAATAGTTTAGTTCATCAAATCATAAAACCTGTTAAAATATTTATCAATATTCCGAAATTTTATAAACGATTTAATTGTGGTATCGATGAATCTCGTATGATAGATATTATCGAAAATTATAAAAAGAAATATAATGATACAGTTGAATTTAATATTTGTGATGTAGATTACGGACCAGCAACGAAATTTATTCCAATAATGAAAATGAATGACATCGATGATGACACGCCAATTATTATTGTTGATGATGATATTGTGTATGACCAAAATTTAAGTGCGATTTTATTAAAAGATAGTTATCGTTATCCAGATTCATGTGTAACTGCATTTGGAATTACACATTCTGCATATTTATTTGATAATTCAAAATGGTATTGTGATTTTAACTCGCAATTTCTGAAACCTTGTGGTTTTAGAGATAAATATGAAGGTTTTATTGATGCTTTTGAGGCATTTAAAGGAACTTTACTAAAGAAAAAACTATTTAAAGACGATGTGTCGGAATTCCCTGACGATGAATATTGCTTTGCTGATGATGTATGGTTTTCTGGACATATTATAAAAAATGGATTTAATATATTCATGTCAAAATATAATTTAAAAATGACATATATTCAAGACCACGTTGATGCTTTGAGTTCAAATCTGGATATTCGAAATAAAAGAATGCATGATGTTGCTAAATATTTTCATACGACTTACGGAATTTGGAGGATGGATGCTTAGTATTTCTTGGAATGCTTACGTCTTGAACGTCTGGATTTTCTACGTTTACCATCAGAATGCTTCTTAGAACGTCTTTTAGAACGTCTGGATTTTTTCTTTTTACCATCAGAATGCTTCTTAGAACGTCTTTTAGAACGTCTGGATTTTCTACGTCTACCGTCATTACCACCACTATTTTTTAATGTTATCATTCTTTGCGTTATGATTTCTTGTTCATTTTCATCTAATTTCGAAGATATGTCACGTATTTTCTTAGTTAAAAATTCACGTTGTTTCGTATAGTCTTGAAGTAAAGCAAATTTTTCACCATATGCTATATTATTTGTTTCTTTTGTTAAATCACCAAGTGAACTAATGTTTTTCTCATTTTGTTTATACAACGCTAATAATTCTTCAATGCTGTCATTTGATTCGTCTGATTCTTTAATTGTTGGTAATTGTTGTGGTAGATTTGATTCGTCTGATTCTTTAAATGTTGGTAATTGTTGTGGTAGATTTGAGTTAAAGTTTCTTTGTTTGACTCTGGAACTGGCGTTGCTAACGTTTTTATAAAAATTTTTAGTGATAAATCGGATTTTTTCGTCGAGAATTGTTGGTTCGATTAATTTTTGTGATTTCATTAATTCAACGATAGAAAGATAATCATCACTTATTTTAGCAAATTCTTTCAAGAATTCTCTGTCATCTTTATATTTTTCAAAGTTTTTGCTTATAAATTCAATGAATTTTGAGATTTTTTTGGTTTGGACTTCATGTTTTTTTATAATATCTTCTTCTTTTTCTTTATCTTTATCTTTTTCTTTTTTATCTTCTTCTTCATCATATAAATCTAATATTTGATGTAATTCTAATTGACCACCAAATGAATTTACTGGTCGTCTACTAGACAATTTTCTACCAAATGAATTTACTGGTCGTCTACTAGACAATTTTCTACCAAATGAATTTACTGGTCGTCTACTAGACAATTTTCTACCAAATGAACTTACTGGTCGTCTATTAAACGATTTTCGAGGTGAAACAACATAACGTGAATTTTTCATTGACATTTTTATTATAATAAAATATTTTTTTTATTTATTTTCTAAATATTTATGACACCATATAATTCTTCTATTTCACGATTACTATATTTACGTCCAGGGGTTGATGGACTTGTGGTTTTAGAGATAAATATGAAGGTTTTATTGATGCTTTTGAGGCATTTAAAGGAACTTTACTAAAGAAAAAACTATTTAAACACGATGTGTCGGAATTCCCTGACGATGAATATTGCTTTGCTGATGATGTATGGTTTTCTGGACATATTATAAAAAATGGATTTAATATATTCATGTCAAAATATAATTTAAAAATGACATATATTCAAGACCACGTTGATGCTTTGAGTTCAAATCTGGATATTCGAAATAAAAGAATGCATGATGTTGCTAAATATTTTCATACGACTTACGGAATTTGGAGGATGGATGCTTAGTATTTCTTGGAATGCTTACGTCTTGAACGTCTGGATTTTCTACGTTTACCATCAGAATGCTTCTTAGAACGTCTTTTAGAACGTCTGGATTTTTTCTTTTTACCATCAGAATGCTTCTTGGAACGTCTTTTAGAACGTCTGGATTTTCTACGTCTACCATCTTTTGTTGTTTCTTTCTCTTTCATCTCCTTTTCTTTTTCTTTTTTTAGGTTTATAAGTCTTAAAGTTTCTTTAGAAAGTTCATCTTGTCTTTTTTCTATGTCATCCATTCTACGACCATTTCTATTATACATTTTGGATTCTAAATCAGAATATTCTTTTAACAATGTCTCTGATTCTTTCATTAAACTATTTATTTTAATATCTAACATTTTTATTATATGTTCATTATTTTCAGTTGGTTCTTCTTTAGAGCTGACATCTTCGTTTTCAGACGTTTTGGATGATGCTTTTTCGTCGGCTTGTTGATAAATTTCCATGACATTTTTCATTTTTGTATCGATATCTGCTGACACGACTAAATTTGAATTACTTAATACATTAAAAAGATACACATAATCTTTTTCTGTTTTTTTTATATCATTTTTAAATTCTGAGTTAAATTGATATTTTCGAGATAATTTATCAACATAATCAAAAAAATTTCTTAATTTTTCGGTTTGTTCTATAAATGCATTCCTTAGAATAACATCGGGGTTTTGTTTATCTTTTTTATCTTTATCTTTATCTTTTTTATCTTCATCTTTTTTATCTTCTTCATCATCATATAAATCTAATATTTGATGTAATTCTAATTGACCACCAAATGAACTTACTGGTCGTCTACTAGACAATTTTCTACCAAATGAATTTACTGGTCGTCTACTAGACAATTTTCTACCAAATGAACTTATTGGTCGTCTACTAGACAATTTTCTACCAAATGAACTTACTGGTCGTCTATTAAACGATTTTCGAGGTGAAACAACATAACGTGAATTTTTCATTGACATTTTTATTATAATAAAATATTTTTTTATTTATTTTCTAAATATTTAATTCTTTTTTGTAAATTATTTATGACACCATATAATTCTTCTATTTCACGATTACTATATTTACGTCCAGGGGTTGATGGACTTGGAAATCCATCTGATGAACTTGAATGATATTCTGAAGAAGAATAATCATCTTCGTCGTCGGAATAATTACCATTTCTATCAACCTTTTTAAAATCTACTGGGCGACTTACAAACGATTTTTTATACATTTTTGGATCCGATTTCTTATATTTACTACGGCGTGGCGGAATATCTTCTTCTTCACTACTACTTGATTCACTTTCACTATACTCTCGTCTAAATCGTGTTTGTTCTTTTCGAGATTTTGCATTTTCACGTATATTTATGAAATTGATAATTTTATCTAATTGAATACGTTTGTCTTTTTTAATTAAAAATCCATCTTTATGGTTTGTTGCTCCAATTGGTTCAAAAAAATCCCCATATTTTTTTTTATCGTTACATAAAACAATAAAAAAGTCATCGTTAAAATTTTTATACTCAAGAGTCATTTTTTATAATCTTTTATAAAAAATATTTTTTAATTTAATTATTTTTTTTCATTTAAAGAAATGTACGTTCACATATAAGTCAATGTATCTTAAATATATAACTAATTTCAATTTAAAAGCAACTCCTTGGTTTTCTACTTGTGATTACTCCAATTGGAAATCAACAATTACTGAAAAAATGTCCACTATCGTTGACAACGATAATTTGATTATTTATTGTGTTCAAGAAGTTTATGGTTATAGAACAGGAATATTCGGATTATTAAGTCACATCATTTCAAATTTTTCACCAATTCAAACATTTTGCTTTAGACAGATTATGAATTCAAATATCCGCTACTATCAGACAAACAATATTTTCTCTTCAGATGGTGAAATTATTTCTTCCTTTATTAGTAAAATCAACCGTTATATTCCTTTTTTTAACATCGGAACTTGGGATTACAAAAATGATTTACTACTAAAAAACTTTTTTTATGAAAATTATTCAATTCCTCATATGTTTAATTTTCACTATCCTATGTTGGACAGTGGATGTGGAATTTTTTCAAATAAAAAACCATTTTTATCCGGATATGAACCTTTAGATTTTATTAATAAAGCATCATTATCTGATAATCTATCAAGTAAAGGAATTGTTTGGTCATTTTTTAGTAATGATGATAAAAAAGGAATTACAATAATTTCATTTAATTTATCTGACGATTTGTTTGAACTCACAAAATTATTGGAATTAGAACAAATTATTTCTTTGAAAAACAAATTACATAATCAATTTGGATTAATGGTAAATGAATATGAAACTTATATTATCGGTGATTTCAAAATTAATTTTACTGAAGATACTGAATCATTTATGAAATTAACAGATGGAATGAATATCAATAATAGTAATACAAATTATCTTATCTATCAACGCGAAACTCCATATGAAAATGCAACACAAATTGAAAAACCTGAATCTGAACCTGAATCTGAACATGTAATTGAAATCGTAACAAATGAAACAGTACCTGAACCGGAAATTGATACAAAAGAAGAAGAACCAAAGAAAGATGAACAAATAACTTTTGTAAATATATTTAATCCTTTGAATAATTATTTTAAAGCAAGTCCTTTAGCAAGTCCATCATCCGGTTCACAATCATCCGGTGAATGGATTTTAATTTAAAATTATTTTTAAAACAATATTGTTTTAAAATAAAAATGAAAAGTAAAGATAATGAAATGATTCGAGCAGATTTGATTTTTTCTTATTGGATTTTTGTTTGGTGGATTTTATACGAACTGAATTTAACAACCGCAAATCCTAAATTTGTAATCATTCTTGGAATAATTCATAATTTTATATTCTTGTTAATAAAAATATACAAAAAAAGCGATTCCATTTTACCATTCATCATTATCAATTTCTGCATCAAAATCATTCCAATAATTAGTTTGTTAAACACAACCATTCAGTACAATGATATAATTATTACTGTCTATTTATTTCTTGTATATCTGGTATGGTTAATAATAAATTATAAAACCATAATTATGTATAATGAAAAAAATGCAATTCCACCATTTGAACATTTCTTCAAGAAAAATATTCTTCAAGAAAAATAAAAATTGAATAACAAAAATGAATTTTGAGAAAAAATAAAAAATGTACGTCAAACTTAAAAATTTCAGATGTTATGAAACTGCTACGTTTAATTTCGATGATAATGGATTATTTCTTCTTTACGGAAATTCCGGTAAAGGTAAAAGTTCTATCTTAATGGCTATTAATTTTTGTCTATTTGGTATCGGTACTAAAATCATCCGTCGTGGTGAAACTTCTTGCTCTGTCGAAATGCAATTTGGTGATCTCAAAATTGTTCGCACAAAACGTCCTAATCGTGTCGTTGTTAATGATATCTACGAAGACGATGTCGCTCAAAATATTATCAATGAAAAATTTGGTGTGACTTTTAATAACACTGGATATATTGAACAAAATGCTACCAATTCGTTTATCATGATGTCTCCAGCAGATAAACTTCAATTTCTTGAAAAATTCGCATTTCAAAATGTTAATTTAGGTGATATCAAAATTCGTTGTAAATCTCTTATAGCACGACGTGAAATGGAAGTAAAGAAAACTTCCGCACAACTCGAGTCAGCTATTTCCTATTTGAACGAACTTGATGAACCATCTCCAGTTGAATTTCCTTTAAAATGCAAAAACAAAGATATCGCAATCAAAAATGAAGAAATTATGTATAAAAATTGCGATACACGAATCAAAAAAGCAAAACATATTATATCTAAAACAAATGAAGAAATATCTGATTTACGTGTTTTGAACACTTATCTCTCTACAAAATCTGAAAATATCGAAAATTTAATTAATGCCATCCAGCAAATGTCTTTAGAAAAAGATGAAATTGATTATATCGGCGATGATGAATTGGAAAATTACAAAAATATATTACAAAATATCATTTCTCTAAAAGAAATTAATATTCTGAAAGAACGATTGAAAATTGATGAAGAGAAAATTGAGAAAATGAAACAAAACGAAATCGAGGAATATGAATCTGAAATTGAGAAAAATAAACAACATTTATGGGAAGAATATACTAAAGAAGAAGCTGAAGAAATGATAAATGATTTAAAAACAACTTTAAAAGATGCTTGTCAAGTATCATTTTTACGAAAACAATTGTCGATAGTTGATTTAGAAACATTTGAAAAACAACGAGATGAATTGAAAAAACTAACGGAAAATTATGATAAGAAACAAATTTTATATGAAAAATTGAAGAAACAGAAAATATTTTATAAATGTCCATCTTGTGATAAAACATTGCAATTTTGCGATGATAAATTGAATGTAATTGATGACGAGATTTATATAGACGAAGATGAAAATGATATTAAAAAAGAAATATCAGATATGAGAATTCGTATTAAATCTTTAGAAAAAATAATAACGACGATTCAATCAAAAATTGACCAAAATAATCGTGTCGAAAAAGATATTAATGATATTGTTGAACAATATGAAGATGAATTAAATGAAATTGAATTAAAAGATGATTTAGATAATATGAAAAAATATTATGATTCACATATAAAACTTGAAAATAGAATTCGTGATATTAAAAAGAATATTACCGAAAATAAATTTTCTTCATCAATTGTAATGTTTGAAAAAGATATAAAAAAGCAAAAGAATAAATTACAAAATTTACTTTCTGAAATTGTTATCGATGAAGATGAAGAATATAATGAAAATGAAATACGCGATATTATCTCAACCGAAGAGAAAAATAATGATATAATTAAACGAATAGAGAAAAAGAAAAATGAATTGAATCGTGATAAAGAAAATCAAATAAAACAAAATGAAATTCAGAAAGATAATCATATCGAAAAATATGGAGCGATTCGTGATGAAAATGAGTTAAATGAAATTATAAAAGAATATGAAAATAATATTAAAAAAGAAGAAAATGATAAAACGATACATCAAGAGAATTTGATAAAAATTGAAGAATATAAAAAATATATAGAGCAACAAACAAGATATAATAATTATAAACAAAAAGTTATTGATCTTGAAAATAAAGAGAAGAATGATATGGATTTATTAAACGCGGTTTTATTATTGAAAGAGAAAATAATGGAATCGGAAATGATTGCAATAATGAATACAATTGAAACTATTAATACACATGCGCAAATATATTTGGAATCTTTTTTTGCTGATGATTCGATTGTTATTACTCTAAAATGTTTCAAAGAAAATAAGAAAAGTGAAAAACCACAGATAAATATGGATATATGCTATAAAAATGATATGGACTGTGATTTAGGATCTTTATCAGGAGGTGAATTAGCGCGTGTTGTATTAGCATTTACATTAGCATTATCTGATATGTTTAATACACCAATGTTAATGTTAGATGAATGCACAGCGAGTTTAGATGAAGAAACAACGGCTACGGTATTTGAGGCAATTAAAGAAAATATGAAAGGAAAACCAGTACTTGTTATAGGACATCAAATAGTTCAAGGGATTTTCGATAAGATATTGAAAATATAAAAATTTTATTATATATTATATAATAAAATGAGTAAAGCAACATGGAGAAAAGAATTATTTAATCGTTTAGCATCTTCTCCAAAACCACGTACACAAGTACCGTATGTAGGACGAGTATCTCCAAAATCAAATACACGAAAATCACCAAAACCTTATGGACGACGTTCTCAAAGAGAAATAATTGCAAAAGGAAGTATAGAATTAATTAGAATCGTAGCATTTTCTATAATTTCTTCATTAAATAATTTAGGTATACACTTGAGCGATCATTATATTATATATATAGTTTCAATATCAAAGTTAGTATATCTATATATAATGTATTGTGTTAAATATACTGTAAACTATTCAAAAACAGAAATATCAATTATTATTAAAGAATTTATAGAAACTGTAAGTAATTTATTAGAATTACCCAGAAAAAATTTACAAAATAATTCACAAGACATACAAAGATGTGTTACTAATGTTGCTACTGAAAACATTATTTCAAAATTTGGTTCATATATAGGATATAGTGGAAGTGAAAATATAGAAACAAAACAATTAAGTAATCTTAAAACACAATTAGAAAGTACAAATGTAAAAATATCATCTGAATTATATAAATTAAAAAATGATATTGAATTTAATTACATAAATGAAATTTTTCTAACATTTTCGGTAATCGATAAAGAAATTAGAAATTTTCCAGAAACTATAAATAAATATATAAATAAATTAATAAAAAATGAAATTAAAGAAATCGAAGAAACTACCGAAGATGTAAAACAAAAAAATCTTATTTCTTATAAATCACGCGAAGATATGTTATTGAATCGACAAATAACATCGATAATAATACAAGAAAATCCTGTTATATATACTCCTAATCTATCAATTATAAAATATAAAGAACCTGAAAATATTGAAAAAATTTCTAATGCATTAGAAATTCCTTATGTTAATTTAGAATCTCTTATAAATATGATTGAAATAGAATCGAATATACCTTTTGATGATGAAAATATTTTTGATGATAAGTCAGTATGCGGTAGAACTTCAAGGAGAATGTTTACAAATTTTAAAACAGCAACTAATACTAAAATACAAGAAATTTATACTTTAGTCCATGATAAAATAGAAGAAGAACAATATTTTTTGAAAGAAAATTATGAACATATACAATTTATTACAGCAATAACATTAATTATTGTATTGTCTCTTCTTATTAATAAAGGAATAAGAACAATGGTTAAAAGTTGTTGTAGAAGAGCAGACGGAAAACGAAGTTCAAGAAAAAGAAAACGAACTAAAAAACGAAGTAAAAAACGAAGTAAAAAACGAAGTAAAAAACGAAGTAAAAAACGAAGTAAAAAACGAAGTAAAAAACGAAGTAAAAAACGAAGTAAAAAACGAAGTAAAAGTATTCGTAAGATGAAAAAATAAAATTGAATTAAATGTTTCCGGAAACATTTATATTTATAATGGTTCTATTAACTCTTTTGATAATACAATTTATTAATATAATATGTTTTTTGATTTTTATTTATAATATTCGAAATATATTATTAAAATTATGTTTAATGCTTATCTTATTTTTTGAAATTTATATTTTTATGGATTTTTTTGTTTTCTTAAACACATAAAATCTACAAATATTTTTTATAAATTATTTTATAAAAAATGACAAATGATTTGAAACATTTTAATAAATCTCATGGATTTAGTAAACGCAAAATTATACCAGATGATAAAATGTCATATTTTGACAGTTCACTTGGGTTTGGTAAATTTAAACAAACTGCAGTTGATTTACTTAAAATAACAACTCAAATTTTAGATGAATTTAATATCGATTATTTTTTAATATCTGGAACATTACTCGGATACGTAAGACATAATGATTTTATACCTTACGATGATGATATTGATTTAATTGTAAGTTCAGATATCAAAAAACATCTACTTGTTATATTCAAAAAATATAATTGTAAATTAAGTATGATTTCTACTGGTAATATAATAAAATTATGTTTTAAAGATAAAATTTGTAATTTAAATCATTTCAAAACATGGTCTAATTATTTATTAAATGTTAATGATTCATATTGTTGGCCTTTTATTGATTTATTTATATACGAAAAAAAAGAAGACAAAATCAATTTTTTTGGCAAAGATTGGAATGTCGATGAATTTTTTCCGTGTCAAAAAAAAGAATTTAATAATCTATTAGTTTCTATACCAAAAAACCCTGATTATTTTTTAACGAAAAATTACGGAAACGATTATATGACAATTTTAAAATCATCTGGATGGAATCATAAAAAAGAACTTCCTATAAATCAACAATATTGTATTACAATTGAAGAATATAATGAATATAAAGAAAAAGAATGAATATAAAGAAAAAGAATGAATATAAAGAATAGAATAAATAATAAAAAATGTTCGACGAAACTATAAGAAACGGTGTTGATGCGAAGTTGTTTGTTTATGAAGAAAACGCAGTAAATTTATCCGAAAAACAAATCAATCTTCAAAATATTATCAAAACTACTTTTTTTAAAAATAATGATATTGATAATTCCAATTGTATTCTTATAAATATCGAAAGCGACGAAGAACGATACAAAAGAAGTGTCAAAGAATTTAAAAAATTAACTTTATCGAATTTTTTTCATTTGAAAGCAACTTTCTGGAAAAATAGAATTGGTTTTATTTATGATTTACAAAACATATTATGTTATCTACGACAATTCAATGATAACATTACTTTACCAATAGGTGGTATAATTATTAATGAATTTTCAGAAATAAATGATCCTAATATTTTTATACAAGATGGACCTTTAGCTTGTTATTGTAGTCATGTAAGGGCTTTAATTTACGGATACAATAATTTCAACGATTATACAATCATTGTTGAAGATGATATATCAATCACTAATACAGAAAACATTGAAAAATATTTACCTTGTATTCCTGATGATTGGGATATAATTTGTTTCAATTCTGCACCGAAAAATCACGATTACGGTGATAAGCCTTATTACAAATTTATAGATGAATTTCATTCAGGACAATTTTATATTGTGAAAAATACTTGCATAGCAACTTTATTTGCTAATTTATATCCAATAACTGACCAAGTCGATGTTTTAATATCAAATCTCCATAAGCAATTAAATATTTATAATATTGTTGATACCGTATATCAACGGAATATTTCAACAAATACTCAAAATAATTTACATGTTATCTTTAACTCTCCAAATTACAATATTCTACGAATGCATATTCAAATTATTAAAAATTTGTTAACTTTCTTTATCAATAATGAATTACATGACAACAAAAGAAATAACAATAACATTCTAAAAAATATTTTATACGACATTTTATATTCATATATCAGTAGAGTCGATATAGACAATAATAAATACAAAAGTCAATTTGATAATATTGTAGAAATTAATAATAATCCGAAATTGTTAAAACTATTAAATTCGATTGAAGTTATAATAAAATGTAGCAAAAAAGGAATTCATACATCGGCTGTTTCTTTATCATTGACAAATAATATTATAAACACAATCAGACTATTTAAAAAATACCATAACTCAATCCATAATAAATATAATGAGAAAATTAAAGCTTTTAATTATGGATCATCTGCTCATACATACATTTTAGAAAAACAACAAATAATTATAAAATCATATGATGACGAATTGAGGTGGAAAACTATTGACCATGATAATATAGATGAAATTTACATGAAAGAATTATCTATACTAAAAAAAATAAATAATTCGATTTCATATAACGAACATGAAAGAATATTATATCTCGACTATTTAGGCGAATCTTTATATGATTCGTTTTCTTTACCTTTTGATTGGAAACAACAAATTTCATCTATTTTTTCTGAATTAACGGCGAAAAATATATATTACCCTGAATTTAATATAAAAAATATATTAAATAAAAATTCAAAACTTTATTTCATTGATTTTGGATTAGCGTCTATAATTGATGATGTGGACAATAGTAAAAATTGTGAAAATTTCATTGAATTGCTCGGTATATTAGAAAATAGATTTGAAAATGCAAATTATGATGAACAACTTTTGCTCTATAATACTTTTGTCAATAATATAAAAGTTCATAAAACTGAAAAATATTTAAAGAACATCTTCTAACGTTGTTATTTTTCTCATAAATTTATAATTTCCTTCGATTAATTGATATTTAATATTTAACAAATCTAATACAGGTATTAACTCCCAACAAATTCTGTTTTCTTTTTTCAAGTATTTTGAAAAAAGAAATTCGTATAATTCAAAATTTGCGCATATAGGTGTGCATATTTCTATAAAATCGGACCGATCAACTTCTTCATACTTACCATTATTGTTTTTCTTCAATAATCCATTCACTAAATTAAAATAATATTGTGCGTATAAAATTTCATCATCCATTTTAGATAATAAATTTGTTATATGTTCTTCTTTTATAAACGGTCTTGCGCCATCGTGAATTATAATATTATGTACTGTCAAATTATTTTTTATAAAACATATTGCCGTATATATTGATTCTAATCTATCACCGTCATCATTTATAATTATATGAATTCTAACGGTATCTAAAGTAGTTTCGGTTATTTTTTTGATATCATTAAAACAAGCACTATTGACGACAATTATAACGGCGTCCAACGTATTTAATAATATTTTTAACGAATGAGCAAATATTGGTAAATTGTCAATTATATACATTTGTTTTAAAATATCGGAACTAAATCGACTACCAAAACCACCACAAAGTAAAATTCCTACATTTAATTTTTTTGTTTTTCCCATCTAATTTTTTTTAATAAATATAAAAAATATATAAAATAAAATGGAAACTCAAGAAACACGAATTAATAATGGTGTTAATGAAATAAAAACTGATAAATTTATATATAAACATAAAAGTTTCGGTTCTTATCCAGACACTGTTTTTGATTTATACACAGATTTTGAAAAATTTAAGACACATATAATTAAATTCTACGAATATGGAGTACCAAGAAGTAAGTTGGATAAATATGTAAAAGACATCAAAAATACAACATTAAAGTCAGATGAATATTTTATAGGCGTTATGTTATCTCAAATTAGAGATGGTGTATATTCTAAAACTACTGGGGATGGAAGTAATATTTGCAACTTTATTTTTTACACAAATTATGGAAATATTATAGATATTTCTATATCCCCATTACGTGGTTTTGAACCATTTAGAAACTATATAGTAATAAAAAATAATCGTAAATTAAATTTAGAACAAATAAATTTATTAAATTTTATTATTCAACCAGATAAATATGAAATTAATTGTGCTCATGTAAGTTCTTCATATATCAATGCAATAATTAACAGAGTTATATATAATTATAATGAATCGAAACATGAAGAACCAAAGCGAGAAGAACCAAAACGAGAAGAACCAAAACGTGAAGAACCAAAGCGAGAAGAACCAAAACGAGAAGAACCAAAACGTGAAGAACCAAAACGTGAAAATGAAGAAGCTGAACGAAAAGAAATATGTAAAAAATATATAACATTTTTAAAATCAAAAGGTATCAAAGATGGTCCAACAATGGTAAGATGGCAAAGAGGTAAAGATAGAAGTAGCGACGAATTTAAAAAAGTTGTGAAAGCATATAAATATGTACATCAAGATAATAAATGCCCTGACTTTAAAAAAGACGGTAATAAATCTCGTAAAAGAAAATCGAAATCTCGTAAAAAGAAATCTAAATCTCGTAAAAGAAAAAATTTCAAATAATGATTTAAAGAAAAGGTTTCTTATATAAAAAGACTATTAGTTATGGAAAACACACTGTTAAAAACTTCGAAAAAGAAACATATGTCTAATCCGAAGAATTTTTGCCAAGAGGCTATGAAACATGGCATCAGATATGAATTTTTGATTGAAGCTAAAGAATCTATTAATTGCACTAATTTAGCCAGATTATTTATTGGTAAAGCTTCTCGTGGAGGTTTATCATCAGATATTATTGAAACTTGGATTGCTACTTTCGAGTATGCGAGAGATCACCCCGATGAAGAAGATCATGATCAATACACTGCACGTCGTTTTGAACCTACACAGGAATATCACGATTACGTTCAGCTGATTAAAACACCTATCCCTGATGAAGTTGTAGAAAGTTGGAAGAATATGAGTAGTTCCGCTTTAGGAAAAATTGCTCCAAATTATGGATATAAAATTGGAATTACTAATTTTACGGCAATTAAAACATTGCACGATAGAATGTTGAAAATGGTTGAAAGACGAAAAAACAATATTTGGAATAAAAATGATGAAATTGTAATTGATGATTCTAATCCTAATTATCGAATGATGAACGTCCCTGATTTGAGAAAACTATGTAAAGACCGAAATTTACAAAATGCTCACATCAAAACTAAAGATGGATTAATTTCTTTACTTGAACGAAATCCAATGGATGCTGTTTACGACGGGGACGATAAAATGAATTATGATAAAATGACAATGACAGAACTTAAAATTTTGGCAAAAGATCGTGGATTTACTTCTTATAATAATTTGAAAAAAGATGAATTAATTAAAAATCATACAGATTTTGATGAACTTCAAGAAGAAAATGGTGATGACGGAGGTTGTGAGGAATCAAAAGATAATCGTGAAGAAAGTGTATCTGATGATGGAGGTGCGTCAGAAAGTAAAGAAAATTGCGAAGGTGTTTCGGAAAGCAAAGAAAATGATAGAATTGAAACTAATGAATTTTCAATAAATGAGTATAAGTTGGTTCTAAAAAACGGCAATGATTTTATGATTCCAATTAGAAAAGATGGTATGGTAAATGCTACCGAATTATGCAAAGCTGGTGGTAAAAAAATGAATGATTATTTAAGAATAAAACAAACACAAGATTTTTTATTAGAATTAGAAAGCGCGACGGGAATATCCGCCACGCTTTTAATAGTAAAAATTCAAGGAGGTGATTCAAAATTACAAGGAACATGGATCCATCGAAAAGTAGCTTATAATTTAGCGCAATGGATTTCGCCTTATTTTTCTGTTCAAGTCTCAAAAATTTTAGATGAATTATTTACTAAAGGTGAAGTTAAATTGCAGAGACCTGTTCGTAAATTACTTGATTTATCTGAAATTGATATCGAAGCTGAAGAATTAGAAATGAAACATGACTGGTCGTTATATACCAATAAATGTGTTTTATATATTGCTTATATCGGTAAATCTTTAGTCAAAGTTGGTTATTCTGATTGTAATATTCATCAACGTGAGAAAAAACATACAAGTTGCGAAAGCCAATACGAACAGTTTAGAATGATTAAAGCCTTTGAAATATCTGGAGAACCTGTAGAAAAGAAAATTAAAGAACTTTTAAGTATTTATAATGTTAAGTTCCATAATCAGTCTGAAATATTTAAAATTCCGACAACTTTGACTCATTTTATTGGTGTAGTTGAAAATTTAATAAAGGATAATGACTTACGATTGCAGTTAGATAAAGCGAATGCTCGAATTAAAGAACTTGAAATGGAAAATTTAAATTTACGTATGAAATATGGTGAATTATAAAGGATACCAAAGTTATTCGTGTTCTGAAATATGCTAATGAAACTGTTTAATTTTTATACAAAAATGTATAAAAATGAATATTTGGGAAACCCAATCACAAAACAGGAAAACCGAGTGCCGTATACCTGTTTAAATTGCTACTTTTATTTTCATAAAAGATTAGACTATATCTTAAGTTATGATTTTACTCATAACCAACTACCATTTAGTCGTTGAACTGCATCCATATAATAAATAAGGACTTGGCTGCGGATAATCCAATTTGATAACATTTTTACTATGCCAACGCTATTACGCGAAGTTCCAACAAGTATATTTCTATCTTGTGGTAGTAGTTACAAATTTTAAGGAGTTTCCCGCAATTTGATAGTTTTGCCCATTGAATCAATCAATGGACTAGCTGGTTACATACATTCAATCATAGTAGATTGAAATGGTGATATATTACACTGTTTTTCCATAAAAGAAATATCACATCTTTTATAGCAGCCAACTGTTTGAGGCACGCTCGGTGCTTTACCTCCAGAAACGCGAATAATGTTGTTGTTAATGCAAGTAATAACAAATTCGAAAGTTTGAGGGTATGCGACTCCTGTTCCTGTTCCGTCTTCTACACCTAAACCTACGGCAGCAGTCACGGCAGAAGAAGAAGCTTCGGGGACGATGCTGACGTTGGTTAACTTACCGTAGTTAGTTGAACCCATAGGATCTAGACTCATGAAGTCAAGTGAGTATGAGTACGAATGGTATCCGATAAAATCAGGAACGGTAGGTGCATGATAATAAGGGTTAACAAGAGAGAAGTAATCAGAACCCATTTGAGACAATCTGTTAGTATTTTCATAAATGAGAGAGGTTTGAACGATAGGATCAGCAGAAGCACTTGGGTAGAAAGAAATAACAGGGCTTCCTCCGGAAAGAGCGACAGTAGGAGAAGAGGTAGCATAGTTAGACCATTCAGACTTGCAAGTGGTGTTTCTGACAGCGAAGAACAAAACCTTGATGGCATGTGAAAATCTAATGTCGAAAGATTGTTGTTGGTTAGAAGCAGGAGTGAAAGTAGAGCGTGGAGCAGTCTGAACCTGTTCGACTAGTATGTCCCGAGGAGCACAGGCCATTCTCTTTCTTTCGTCATTGGAAACGATGGCGTAGTTGGCCCAAACTTGACAAGGTCCAAGTTGAGGAATACCTTTAGATAGTTGAGAACCATCAGCTGACAATTGAACACTGTTAGTTAGTTCGTCAGCAGTAGAGAGGATAAGAAGTTCAGTCCAGTCACGGAAAGAGAAGTTAATTCTCATTTCGTTGTATGGAAGAGCGGCAGTAGGAAGAGCTACACCAGAATCACGTCCATAGAAGAAAGGAAGAGGAAGATTCAAAGTGTAAGCAGGGATGGCATATCCAGCTGCGGTAGGATCAATCAAATCACTGACGTTACCAACCATGTTGTCATAACCATTTCTCTTGGAAGCAGGGACAGTGAAAGCGGCCCAGAAATCAAGGTGGTAGTTATCAAATCGGGCAGCAACCAAGTCATTGAAAGTGACGTTGCATTCCTTAATGATACTGTGCATCAAGTTTCTGGTCCATCTAATGCACTTGTTTCCGACACCAGCGGCCGAAGTCAAGGTGACATCTGGAGTGGTCAATCTGAGCCAGGTTTGAAGTAAATAATCACCGGCACGAGAAATTGAAACAGACCAGTCTTGGTTAAAAGCAGGAGTTCCAGAAGCTTTAGTCAAAGCGACTGGAACCATTGTGAACCAAGTTGACTTGCGAGTTTCGCGGACGAAATATGCAGTGGCATCGGGACCACCGTACATATATTTTTCAATTTCATCGAAAGTAGCAAGATCGATGAATCCGGATGTAACATTTGAAGAAGTTAATGCAGACATTTTTTTATAATAAACAAGAAAATAAAAAAAAATTCTTATTTTATCATATAGTGTTTTAAAGAAAATATAAAATATATAATTATATAAAAAATGATAATTTATCAATTTTTTAATAAATTTAGACTGAAATACAGTCTATTGTGTGTTAAATAAATGAAATAAAATGATATTATTAGTTCACAACTCTTGATATTTTCTAAATCTATAAAACAAAATTTATAGATTTAGATTAAATCTACCGGTAAAAACTTTTTTATATTCTTTTAGATATATTCAATAGTATTTAATTCTATATAGATTCATATTTCCAAATCTATATAATTTTTCGAATAGATTTTTGATTAAAATAGTCTATAAAAAAATCTATAGACTTAGAATTATTAACATGATTTGATGGTTAAAAATAAAAAATAATATATTTAATTGCCTATATTGTCTTTAATAATAATTGGCAATTCGTTTTTTTGAATTGCCAATTATTATTTAAAGATAAACTTTTTATTATAAAAATGAATGAATATCAAGAAAATGAAGATTTCGTATCTTCTGATAACGACTCTGACAATAACACCATTTCAGATAAAGATGACGGAGAATTAGTTTTGAATGAACTATCTGTCTACCATTACGATGTAAGACATGAATTTTCCGAAGAATATTTTGTCGGATATCAAATTTCTGCTTTGTTAGGATATAATAATACAAAAAATGTTATTAAAAAAAATGTTTCTAAATGTAATCAAATTGCATTCCGTGATTTACCTGAAGAAAGTAAAAAACCTGAACTAAATCCAAAAACAACTTTAATTAACCGTGATGGTGCTATTGAGATTCTTATCAAGACTCGTAAGCGTATTTCCCCTGATGTTCTTCACATCCTTAAGCGTTTCGGTATTGATACAACCAATCGTAAATGCCTAACTAAAGAACAACAAACCTTATCAGCGCTTACAAACACATTTAAAACTGAAAAATTTGAAGACCAATTTAAAGTCGGAAGATATTATCTCGATTTATATTTTCCAGAATATAAAATCGTAGTAGAATGCGATGAAAATGGACATACTGATAGAAAACCTGACGACGAGAGAAAAAGAATGGATTACGTGAATGAAAAATTAGGATTAACAGATGATAATTGGATTCGTTTTAATCCTGATGAAAAAGATTTTGATGTTTCTAAAGTGTCAGGAAAAATTTATACACGAATTAATTTATTAAAAAGTGTTCAGATTCAAAATTTGTTAGAAAGACATGAATCTCAACCCGCACCAGAAAAATATGATTTTGACCCTTTAATTCTTTATTATTCTCATAAAATTATTAATTTTACGTTTAATGATATTAATCATAAAATTTTTGTATCATTTTATAATAATACTTATTATCTAAATGCGAATAGTCTTGCATTTAAGACACATAGATTAGATAAATGGAAACGAAAAAAAGATGTGGAAAATGAAATTAAAAGATTAGGTGATTTAAGTCATATATCAAATAAAAATAAAGGAACATGGATTTGTTTAGATTTAATTGAAAATTTTGGAGAATGGTTAGGAACAATAAATAATAATTACAAAGGTTTTGGAATATTCTTGAAAAACAATTTAGTTGAATTATATAATAATACGAAATCTGATAAAAATACATTTTATATAAACAATAATTTAATACGAAAGAATAGTTCAAATTTTATTATTGTCACTGATTTATTTAGAATAGCTGATAAAAATATTAAATCTTTCAATAAGACTTTAACCTATAAAAATTATCCAAATTTAGAAGAGCATTATATTTGTGCGGTAGATGAAATGGGAATCAAAGTTACATTTTGTCATCCAAAATTAGCGTTAATGATGGTAAATTGGATATATAAAAATGATTCAGATATGAAAAAATCAATAATTAAATTTATTGAAGAAAATTAAATCGGATGGCAAACGCTTTTTTTTGTAAACCGCTATGTTAAAAATTACAAATAATGATTTAAAGATAACGTTTTATTAATAAAACATGACAACCGAATTTAATCCTATTACTATTAACAATTTTAATATTGTAGATTTGATTGAAACAAATCCGATAACACGATTAACTCAAGATTATCAAAATAAACTAATTGATAAAATCAAAAAAACATTTACACCAACACAACAACAAATGTTTGTGGCAAGTTTTTATTGTTTCTTAAATTTTAATGAATATAATGATTATGTTATTAATTTTGATGATGTATGGAAATGGTGCGGATTTACAAGAGGAGATAACGCCCGACGTGTTTTAGAAAAACATTTTACAATTGATATTGATTATAAAGTTCAAAATTTTGCTCCTCAAGTTGAAGGAGCAAAAAATAATTATGAAAATAGAGGCGGGCATAACAAAGAATATATTTATCTAACTATCAACGCATTTAAAAAATTTTGTATGAAAGCAAATACAGCAAAGGCAGATGAAGTTCATGATTATTATATTAAATTAGAACATGTGCTAAATCAAACAATCGCTGAAGAGAATGCTATTTTAAGAAATCAAATTAAAAGTAAAGATAATGTTATAATTAAAACCAAAGAAGAATTTTTAAAACTTCAAGAAGCACATAATCGTATATTATATAAAAGACGAATTCACAAATTAAGAAAAGGAAAATGTTTTTACATAGTAAAAAATAAAGATGTTACTTATAAAACTAAATTTGGTAAAACATTAAATTTAAATAGTAGAAAATCAGGGTATCAAACATATTTCGATCCTGATTTTATATATATTTGTTTTACAGAACATTATAGTTTAATTGAAAAATGTGTAAAAACCAAATATTCTAAATATATTGCGACATACGGCGAAGAATGGATAATAGATATATCAGAAAATGAAGTTATAGAATTTGTTGAAAATTTAATTAAAATGTTAGAAATTGATTGTGAAATTTATCGTTGTTTAGAAGATATTATCGTTGACGAAGAAAAAGATCAGCAAAACATTAAAGACGATGAGGAAATAGAAGAAATTGAAATAATCGAAAAAGATGATTCATCTGATGAAATGATTGAAGATGATATAGATTCTGCTGAATTTATATACACAAAAGAAGTCAAAGTCAAAAAAGAAAAAGAAAAAAAAGTTGAAGATAATGATACAAATAATGAAAAACGATGTAATAAATGCAAAATAATGAAAAAAATGTCTTTATATAATAAAGATAATACAAAAAAAGACGGAAAACATACGATATGTCGAGATTGTGAGAAAGAAAATAAAAAAATACGCAAAGAAAATAAAAAAGCGCAAATGCTAAAAGATAATATTACAGAAAAAAAATGTAAAACTTGTAATAAAGTACAAAATGTTTCTGAATATACGCAACATCTATCTAACGCTGATGGATATTGTCCAAATTGTAAAAGTTGTTCTAGAAATATGGACAATGAACGAAGAAGATTAGATAAAGAAAATAAAGTATATTATGAATGTAATAGATGTAATTCAAAATATACAAGAAAAGATACATTAGCAAGACACTCAAAATCTTGCGTTATTTAATCATAAGATGCAATATTTTTTTAACTAAATCAAGTTAAAAAATTCATTATTTACTTTCTTGGCGATGATTTTCTTTTATTTGACTTTCTTGGTGATTTTCTTTTAATTGACTTCTTTCTTGGTGATTTTCTTTTATTTGACTTTCTTGGCGATGATTTTCTTTTTTTTCCATCTATAGGATATAATAAATTTTTTGAAATTAATCTATGAATATCATCCGGAAAAGGATGTCGTAATTTTAACGTATTTAAATATGGTAATATAGTGCTTTCCATTATTTCTATATTTTTCAACGTTCTATATTTTTCAGGTTCACCACTTGCTTCTATAATCATTTCAGTAATTTCATTATTATCTTCTGCATAATCCATAGCTGTAAAATTATCATTATCAGTTAAATTAATATTTGCACCGGCATCTAATATCAATCGCACAGCCCTTGGATCACCTGTACTTACTGCAAGCATAAGAGCTGAAACTCCGCTGTCATTTTGTATATTAACATTAATTTGTTCAGATCTCAATAATATATTAATAATATCATAACTTAATTCATCATATAGTTCTAATGCAGTCATAAGGGCAGTATCTCCATATATATTTTGAGCATTAATATTTAAATTTGTATTAAATACCAAATATGTTATAAAATCGAGTTCGTCATTTGCTCTAACCATTACCGAAGGGTCAATTCTACTATATAAATAAATCATAAGAATATTGTTGTTTGTATCATCAGTGGCATTAATATTAATACTATGGTAATTTAATATTCTTCTCATTTCATATAAATCTCCATTATTAGCTGCTTCTTCAAGTTCTTGGTACATTTTTTTATTATAGAGAAAATAAAAAAATTATTAAAAAGTAAAAATGATAAAAGATACATGTTTTGAATGGTCGTATAATGACATTTAAACAATAGATTTAATAAATTAAAATGCAATCCGGTAAATTAAAAATTCCCAATATATATGCGCGTGATGTAGCGACTATTATCGGTATTAATCCATATCAAACTGCTTATGAATTACTCGAAGATAAAATAGAACATAAACATCCATTTTTTGGTAATAAATTTACTGAACATGGTAATCGTTATGAAAGTCAAGCTATAAAATCTTTTGAAAAAAATATAGTCGAAGACATTATTAATGTTGATAGTATACAATCAAATCTTTATAATATGAAACATCCGGAAATTGACTGGCTTACAGGACGTATGGACGGTATTATGGAGATAAATCAAGAAGTATATGATGATGAACCAGATATGAAAAAAAGAAAAAGGGTAATTCGTAAAACGCAATGTGTTTTAGAAATTAAATGTCCGTTAAAAGCTGACCGAACTGAACCATTAACTAAAAACAATGTTCCATTACATTATTGGAGTCAATGCCAAGTTTATATGAATATGATTGATTGTGATTATGGATATTATATTGAATATTATATTAAACCAAATGATGATGAAAAAAACGCAAAATTGTATTACGTAAAAATAAATCGCGATAGAAATTGGTGGGATAAAATAATTCCAAAAATCAAACTTTTTCGTGAAGAAATGATAAAATATTGTAAGTTAGGAAATTTAGAAACACATCCTGTTCGTATTATGGAGAATCAATGGAAATCGGATTTTTGTAGTCAATGATAAACTTTCTGATGGCGTTTCTAAAAATTGAATTATTTTCAAAAATTAGATATGTTTCTTGTATAGAAGAATTATCATATCGTTTTATGATATCAAAAAGAATGTAATCTTTTTTAATTTGTAGTAATTTACTTTCGTTTTCAGAAATTTCTAAATTGAGATTAATCACAACATCTTTACCGATTAAAACTTTATTAAATTTATCAATGATTTCATTTTCTATATTTTTGATATAAAATGGAAAAGTAATAAAATTACTTTTGTTAATGTAAAATTTAAGATAAATCATATCATCTATTGATTTTACATTAAGGATTTCGAAATCAGTTATAGTTATGTAAGTCATTTATAAATAATTATTTATAAATGTTTAAGTAAATATTAATTTTCTTCAGGATGTTCTTCGATATCGCTAATTATTTCTTCACCATTTTCGTCAACTTGATATTCTGGTTCATCACCTTCTAATTTTAAATTTTCGTATTTTTCAGAAAAGTTCAATAATTTCTTGATAACGTTAATAAAACTATCGAAAGATTGTTGGTCAAGATTCATATTTATATCTAAAGTAGTAAAACAACATTCTTTACAGGTATAAACTTGAAGATAAAAATTACCATTAGAATCGCATGATAAAATAGAGCCATTATGACCGTTAAAAGATATATTTGAAGAACCGAAATTATTTTCTAATTTATATAAAAAATTTTTGATATCAGTTGATTCTATTGCGGAGATACCTGAATTAAAAACAATTTTCATAGCGTGGTATTTTATAACAATTTGAAAATTGCTGTGTTCAAAATATTCGTGTTCAGAAAATACTTGGTCTTGTTCAACAAAATCAAGGTCGCATTTAAAATCCATTTCAATACTCATTTTTTCTACAAATTAATTAATTTTAAAAAAAGATAATTCAATTTTTTTATAACAGTGAAATAATTTTAACAGAAGGTGATTTTTTAGATGGTGACTTTTTAGATGCTGGTGATTTTTTAGAAGGTGATTTTTTAGATGGTGAAGGTTTTTTATTAGTTGGTGATTTTTTAGAAGGTGAAGGTTTTTTAGTTGGTGATTTTTTAGAAGGTGATTTTTTAGAAGGTGATTTTTTAGAAGGTGATTTAATTCTAACTGTTTTTTTATTTTTTTCTTTCGCTTCTTTCAATTTGACTTCTAAATCTTTTAATTCTTTTTTTAATTTTTTTGCTTCATTTTCCTCCATATTTTCAATTTTATGATATTGTCTTGCAATTTCTTTAAAATATTTTTCTTGAGCTTTTTTATCTTTTTCAGGGTCTGATTTCATTTTTTTAATTAAATTGGATTTAGTAATAAAAGTATTTTTATCAAGACTAAATATATTCATTTTTTTAGTTTTTGATTTTTTCTTATTTTTAACTTTTACAGGTGAAATTTTTTTAATAGAACGTGGTCGTGGTTGAGAAAGTGGTCTTGGATGAGGAAGTGGTCGTGGTTGAGAACGTGGTCTTGGTTGAGAAAATGGTCGTGGGTGAGAACGTGGTCTTGGATGAGAAATGTGTATAGAACGTGGTGTTGGATGAGACAATTTTTGAGAACGTGATTTTTTTTGTAATTTTTGTTTTTCAATTTCTGTAAGATTAACAAATGCTTTTGTTAGATTTTTTAGTAAAGATGTTTCTTTGGATAATTTTGAACGTCTTTTTTGTCTTTTACTTTTTTTCCGTTGAGCCATTTTTATTATAAACCAATTTAAAAAAAAACTTTTTATAACGTTTTGTTATAAAAATTGAGAAAAAAAGATTTTACAAACCTTGAGATCTGGAGAAATCATCATACTTATTATATCCACAAGGTCTCATAATCATGCTCGACTTTTGGTCACCGAAACCGGCTTCGTATTGTTTTTGTTGTCCAAAATCAACGAAATCTTCCTTCACGTTAGCGCTAACGCCTTCGGGAGTTTGATAATTTCTATTGTAAGCACCGGCGGCAGTTTGCATAGAGATGTAAGTCATATATTGAGGTCTGGAAACAGAGTTTTCAACACCGACTCTGTCTTCAGCACTATTACAACCTTCTCTCTTTGTTTTAAAAGAATCTGCACAAGCAAGACGACCAGCAGTGTCTAATCCATTCCAAACGGGACAAACGAGGTTTCGTGGGTTAAGGAAACGATCGGATTGGATTCGTGAAGAATATCCGGTATCAACTTTACAAGTTCTTAAAGCACTTTCTAAATTTACTATTCCTGACATTTTATTTATTAATAACAAGAGAAAAAATAAAAAAAAAATAAAAATGTTTTTTCAATAATTTTCTATATAAAGATATTTAAAATTACTCAAAATCTGTTTTTATTTGCTCGTTATATTCTTCTAAATTGGAATCTTCGTATGTTACTGCTATATTATATTGATTACAACTTTTTTCTACTTGGTCATTTTGATTGAAATTAAATAGGTGTATTCTTTTTTTATGATTAGGATATCCGAAAGAATACATCAATACTTGTCCAACAGCATGTTTCCAATTTTTACCATCTTTAATTTCTATTATTTCACAAGATGTTAGTAAGTCTATATATCCGTTTTCAGTTTCAACATTGATTTCACCGCCTAATTCAATTTGTAATCGTAATTGAATTTCTTTTTCTTTAAGAATATTTTTATCTGGTATAATACGAGATAATTCTTTAACATAAATTTTTTTATTAATATTGTTTTGTTTCCATTCTTCAATCCATATAGAAACTTTAAATGCGAATTCACTTGAAATCCATTGTGCGATATTAGTAGCTATTATAGGATGAATCCAAGAACCACCATATTTACCTTTATTTATTTCTGCTAATTTATCTTTAGGAATTTGTGTATATTCTTCAACAAAACATAGATATGATTTAGATGATTCCAATCTATACCAATCGTTAAATTTTTTTCCACCTGCTTTACATAAAGCGGTTGCATTAATATATCCGTCTTTTTCACGTATTTTGATAATTGTGTCAAATAAAAAATTCAATTTTATTACAAATCGTTATATAAAGAAACAAAATTTAGAATAAAATGACCGAAGAAAAAACTGAAACATCATTTAATGAAATAAGTGAATTACCCACTATAAAAGACGTTTTTGATTTAATTAATACAAAATACCCAAATTGGATTGTTGATATGGTTGATAGATATTCACATGATTATCCACATCTTCAAAATAATTGGCAAACGATTGCAAACCATTCAAAAAATAAAATGCAAAAAATTGTAATCGTAGAAAATTTTATCAATGAAGAACAATTATCATTTGCTGAATTATTGACACACGCTGGTTTTATTGTAAGAACAAAAGCAGAATTGATACCTTGTTCAGTATGTCGTTCTGCAATTCCTTCGCAAACAGTATATAATAAAATGAAAGAACACATTAAACAGATTGATTTTGGATGGAATAATAAATGCAGAAATTGTTAAACTTTTTTATTATCTTTTTTATAATAAAAAATGAAAAGAAAGTCTCCAAGAAAGTCTGTGAGAAAGTCTGTGAGAAAGTCTGTAAGAAAGTCTCCAAGAAGGTCTGTGAGAAAGTCTGTGAGAAGGTCTACAAGAAAGTCTCCGAGAAGGTCTGTAAGAAGGTCTCCAAGAAGGTCTGTAAGAAAGTCTCCGAGAAGGTCTGTAAGAAGAAAGTCTATATCTTTGAAAAAAGATAGTGGATATAAATTATCGGAAATATTAAAAAATATAAAACGATATTCTAAAGATAAAAAAGAAAATATCGAAGAAGAAGAAAACATCGAGGAAGAAAATGAAATGATAAAAATGTTAAAACAAATATTAAAGAAATTAGAAAAAGAAAAGAAACCAGATAAACAAGATATAAAAATAAATAAAGATGTAATGAAATTAATAAAAGAATTAGAAAAAGAGGAGGAACTTAAATTTCAAACACCAAAAAGGTCACCAAAAGTTTTTATACCTATGGCACCAAAAAAATCACCAAAAAAATTACCGAAACAAAGTTCAAAGGTATTCCCGAATTTTCCTAAATTAAATTTTGATGAAGATAAAAATAATATGAGACGTATCTTATCCACTTTACATCCATCGATAACTAAATCTCGAAATTTACCTATGAATTCTCCAATGAATTCTCCAAATAAAAATTCTCCAAAATCTCCAATGTATAATCAAATAAATTCTTTACCATTAATATATTATGATTTTGAAAAAGAAAAGGAACCAGAAATTAAAGAAAAAGAGCCAGAAATTAAAGAAAAAGAGCCAGAAATTAAAGAAAAGGAACCAGAAATTAAAGAAAAAGAACCAGAAATTAAAGAAAAAGAACCAGAAAAGGAAATAATTAAAATAGAACCTTTTAAAAATGCTGATGATATTGAAATAGGACAAAAAAAAGCAGAATATCCACTTACTAATCCACCTTCACCTGTGTCTTCTGATAATGAAATTTATGTAGACATGAGCGATAACGAATAATTTAAAATTGAATTTTTAATTTAAAACAAAATTAAAAAATATAGAAACACATACATATGACTAAAGATATTAAACGTAAATTAACTGATATTGAAATTGAAGAATTACTTGATTTTATTAAACCATCACCACGTATTCCACCAGAAACTGCACAATCTATAATTAAGATAAATAAAAATAAATTAATAAATCAATTAAAAAATCAAGAAATCTATCCGAGTATGATTCCCGAACTTAAAAAAGAATTATCTAAAAATTATTTTGATTGCGCAATCAATGCGGGAGAATCCATCGGTATATTATGCGCCCAGTCGATAGGTGAGAAGAACACACAGTCCACACTAAACACCTTAACTTCTAAGACGAGAAAGCAGGGTAAGTTATACAAAAATATAACTAGTCTGTAATTACGCAGGCAACACATTCAAATTGCGGGAAAATCTTGTTTTCTTTAGTACTAAAATACTGTTGAAAAATAGTATTGGTAATAGGTAATTCCTATTTTAGTAAAAACCTAAAGAAAGATTAAATCAAGACAATCCGCATCCAATTTCCTAAGTCCGTTACAGATTACCGTCTCACAGGGGCGGAACTCTGTATGTCAGGATATGGAGAAGGTTCAACGACTAAATGTTTGTGGGTTTGAGGGAATTGACAATTTCCAATGATAACTTAAGATATAGTCTAGCCCAATTTGTGAAAATTGGTATCAGCGTTCATAAGGCAGGTCAAAACGAAAAATCAGTAACAGCAGGTGTTCCACGGTTTCAGGAACTTTTAAATGCTACAAAAAATCCAAGAGTTGTAAATTGCAAGATATATTTAAATGAAGGTAATAAAACGTTGAAAGAATTACGTGAAACTATTAACCACAATATTGTATGTTTGAAGATGAAAGATTTAGCAGAATCTATTGAGATAAAAATGAATAAAGAACAAGAAACATGGTATAATCCGTTTAAAATTTTATACAATAACAAATTCGAGCTACATCAACACTGTTTATCTATTAAATTGAATAAGAAAATGCTTTATAAGTACAGAATAGAGATTAAAGAGATTGCGGATGTGATAGAATCGACATATGAAGATTTACATTGTGTATTTTCATCTCAAGATATATCACAGATAGATATATTTGTTGATACGACTAAAATTAATTTTACGGAGAAACAGTTGTTATTTATAACTGAAGAGAATGCAGATGAAATTTATATAGAGGAATGTGTGCAACCGATAATTGAGAAGATGATAATTTTTGGGATAGAAGGGATAGAAAGTATATATTTTACAAAAGATGATGATATAGATGAATGGTATGTAGAGACGGATGGAACTAATTTCAAAAAGTTGCTTGGACATCCGATTATTGATATGACGCGATTGCATTCAAATAATGTATGGGATATATATGAGACATTAGGTATTGAAGCGGCTCGTGAATTTTTAGTCTCTGAATTTGAGTTTATTATGGAAGGAATTAATATATGTCATATAAAATTGTTGGTAGAAAAAATGACATTTACAGGAACCATAAATTCAATTTCTCGATATACGTTAAGAAAAGACGAGTCGGGTGTGCTTTCTAAAAGTTCATTTGAAGAATCGGTGGATGTGATGGTGAAAGCAGGTTTTTCAGGAGAAACGGAGAAGATAAAGGGAATATCGGCGAGTATTATATGTGGAAAGAGAGGAAATATAGGAACAGGGTTTATGGATCTAAAAATAGATGTAAAACAGTTAAAAAACGCAAAGCCATTGTTTAAAGATGAAAAGAATGAGGGAGTAGTATTACAAGAGAAAGGAGGAAATGCGAAGTTTAAAAGTTATCAGAATTTTGAGAAAGACGATAAATGAATTCATAATAATTGTTTCTCTCAAGAGAAGAAACTCAAAAATGTGAAAGTATAGGAATAAATTATAAAAAAAGTTTTTTGTTTTTTATAAAAAAAGAAATATTAACTTAAAGAAATGATTTTATAATAAAAAGAATGTCTCAGAATATTAATATTATTAAACTTATGGAAGATAATCCTAATACTAAATTATCTAAACCTTACCAAGGTAAATTAATTAATAAATTAAAAGATAATTTTTCAACTGAAGAACAACAATTATTTATAACAAGCTTTTATTGTTATTTAAATTATAAACCAGATGAATTTGTTATTGATTTAGATGATATTTGGAGTTGGTTAGGATTCAGTAGAAAAAATGATAGTAAAAAACTATTAGAAAAACATTTTAAATCAGAAATTGATTATAAAATAGTTTTACGGCAGGTTCCGCAAAACCTCCAAGGCGGAAGACCAAGTGAAAAAATTATGATGACTATTAAAACTTTTAAAAAAATGTGCTTGAAGGCAAATACTTCAAAAGCAAATGAAATTCATGAATATTATATAAAATTAGAAGAAACTCTTCATGAAGTAATTGATGAAGAAAGTAATGAATTAAGATTACAATTAGAAATGAAAGATGAAATAATTCAAATGAAAGATGAACAATTAGAAAAGAAAGACGAAAGAATTAAAAAGCTACAACGTGAAACTCAAGTTGTAGATGGACGTAATGTTTGTTATCTTTGCACTTCCGATGAAAAAGAGTCAGAAGGTATTTATACTATTGGTAAGTCTATTAATTTGAAAAATAGATTAGAACATTATAATGATAATAAATTATTTAATTTCAAGATCGTATATTATATTTCTTGTAAAACAATTCAAGTTATGAATGCAGTCGAAAAATTACTTTTATCTAAACTAAACAAATACAAAATTATATCAGCGAGAGATGTTTTTCAATTACCAGAAGGAAAAGATGTATCTTTTTTTATACAATCTTTTGAATATTTGAAAAAATTTTGTGATGATATTGAAGAAGATTTGGTTTTAGAAGAAAGAACAGAAGAAGAAAATGAAGAATTCAAAGAAGAAAATAAAGAAGCCAAATCAGAATATAACAAAGAATACAGAATAGAACATCATGAAGAAATTCTTGAAAGAGAGGCAGTTTTTCGTGAGTTAAATAAAGAACATTTAAGAGAAAGAACATTAGATTATCATTTCAACAATCGTGATGAACTAAATCGAAAACAAAGAGAAAAAGCTGCCGAAAAAACCGAAGAAGAAAAACAAAAGAAAAACGAATATATGAAAATTTACCGCAAAGAAAATGCTAAACAAATTGCAGAATCTAAGAAAAAATATAACGACTCAAGAAAAGAAATTATGGAAGAGCGTGTTGATTGTGTTTGTGGTTCAACTGTAACAAGACAAAATTTGAGATATCATTTAGATACGGATAGACATAAAAACTATCTTGAAACGGGTAAAACAGTGAATGAAACACGTAAAGAAGATTATGTTAATTGTATATGTGGTATGACAATATCTAAAAGAGGTGTAAAACGACATGAAGAATCAAAAATTCATAAAAGTTATGTAGAAGCTATTGAAGTTTAATTTTTTTAAATTAAATTTAAAAAAACTAAAATTTAAAGACTAAATAGTCAAATTTAAATGGAAAAACGACCAACGTGGACTGAATACTTTATTAACATTGCTGTTCTTGCTTCAAATAGAAGTAATTGTATGAGAAAAAAAGTAGGGTGTATTATTGTAAAAGATAATAGAATTTTAAGCACTGGATATAACGGTACTCCTAAAAAAATCAAAAACTGTTTAGATGGTGGTTGTGATAGATGTAAAAACATTGATAAGTATAAAAGTGGTGAAGGACTTGAATTATGTGTCTGTTTGCATGCCGAAGAAAATTCTTTATTATTTGCATCATTTCAAGAAATAAAAGGTTCGACTTTATATTGTACACATTTTCCGTGTTTAAGTTGCTCAAAGAAAATTATCCAATGTGAGATTAAAGATATAATATATTTAAATGAATATTGCGCGGAAATTGAAGATATAGCAAAGAAATTATTCGATGAAGCCGGAATAACATATAGTCAATATAAAGCTAATGTCGAACTATGATTTCAATTCAAATATCTATGTTTTCTTAATTCTCGGATTAAAAAATCTTCAATTTCATATTCTTTTACAGTATATGGAACTTCGATTAAAATAATTCCGTTATCTTTACACATTCGTTTTTTTAATTCATCTCTATATTTTTGATTATAAAATGCTTCTTTGTTTTTATGGAAATACGGTACATATTCGTAATGTTGTTTCCCGTGATATTCTATACCTAATCTTAAATCTTGATTATAACAATCTAATTCTAAATTATATCCACCGTCAGTTACAGGGTTATTCAAGAAATTTGGTCTAATTTTGTTAAATGGTCTACCAAATACTTTTTCTAAAACACGTCGACATTCAGTTTCACCTTTACTATCTCCTCCTTTACGTTTTGTTTTATTTTCTTGATAAGAAGCAGGTAATTTGTAATTATCATAAAAATATGTATTTGACCAAGTTCCTTTTTTTCCTGTAATTTTTTGATATAGCGCACCGATTAAGAAAAATAATAAAAGGCAACAAATAATAATTTCAAAGTTGTATTCATTCCAAAAATCTTTTATTTTATAAAATATTTCAAACATATTTTATAAATACTAATAAAAAAAAATTTTACTTTTTTTTATTCTTGATGAAAAATATTATCAAAATTATTATAATAAGAATCAAAATTAAAAATATAATCATATCTACAATATTCGGTAAATTATAAGTATACAAAATATCATCAATAGATTGAAACATCTTTACAATCCATATCGATTCATGTGTTACCAAAGTTGTTTCCTTTAAATCATTTTTTCGTAAGATAAGATTTGAAACTATTTTACCGCTTTCAACTGCCGATTCCATTAACCATATATTTATTGATGTTTTCGTATGTGCGCCTCCTATGTAAAAATTTTGATAATTTGTTTTTTGTTCAGGTCTATATTTTTCATTAAAAACGTTATTATTCCATTTTTTATTTTTAGATTCTAATTGTTCGTCAATATATACCCATTCATCATAAATTTCAGCAGAAATAATATTTTCTTTTATATTACCTTCATTTTTTAACAAATCTATTAAACTTTTAGAATCAAAAATTTGTTTTATAATTTCTGTAATAAATTGTTCACGTGTTAATTCGATTCCAGATTGCGGAAAAATACAAGTTCCACTCCATAAACTTTTAACATTCTCGCCTAAATTTACATTTTTAGACCAATGTTCATCTTGTGGATAAAATGTAATATTGAATGGAGAGTCGATAATAACAAATGCATTTTTATCTTTTGGGAAATTAATTTTTTTATTAAAAGCGATATAAAATCCGATTTGATTGTTTATAGTTTTTAGAGATAAATGTTGTTCGTACAAATTATCCATTTTTGAATTTTTGAATATATCAATCGATTCATAAGGATTAATACAAAGACAATATTCATCTGATTTTATAATTGTTCCATCGGATAAAACAGAAGAAACGATGTTTTTATCTTCATAATTTAATTTTACCAATTGTTTTCCAAATTCAAATTTAACACCTTTAGATTCTAAATATTCTTTCCAAGGGTCAAACCATGCTTCTGATGTAGGTTTCATCATGACTTTCCATTCGATACTTTGTTTATAATTTTGTTCGACAAAATAAACAAAATGTTCAAGACTAATAGTGTTAAAATCGAAACCAAAGCCAGGTCCGGAAATTCCATACATTAAATAATTATAAGTGTCTTTTGATACTTTATCTTTAATATATTCTAAAAAATATTGTTCGAACCAATATTCTCTTCTTTTATTACTTAATAAACATTTACTAAAAATGTAGAAAAGATATGGATAATCGTAAAATGATATTCCTAATTTTTGTTGTTTATCATTTTGAAGATATAGAAAATTTAAATTTTTCTCGGATAAATTATCAAAAACTGTCGCTCGTGGTTCGTATTCTTCAGAAGTTGATTTTAATTTACCAATTTTATATTTTTCTAAAGTTTTCATTACACGTTTGTTATTATTGTGCCAGTTAACGCTATATTTACTCCATATTTTTTCTAAATTATTACCACCTGCATTCATAATTATATTTCCTCCAGGGTGAGAAGAGATAAAAGAGGTTATATCGTAAACATTGTTTTTGTAATAAGTCCATAAACTATCTTTAGATGTATGTTTTTTGATTTCTTCTAAAGAATATTCATTTTCATAATTTTCTTTTATTGGGATTCGTTTCATAATATCAAAAGTGTTGTGATAAAATTTGCCATATCCACGCCAAGAATGTTCAGAAGGAATAAAATTATTGTTTCTTTTACTTTTTGCCATTCCGCCTAAAGAATTGTCTTTTTCATAAACAGTTACATCAAAACCTTTTTCAACTAATTCGTGAGCAACTGTCATTCCAGCAATTCCACCACCAAAAATTGAAACAGTTTTTTTCATTTCTTTATAAAATAAAATTTATTTTTTGTTAACAAATTTTTAACAACTTTGTTAAAAATTATGAATTATTTTTTTTATACAATTTCGATTTATTTCGTCGTTTACTTCGTCTTTTACTTCGTCGTTTACCGTCATATAATTTTTCATCATACACAAAAATAGATGTGTCAAATATTTTCATTATTATATCTTTAATTTTATCTATATCTTTATGATTATGATATACAGTATTATCTTGAAATTTGAAATGTATTTTTTTATTACCGGTAGAATCTACTAAATAAACATGTTTTAAAGAAGTACACTTATTAAAAGCAAATTTACCAATAATTTTAAGTTGTTCTGACATATATATTGATTCTAAAGAAGCACAATTAGAAAAAGCTGATTTACCAATATTTACAAGTTTCGGCATATTTATTGATTTCAAAGAAGTGCAGTCATAAAAAGCAGATTCACCAATAATTGTAACATCCGGTGCATCTATTGATTTTAAAGATTTACACATAAAAAAAGTCGTTTTAGCAATACTTTTAAGTTTCGGCATATTTATTGATTTCAAAGAAGTACATTCATAAAAAGCAAAATTACCAATAATTGTAACATCCGGTGCATATATTAATTCTAAAGATTTACATCCATAAAAAGCTGAATTACCAATACTTTCAAGTTTTGGTGCATATATTAATTCTAAAGATTTACATCCATCAAAAGCCGATTCGCCAATACTTTCAAGATTTGGTGTATATATTAATTTTAATAAAGTACATTCAAAAAAAGACATTTTATCAATAATCTTAAGGTTTGGTGCAACTATTAATTCTAATTTAGGAATAGGATCAAATTTAATACTTGTAAGTTTTGGCACATATATTGAATCAACGAAATCAAAATTATCAAAGTTAAAATCTGTGATTTCGTTAATTGTTTTATTATGTCTAACATCATAACTATTATCCTCAAAGACTTTGATACTATTTTTTTCGATTTCATTTTCGATTTCATTTTTTAATTGTTTTATAATATCACGTACCCACACCACTTTTAACGGTACTTTATTTGTGTTTGTGTTTGTGTTTGTGTTTCCCATTTATATATAATAAAATAAAATAAAAAAAATTTTCGTTATATTTCTTCGCGACAAACTGGACAAGATTGTTTATATTTTCCCCATTCAATCATACAGTCTTTATGAAAAATGTGAGTACAAGTTAAAATTGATATTTCACAATCGTCATCAAACTCGTTAAGACATATAGAACATTCTTTATCATCGATTTCATTTTTAATTTCTGAATATTTAAATGTTTCAAGTTCTACAATGTGGTCAGTTCTCTCCATTTGCGGTTGATTTTCAAAACTTTCATTTAAAACTTGTTCATAATTTCTGTTATTGTTCATTATAGTATTCATAAATGTTTCTGAAGAAGATATAAATAAATTAGATAAATTAATTGCTTGCATATAGTCTAAAATTGCATTTTCTAATACTTCGTTAAAAATTTCGTCATATAATTCAACAAATGACGTATCATCTCTTAATTCATTCCTTGTATTAATTAATTCAGGAATATCATCACTTTCTTCATTTTCATCCATCTTGTATAAATTTATATATATTTCTTTTTAAATTAATTCAATTTAATTTGTTTTGCTTCTTCAAATGCTATTTTATCGACTTTTTCGTTATAATAATTTCCATTATGTGCTTTTACCCATTCGAAATCAATATATTTGTCTTTACTAACATTTTCGTATTCATTCCATAAATCAATATTCGCTTTTCTACACCATTTTCCAGACGCACAATTTATAGACAATTGACTATCAGAGTATATTTTACATTCAGATTTTGGTTCTATATATTTTAAAGATTCGATAATTGCTTTTAATTCCATTCTATTATTTGTTGTTGAACTATCTGAACCACTTATAATTAATTCGTCAAAAGTATCATCGTCTAAAATTATCGCGCACCAACCGCCTGGTCCATTAGGATTTTTGATACAAGAACCATCAGTATATATTGTTTTCATCTTAATTTTTGTTAGAGAAATAGAAATCTTTTTCAATTTTAATAAATCAATAAAAAATTTATTTTAATAAAGAAAATGAAAAATAAAAAATTGGATGGAATTCGTGAAGAATCAATTGAATTGCTTTTTGATGATTTTATAAATGATATTAATTATTTCGATGATATATCATTAAAAAGAACAATACATTTTTTCACAAAAAACAAAGATACGGATAATTATCTTAGTCTAATAGCGGGTTCATTGTTTGTCGCAGATAATGATGATAATTCTGTTTTATATTTTCAGAAAAAAACTACAATCGGATTTATGCTTGTTTCAGGATACTATAATGTCTTTATGAAATTTTTAAATAATATTGGTATTTTTAAAAAAACAATCGTAGATGACATTGTAGATGATGAAATACCAAATAAATGGTCATCGAAATTAGTTTTACCATCATCTGTACTTTATAATGATATTTCTTATGATGTTGGTAAATTTGTAGATGAAAACATTACTATACCCGATATTACGCGTATATACAAAGAATATTTTTGTCTCAATTATAGAACAATGAAAACAAAAGATATAACGGGGATAAAATGTGAAGAAAAAAAAACAATTGTAGAAAAACAAATATATGAAGAATTAATTATCAAATTAACATATTTTATATATTATTTAATCCAAATCAAAAACAAAAATGCTATAAAAATTATTATAAATCATTATATTTTAAATGTTTTTAAATCTGATCGTGCTGAATATTATAATATTTCAATGGTTCTTGGTCATAAAAATTATTCAAATAAAGACTTTTCATTGTATAACAGTTTTACAAATATTGATGTTAACAATAGTTTCAGAGTCTTGAAATATTTATATCAATATATTTACAACAAAAAACAATTTTCGACCTGTGGTGAAACGACTTTGTTAAATATTTTAAATTATTGTCTGATAAATAGTGATGGCACATTTAATACCGATAAAATATTAAATGATGATATTATTAGATTTTACGAAGGAAAAACAATGAGTCAAATTTCAGAAAAAGGAGGAAGAACAATCATGACAGAATGGCTTGATATTGTTTCTAATCTTAAATTATCAGATATATATAATTACGCGGGTGATATTCACAATAATGTAAAAAACGTAGCGTGTGTTTTAAATAATTTAATTTATAATAGAGAATCATGTGAAATAGAAAACCCGCAACAGTTTATAATTGATACAATAAAATATATTTCTAATAAACCTATTGATATCAAAATAGAGAATTCAACTGAAAATTCTATTTCAATGATTGTTAATAATATGTATTCTTTATTTTTTAGACCAGGTCATGGTGAAATGAATATTAATATAAAAAAATCGTCTAGAACAAAAATAAAAACTGTAGAATTACATGATATTAATTCAGATGAGTTTGATATTGTCTACAGTTTTTATAAAAAAATATTAACAAGTTATTCTGATTACGGTGATAAAATGGATTATGACGAAGCTGTATCTGATATAGTAATAACATATTTCATTACTCATACAGATAAAAAAATAGTTCAATTATTATTATCAACCGTAAAAAAATTAATTATCAATTTTCATACTATTGAATTTTTTGGCAGTAAAGAAATAGTTGTTAATTTTTTCGATAAAATTCAAAATGTTACAGCGATAGACTTTTCTGTTAATGAAGCCGATTCTGAAATAATTAATGTTATGTTTGAAAATATTCCTAAATATTTAAGAGAATTTGATATTTATACTGATGAATTATCTAATGCTTTTGATTTAACACCACTTTCTGAATTAAAAAATTTAGAAGCAATTAATTTGCACAACATAATATCGACACATATAAATGCACCAAATTTAAAATCATTTACATATAGAGGTGATATTCATCATACCGATGAAAATATTAGTTTTATTACTAATTATAAAAAATTAGAATATGTAGAATTAAATGTTCCACAAACATTTGATATGAACAATTTATCTAAATTAGTAAATTTGAAATCTATTAGATTATTTTGTCAAAGAAAAGAAGGCTTCTTTGATTTTGAAATATTTAAAAATTTATTTAATCTTGAAGATTTATCTGTAATAGATTCAAACGATAATTCAGAAATGAAAAATACTGGTGTATTAAAAAACACAAATTTAAAATCAATATATTTAGACGGTTTTGATATAACATCATATGATTTGGATATTATGTTCAATTTAAATCATATCGAAAAAATACGATTTGGTGAAGTTAATATAAAACAAGATAATATACTTGTGATAAAAAATAAAAATATAAATAAAAATTTACTTGATATATTGGATAAATACACAGTAAATTATAAATTAAATAGCGATGAAAGAAAATCATCATCTTCCAGAAAGTCATCTTCCAGAAAATTATCATCAAGAAAATCATCTTCAAGAAAGTCATCTTCCAGAAAATCATCATCAAGAAAATTATCTTCCAGAAAATCATCATCAAGAAAATTATCTTCCAGAAAGTCATCACGTTAATTTGCTCTTAATTGAATTTATAAAATCCTCCGATGATTAAATATTTATCACTTGATAAAGGATAATTTTGTTTGTAGGAATATGTCCATGTTGATGGAAATATCAATAATTTTCCGGCTTCTGGTTTTACTATTAAATCTTTATTTCCAAATTCAAGCTCACCTCCATTATTAACATCGTTCAGAAACCAAATATAAGTTAATATCCTTACACAATCTTTTGTCTCATTATAAGAGTCATCATGAAAATTACAAAACCCTTTATTTTTAATGTATTTTTGTAATAAAAATCCATTATCTTTTATTTCACCATCTTGAGAAAATACATTAACTTTCTCTCCAATATTTGATTTATATTCTTTAAAACTTTTAGATAATTCTTCAAATAAAATTGTATCATATATTTCAAATCGTTTATCTTTTTCTAAACGAAATTCAGTAGTTTGTAGACCCATATATTTATTAGGTGTTTGTTCAAACGTAGAAACTAAATTCTTGCATAACAATTTGTTAATTGAATTATTTTTCGTGTATATAAACTCCATCTTTTTATTTTAGATTTTATTTTTTTTATTAAATAAAGAGTTATGAAAAAAAGAAATAAAAAATTTGATGGAACACGTCCGCCAATTAAGTTGTTTTTTGATGATTTTATTGACGATATTAATTATTTTGATGATGCTTCTTTAAAAAAAACAATACATTTCTTTGTGAAAAATAATACTTTGATAGATAATAAATTAGCTTTATTAACAGATTCGTTATTTACTTTTGATATGACTGATAATTCTATGATATATTTCAAAAAGAAAACCATAATTGGTTTTATGATTATCAGTGGTAATTATAATAATTTCATAAATTTATTAGACAATATCAGAATCATTAATGATTCATCTCCAGTGAATAAATGGACGAAAAACAAAACAATAAATCCTGAAGTTTATGAATATTTAACTAAAAATTTTTTTATTTCTGACGATACATTTAGTCTTTATAAAGAATATTTTTGTCTTGATTATCAAATAATACGAACAAAAGATATTACAGGAATAAAATGTGATAAGAATATTGTATCAGACAAAGAAAAAATAAAAATATATGAAGAATTGATAATAAAAATATCGTATTTCTTGTATTATTATAATCAAATTGTAAATAAAAATGCGATGAAAATTATTATAAATCATTACATTTTAAAATTTTTGAAATCTGATCGGGCTGAATATTATAATATTTCATTGGTTCTTGATTCTCGAAGAGAATATTCAGAAAATGAAATTGAATTGTTTAATATTTTTAACGATATTAATATTGGTAGTGTTTTTAAAGTTCTGAAAATGCAACATAATTTTAAATATAAAGATAAAGTTTTTTCGACTTGCGGAGAAACTACATTACTAAATATATTAAATTATTGTCTTAAGAATCCTGATGGAACATTTAATACCGATAAAATATTAAATGAAAATGTTAAAAATTTTTATAAAAAAAGAAAAATGTTTGATATAGGAACCACAGAATCAATGGAAAATTGGCTCGATATAGTTTCTAATTTGAATTTAAGTCAAAATATATATAATTTTAAAAGTGGTGATATTCATAATGATGTGAAAAATATAGCGTGTGTGTTAAATAAAATAGTTTATGATAATGATGATTGTAATGATATAACAGAACCACATAAATTTATCACAGATATTATAAAATATATTTCTAATGAACCTATTGAAATAGATGTAGAAAAATCAACTGAAAATTCAATTTCGATGATTATTGATAACATATATTATTTATTTTTCAAACCGGGGCATGGTGAAATGAATTTGAGAGTAAAATCAGAAACTAAAACTAGTCCTAAAACAATTAATTTTAATGATGATGTTAAAATTGGAACTGAACCTGATTATAAACATTTTTTTGGTTATGAAGATGATTTTGATATTATATATTCAATACATAAAAATATGTTATCTCGAGTTGATAATTATAATGATGATCATGATGATGAAAAAGAAGATTATGTTATTTATTTGGATAATGACGACGAAGCTTTATCTGATGTATTAGTATGTTATTTCAATAATACAAAACATAAAGTTGTTCATTTATTGATGCGTGAAATTCATACTATTTTTTTTACAGATAATATAAAATATTTTGGCGAAAATGAAAAACATATTATTAATTTTTTAAAAAATCTTCAAAATGTGAACTGTCTTAAAATTAAATTCCGTAATAATGACGATGATTCTTCATTTTATGATAATGTTAATTTTGTTATAAAAAATATTCCGAAATATTTGAATAATTTAGAAGAATTAGATATTGAAAATAGAAATGGAGAACATGCTATCGAAATATCTCCTATAACAAAATTAAAAAATTTAAAAATACTTAAACTTCAATATGTAACGTTACGACATTTAGAATTACCTAAATTAATAGATTTTACATATGATGGTAATTCTAAATTAACTGATACTTTTTTTTCTGGTATAAATAATATCGAAAAATTATCAATAAATAATAGAAAAAATAAATATATTGATTGTCAAATATTTGAAAGTTTAAATAATATTAAGAGAATACAGATAGATAATTATGGGAGATATAATTATAAATTCATAAATGTAGAGAAACTACCTAAAAGTTTAGAATTTATGTTTATACCAGGATGTGATTTAACAAATTCATTAGAGACGATTATTAATTTACCTAATTTACAAGATTTTTATACATGGGAACCTGTTTTCAAAAAAAGTTATGTTTTAATAAAAAACAAAAATATAAACCCGAAAATACTTAATACATTATCGTCTTGGCATAAAATACCATATCATTTTCAACAGATTGTTTTGATTGTTTATGGTATGCAAAAAGTGTTATTTAGTATTACTGAAATTACAAATATGGGTCAAATATTTAAAATATTTTCTGAAGAATACGGAGATGGAGATAACTATGTATTTTATTTAAATGACACACAAGTTAATGAAAACGATACAATAATAGACCTTGGTTTTGAACCAATGGGAACAGATGAAATAAAAATTCAAGCTTATAAAAAGTCGCCGACAAAAATATCGTCATCAAGAAAATCGTCATCAAGAAAGTCGTCATCAAGAAAGTCACCGTCAACAAGAAAGTCTCCGTCAAGAAAGTCTTCGTCAAGAAAGTCGACGTCATCAAGAAAGTCTTCGTCATCAAGAAAATCACCAAAAATATAAGAAAAATTTATTTTTTCATATAAAATAAAGTATATGAAAAAAAGTGTAATAAAAAATAAAACTTTAAGTAAATTACAGAATTGTATTCAAACCATATTTGGTTTAACAATTGAAAAAGCAAAAGATTTCACGCGATATTTAGATTTATTTTTAGTTAATCAAAACAAAAAATCGGATATTATCGATACGATTTTGATAGATGAAATATATCAAATATTAAATTCGGTTAAAATGTTAAAGGATGATAATAAAATAAATTTTGTAAAGAGTAAAAAAATTACGTATGGTAAAAATAATACTTTTAAATATGTAAAAAAATTAACATCGGGGTCTTATGGTGATATCAGTATGTGTGTTTATAATGACAGACAGTCAATATTAAAAAATATAAAATTTACACAAACTGAATTGAAAGACAAAGATGTCGTGTATTTCTTGAATAACGAGTTTCTTAAAGAAAATATTATTCATTTGATTTTATATTGTCTCTATGAATCCATGTTAGTATGTACTAAAAATACAATTCCACGTTGTATTCCAGAAATATATAATGTTGTAAATGCGGTAAGTGATAATGGTTTTGAAACAATAATTTTAATTATGGAAAAATTAGATATTGATTTATGTTATTTTTTTGATAGAAAACATAATTTTGAAGAAGAGATTTCAATAGTTGCGTTAGTAGCATATAATGTTTATAATTTACAAAAATGTATGAAAAATTTTATGCACCGTGATTTTCATTCTAAAAATATAATGTTAAAGAAATTAAATGATGTACAACTGACGACGATTATAACAGAAGATGTTGAATTTGGTGTTTATAATAAGTATCAAACTTATATTATTGATTTTGGAATGTGTTTTGCAAATTTTAATAGCCCTAAATGTAAAAATATTAATATGGCTAAATCTAAAATGTATGTAGAAGGTTCATATCAAGATAATGAAACATATAACAAAGGACAAGATATGAGATTATTTTTAGCCAGTTTATATCATTGGCATAATAAGAAAATTAGTGAAGAATTAAAAGATTTCTTGAAAGAATTGTTTGACCCATATGAGAAATATAACAATTATAAAAATTTTCAAAGAAAAGGAACACCAACATTTTTCTTTTATGATGAAGTTTTAAAAATCAAAGATAAAAATTTTTATCCGGAAAATATTTTGAAGAAAATAAAAAAAGTTTTTCAAAAATAAAATTAATTTTATAAAAAATAATTTCTGCCATTTTCTTTTTTTCCGGAAAAGTTTTTGTCGGAAAATGTTTTTTGGCGTTTTATAGGAATGGGGGAAAAATCGTCCACACACACACAATTTTTTGATAAAATATTTAGATAGATTGGATTTGAGTTTTCAAAAAATTTTGGTTATATAGATAGATTATAAATCAGTCTAATAAATATTTGATGATTAGTAAAAAATACTAATGATTAGTAAAAATTATTAATCATTAGTAATCAAAACAAATCAATTTAAAAGAATATTTCTAATAATAAAAATGAATTTAGAATGCGAGTTTTGTAACAAAAGTTATAGTAATATAAGTAATCTTCGATATCATAAAAAAACAAATAAAAAATGCCAACTAATTCAGAATAAAGAAAATAAAGATGAAATTGAATCATCTTTTGTGAATTGTGAATTTTGTAATAAATTATTTACAGTACAAATATTAAAAACTCATTATAAAAATTGTAAGAAAAAATCTGATTTTGAAATTAATGAATTAAGAAAATTATTAATTGAAAAAGATGAAGAAAATAATAAATTACATTTGCGTATAACGGAATTGGAAACGCAAAATAAAATATATTTACAAGACCGTGAACTTGTTCAAAAATTGGCTATGCAACCTAAAAATACAACTACTACTAATAATGATAACAGAATTAATAATAATTTCTTTGATGACCCTGAAAGAATAAAACGAATGATTAATGAAAAATTGAATGAAGATTATGTTTGTGATGGACAAAAAGGTGTAGCCCAGTTTGCGTATGATACATTATTGAAAGATGAAGATGGTAATAAAAATTATATTTGTTCTGACCCAAGTCGTCATATTTTTAAATTTAAAAACAGCGATGGAAATATAGAAAAAGATGTTAAAGCAATTAAATTAACAAATATGTTAATTGATGCTGGTATATCAAGTAAATCATATGCAGTTGCGCAAACATTATGGACTAAAGAAAATGGCGATATGGATCCTAATAAATTTGAACAATATGGACCGTCTCAATTGGAAATAACAGAACTAAATATGGATAATTCTATTTTTAGAAATAAATTGGCGGTTTTAACATCTTTATAATTTTTTATAAAAATATTTTAAATAATAAATGGTATTTTTCGAAATTTTAATTATAGTTTTTTGTATTATAGTTTTTTGTATTATAGTTTTTTGTATTAGTATCATTTGTAACAATATAAAATATGATGATACAAAATTTGTTTCTTGTAATTACGTTGGCGGTCTTGGTAATCAACTTTTTGGAATTTATACAGCTATTTCTTATGGTATAGATAATAATAAAATTCCAATTTTTAAACATAAAAATACAACTGGAAATAGACCTACTTATTGGAACTCTATATTCAAAAATTTAAATATACGAGATACAGATTTAATTAAATGGGAAAATGTGAATGAAAATTCACTTGGGACATATGAGATTAATGATAAAATAAAAGATAAAAATATTATGTTTAACGGTTATTTACAGTCAAAAAATAATTTTATAAAAAATCTTCAAAAAATAAATATTATTCTTGGTATTGAGGAATTAAAATTACAAATAAAAAATAAATACATTAATTTATTTGATAATGCTGAAATAATAGCAGTTCATTTTAGACTTGGTGATTATAAAAATCTTCAGGAGGTTCATAACCTTCTATCGGACGATTACTATATAAATTCTTTAGAGGATATTGGAATTAAAAATAAAAAGATTCTTGTATTCTGCGAAAAAGAAGACATTAATACCGTTGAAAATAGAATGAAAAATATATTAAAAGATAATACAAAAGAGTTTACTATAGTTTCTAATAATGAAATTGATGATATGTTTTTAATAAGTTTATGTAATTATATTATTACTGCAAATAGTACTTTTAGTTTTTGGGGTTCAGTTTTCTCAAACCATAAAAATATTTATTTACCTGTTTACAATTGGTTTGATAATACAGAAGATAGATTACTTCTTGAAGGTTGGAAATTAATAAAATAAAAAAATAGAATTTGGAAATATACTCCTGTATATAACGACACAATTTTTTATAACTTCTTTTGTTATAAAAAAACTTTTACATATCCGGAAAAACTTTTTTGAAATCAATCATTTTCCCTCCGATATTTGTATAAACTGATTTTCGCGTTCTAAAATGTTTCTCTAAAATCGGATTATCATCTACAAAATCAAATACTATTGGTTTTATATCTGGTCTTCTTAAAACTCGTCCTAATATCTGTACAAAATAACTTTCAAGATCGCTCGCAAGAATTAAACAATCCATCTTTGGATGGTCGAAACCTGTTCCTGTTTTTGTTACCGTTGCTACAAGAATTCGCGATTCTTTATCAAATTCTTGTTTTTTACCTATCAGATTTGTTACACTTTCACCTTCTTCTAATAATCGATTGTATATATATTCTCCTTGTTCTATACGTTTAGACATTATCAATATATTTCTGTCTCTAAAATGTTTTGCGATTCTAATAATCAATTCATTACGGTCTTCATCATTTGCTTGTGAATTAATTAACACATTCCAATTCACTTTACCGGTTTCTGTTAATTCAACTTTAGGAGAAAATCCCGTTTCAACTTTATAAACCGTATGTTCTCTTTTTAGTAAGCGAATAATTTTAAATTCTCCGAAATAAAAATGTATTAATGGGTCTAATCCATCTGTTCTATAAGGTGTAGCACTTAATCCAATTAGATATCGTGGTGATATATAAAATAATGAATTTGATAACGATTCTGCCATAATTTGATGCAATTCATCGACGATAACTAAACCTATTTTATCAAAAAATCCACGAGGTTTTTTCGCTACATTTGTAGCATTTATAATAAAAAAATCAGCTTCTTCGTTAAATTTTGCTTTAGGAATTAATTTACATATCGTAGCAGAAGGACAAAATTTCTTTAACGAATCTTCCCATTGATTAATTAAAACTACTTTATTTACGATAACCAAAGTTTTTAATTTTATAGAACATGCTAAATTAATAGAAGTAATTGTTTTTCCACCGCCAGTATAAAGACTAATAATAACGGAACCTGCGACATTCATTTGTTTTATAGCTTCTTGTTTTATCTTTTCTTGTTCTTCACGTAAAGAACCTTCGAATTTAATTTTCATCACCGGAAATTCAGTTCTTTCACGACGTTTCATTGATAATTCCGTAGATGCATAAGCAAAAGGTAAATGAATATTATCACCATCGATAAGATATGGATATATAATTTTTTTTGAAGCAAATAAATTATATTTATTATTCTCAATTTCTATTTTTAGTTCATCGTTAATTTTATCACGTTGTTCATTAGACAACGAATTTATAGCATATTTAATTGACATAAAATCTGATTATTTTATTTATATTTTTAAATAAAATTCAATTTAAAATTTTTATAACTGAAATCGATATAAATATGACAAGAAGTGATTTCAAAATGATGTCGGCAGTTTTTACATCGAAAAAGATATATAAGTAATCGAAATATTTATATTCTTCATATTCGCATAAATCATTTTCTATTGATGTAACATCGCAAATATTATTGTTAAAATACCAATATAAATGTATGGAAATTAAAGATAAAATATACGAAATTAGTATTATTTTATTATTGAATATCCAGCCAAAATACATAAATATGTAAACAAAACGATGAATAAGTAATATTGAAATAAGTTTTGCATCAACATTTTTACATAATCTTAATCTTGTAAATGCATCAATTATTATTGAAATTAAAAATATAGATAAAAATATTAATAACATTTAATATGGTCTTTTATTTAATATATCTTTAATTTCTTCTGTTATTTTTTCTTTCATTTTTTTAATATTTATTGCTATTTCACTATCTTTATCATCTAAAGCATTATAACTAGTCTCTAATAAATTAATAATATTTTGTTTTTTATTAATTTCAACTGTAAATTCATCAATACCATGTTCATCAGTTTTTTGTTTTTTACTGATATTAAGTTTTTCTAAAGATGATATAATATCATCAAAATTATTATCTTTATCACTTATTTTAATATTTGCTAATATTTTGTTAATATCAGTATCATCATCTTCTCTTTCTCTTTTTCCACTGTCTAAATGTCGTTTACTTTGTCGTTTACTTTGTCGTTTACTTTGTCGTTTACTTTGTCGTTTACTTTGTCGTTTACTTTGTCGTTTACTTTGTCGTTTACTTTGTCGTTTACTTTGTCGTTTACTTCTTAAAAGAATATTATTCATTTATTAAATAAAATAAAAAAATTAAATCATTGTAAAATCTGCCAATGTGATATTTTCTCCAGAAATGTTTAATTTTACACATTTAGTATCAAACAGTATTGGAGCAATTTTATAATCACAAACAGGATTTGGTAAGATATCAGGTTTTAATAGAAAAGATTGCATACAACACAACTTATTTCCACATATATGTAATAAAAACTGACTATCTTTTTTGTATAAAATTGTATACAATCCTACAGATTTTGCAATATAATCAATATCTGTAATCAATTCTTCGTCGTCTTCTATAATTTCATAATATCCACCGCTATTACCGTTAAAATGAAAATATTGTCCTTTTGCATCTAATATACCGCTTAATATTCGATATCTGAAATTGAGTTTATTATATTTGTAAATATCGGGAATTATGCGAATATTAAAAAGACCGTAAAAATGAAAATAATCAATGATTCGCGGATCATTGATTTTCAAAAAACCATTTTCGATAATATATTTAATGTTTGTATATTCTATCATTGAGATTACATAATTATATATTTCTTCATGTGTATCTTTCACATTAAATACAATTTGCTCATTATTATAATTATTATTTGCGATACATAATCCAATAAAATAAGGGTCAATTTTTATTGATTTCAAAGGAAAATCAATATTTGTTTTTATGAGTTCTTTGTTATTTATTTTATTTTGATGACCGATAATGAAATCCGAACCATATCGTGGTATGATTTTATACAATTTATCATTAATTATTTCGATATTATTTATTTTTATATCAGGGCTTAATATATCAGAAATTTTTAAATGTTGTGATAAACGCGTTGTGCCATCTTTTAATAAAACAGGAACATTAAATCCTAAATATTTTATTGACATTTTATTATGATTTAAGATTTTTTTCTTTCAAAATTATATTGTAAATATACCATCCAGCGGTCAAAAATTTGACTAAATCTTTTTCTTCTAATGTAGTATTATGATTATCATCAACTTCAGTTTTTAATAAATGTCTCATATAATATTCACCGGCGATTTGTAAACTTTGTTCGTCAATTTCATTTTTTTCAATCAAATCTGCCGTATTTCTTAAGAAATCTATAATTTTATCATTATTTTCTGTCATTTTTTTTAAAAGTTTTTTTCTTTAAATTTTGAAAAAAATATTATATATATATAAAATGTTTTCAGAAATTCAAGATACTATTATGGAAAAAAAGATTAATTTGTTTCATGTAGTAGTAGGAATAATTTTTGCATTAATACCTTTGTTTATAGCAAATAGAACAATTACAAATGCACAACTTGTAGACGGACTACAGATATTAGGTTATGGAATTATTGCTGTTCATCTTTTTATTATTCTTACATATCATTTTAATAAAGTAAAAGAAATGGCTGACGAAATGGCTGACGATGATACTACAAATCCTCCTTCTACTACAGGTGCACCAGTTATGGAAGAATATAAAGAAAAAGATTGTTGTGGTAATTATTACCCATGTTTGGGATCTTGGAAATGTTGCGATAATAGTAGAAAACTTATAGGTTTGTGTGGTTTCTAATTTTTTTCCGGTATCCATATTTACCTTCCCATTCGGTCAACGAACCATATTTTGAGTTTGAGAAAGTGGATAATAAAATATCCAAATGTTTATCATTAGATTTTTTAGTATCAGAATTACTAAAAAAATTATCCATAGAAGAAAAATACATTTGTGTTGGTAATTTATAAAGATAAGAAACAGGTATTCCAATATTGAATTCATTGTAGATGAAATTTGTCAATTCATATTCTTTATTTTCTAAAGACCATTTCATCAATATTTTACATAATAAATTGTAATCCATTTTTACTTTTTTTAATTAAAATTTTTATTTTATAATTAAATTATAAAATATGGATATAAACAAAAATACGATAATTTTATTATTATTCGGTATAATTGTATTTTTAACAATATATTACAATATTTATCGATATATTAAAATTCATTTCGATGACGAATCTGAATATATTAAAAACTATAGAAAATTGAAAAAATGTAAAGATTGTAGAATTGTA